GAAAGGATAGTATTAACTATTAATAATGTTTATTTAATTTAATTCAAAAACAAAATGTCTACTTTTGTAGACACATAAAAATTACACATATGAAAAAGAGTGAGTTTGTAAAGGAATTGGAGAAGATCATCGATATGGTTAAGATCGAAGATGATGGTTTCGAGTATGGTGGTAAAGTTATCTTCTATAAAGAAAATGATGATAACTATGAAATATTGGTAAAGAACATCGAGATGGATCTGACGGTAGAGGCCCATACTATGGCTAGTATGGATGATAGGACTTTAGCCTGCCTTATGAGTGAGGTCTATAAACAAAAGTTTACAAAGGCTATAACGATGTCGGAGGATGAGGATGATGAAGACAATTGATAAGATGACCGATCAGGAGATATATGATCTTACTGATGAGCAGGTAGAGAAATTGGTCGTAACAAGATGTATGGAGGAAGGTGTCAGGTTTATGAATGAGCCTCCAATCATGAGGACATATGACTGTAAGCCTATTTCTCCATCCCATTTCTTCTACTATTTAGAAGGATTGAATATAGCCGTTCTTGATCAGGATGATGCTATTAAAATAGCTAAGTTCTTAAGTGACTTTGATTTATATAGGACTAGATATGATTTCACCGTATCCAATGAAAAGCTATACAGCAAATTGGATATAATTAATATCAAACATATTCCGATGTTTGATACGAAAGAGGAGGAGACCTATAAGTCTATCAAGGATAAGAATGATAAGATCGAGAAGGAGTATAAAGATCAGGTAGATAAATACAAGGAGAATACAAAAAAGATGAGTGAAATCCATGCCGAGATCTGGTCGAAGGTAATCGATGTAAGAAATAAGATTGATCATATGAATCATCTTAGATTCCTTTTTGTAAAGGAATATCTTCCGTTGGTGGATCATGATACGAATACGGCTATGACGTTTTTTAAGAAAGCTTATGACGTGGATGATGATACGGAAAGATATATTCGTGAAGGGATAAAGGATTACCCATTGTTTAACAACAATATAGATTAATAAGATGCACAATTGGTTTAAATGTACGGTTTCTTATGAGACCGATGCCGAGAACGGCATGAAGAAGAAGGTAAAGGAAGAGTATTTAGTGGATGCCCTTTCTTATACAGAGTGTGAGGCTAGAATCATAGAGGAGATGAGACCGTTTATCTCCGGTGAGTTTAGCGTTGATATCAAACGATTCCGGATAGCGGAATTATTTGCCATGGATGGAGACCGGTTCTATAAGGTCACGGCTGATTATATTACGATAGACGAGAAATCGGGCAATGAGAAACGCAAGGCGTTTAACTACATCGTTCGGGCCAATGACCTTGATCATGCCAAAAAGAATTTCGAGGAAGGCATGAAAGGAACCATATCAGATTTCGTTGTCACTTGTATCAAGGAAGAGAAGAAACTGATGGACTTCTACGAGTTTGATGGTAAGATCAGGAATCCGGAGAAACATGAGAATAGTAAGCAATAAAGCTAGCTATGAGACCACATCATCCATAGCCGAGAAGTTGATGGAGATAAGTAAGATGGAGGGTACGATTTATCGTATCCTCACATTATCTAATAAGACTTATCTGGCTTCTAAGTTAGGGTATAGTAGGTCCGGGTTCTATAAAAAAATACAGAACAGGAATTTTAATATCCGGGAGCTGGCTCAGATATTCGATACGATCATCAACTTCAAGGATCAAGATTGGACGGAGGGTAAGATCGATAGGCTTAAGAGGTATAGGGCTATGAGCCTTATGGAGTTCAATAAAAGTTATAAAAAGAAAAATGCATGAGAGGTAGGATGTTGCCGTGTGAGAGATGTGGGAGGATGGTAACTATAAGGAGTAAGGGGCTGTGTCCCGCATGCAGAGCCAAGGAACTACCGCCAAAGGAAAGGACGGCGATACGGGTGAAGGCCAAGCCGAAGGGGAAGAGCCTAGCCGTTTTCTTTGGCGCCCATGTGGCTAGGTTGAGTATGACAAGGAGATCTGCTACCGGCGCATACATACCATGCCCGGGGGTAAGCAACATATGCCACTTATACCCTAAACGGAAATATAAATCAGTTGCTGAGGATAATGATAACATTATCTACTTGACGGCTGATGAGCATACAAGATTCGATTATCTATTAGATACGATGGATTTCGGCCGGCTCTTGGACGAGTTTGGCAACGTTTGGCTGTTGGCAGCCAGAAGGATGAGGGATCTCGCACCTAAAGTCGAGGAGGATGGTAAATTAAAAACCAGATTATTATTATGGATAGAAGAAAACAAAAATTACTTTTAGCTCTTGGATACGAGGCTATAAGTGATACGATATATAAGAAAGGAATGGATATGGAAGTCATAAGCGATCAAGAATCGTTTGATGATATGAGAGTTCGTTTATCCAAAAAACATCATGTGGTTATCACGGATGATGGTGTTGTAATAGAGTTTGTTCATAATAAGTCAATGGACGAGAATGCGCCATCATATTATTGGCGATCATCATTACCAATATTAAGATCATATCATACAGATCCTAAATTTACCGCTTTCTTTGGCATATTAGATGTTTTGTCAACGATCCCAAAGAAAGATATGGATGAGGAGGAAAAGTCTGTTGAAGAGCCTAAAAAAGAGCCTAAAGAGGAAATGGAAGTTGAGTATGATCTGGAGACCGAACAGCAGTATTATGCCGCTGAATGGATAAAGGATATCCCGACGCCGGTGTTATATAGAATGACTGTTGCCGGCAAGCGCGTGTATTATGAGATGGATGTTGATGGGTATCCTATCATATACGATGGAGCCACTAACAATATCGCCAATGGGTATTGTGATACGTCCGGAGCCTTGGAGAAATGGAAGAATGAGATGAGACTCAAGGGCAAGGACCCTGATGAGTACGCTAACTATAGGGCTGACTTAGGTACTATCATGCATTATCTATTTGGGTTGTATCTGACCGGGGTTAACATAAAGCTGATCCCGACATGGATCAGGAAGGTGGTCAAGGAAGCCAAGCTAAGAATAGACAAGTATAGGATGGAGCGGATATTAGTGGATAACATTGATGAGCTAATAGAGGATCTAATATCATTTGCCATATTTTGCAAGGAAAGACATGTAAAACCTGTATTGATCGAGAAGATGTTGAGGTCAAGCAGGTTAAAGGTAGCTTCTTCGGTGGACGCCGTGGTGGAGATGGACAGCGAGCCGGAGACAGTGGAGATAGAGGTCGAGACAGGAGAGTTCTATAAGACGGGAGCCAAGAAAGGTCAGCCTAAGACGGAGAAAAAGAAGATAAAAAGATGCAGGAGGATATTCGCTATATTGGACTTCAAATCAAACAGGAAAGGCAATTTCTATGACGAGTACGCTTTCCAGCTTGAGCTATATAGAAGAATGATACTGGAGAACTACGGAAAGATATTGGAGATAGAGGAGATATATAACTTCGCTCCGGGTGATCCTACCGCTAAGACAAGTCAATATAAGTTGAAGAGACAAACCGATAATCCTATACTTAATATGGCTACGGTTGTATATCTTCAAGGTAAGTATAAGTTTGAGAAAACCAATTATACGGTTACGTCAAGGATCGGATCTTTAGATATAGAGGGTGATTTTGAGTTGAATGGTTTGATAAGAAAAGAGTCGCTGAGAGATTATATATATAGAGTGATGAGTGAGAGGAGAGGATAATGGAATTCAGGGAGTTTGACAAGAGCGTACATCGGTATGAGTTGGATCATAGCAAGCCAAGGAGGAAGATGACGTGCCCGCAATGCGGCAGGGATAGATGCTTTACGCCGTACGTGGACGTAACCACCGGACAGATAGTAGGGGAGCAGTTTGGGGTATGTGATCACAAAAATAAATGTGGTTATTTTAAATATCCAACAGGCAATGAGCTTGGGAGCAATGATCTTTTTACCGATTCTAACAAAGTGCTAAGAAGATACAGGCCTCCTGTGAACCCAGATATAGCCAACTGTATCCCAGTAAACAAGATGTTTGAGACCCTTAATCCTTTCGAGACATCCGATCTTCAAGATTATCTATCCAATATCTTCGGATCGTATCATACCAATAGGGCATTTAGCTTGTATAAGGTGGGGATGATGAGATTCGGGGACTGGGGTAAGTGCTGTGTGTTCTGGCAACTGGATAAGAATTGGATGGTGCGGACCGGGAAGATAATGGACTACGGGCCTGACGGGAAGAGGGTAAAGGTTCCCATGGATCATGTATGTTGGGTGCATATACTGGACGGTCAGGATTACCTGCTTAGGCAATGCCTGTTCGGGGAGTTCCTTATCAACTTCTATCCCAATGACGCTCCGGTGTATATAGTAGAGTCAGAGAAGACGGCTGTTATCTGCAACATCGTGTACCCTAGTAGGTTGTTCATGGCCTGTGGCGGTATCCATATGTTGAAGAGGGAGATGGTAGAGACATTGGGTAGGAGGCGGATAGTCCTGTACCCGGATAAGGGCGACGCTTTCAACGAATGGAGAAAGAAGGTAGACAAGGATATGAGGGGGATGAATATAGAGATAAGTGATTTTCTAGAATCAAAACCCAATATAGATGAGGGGATGGATATAGCGGATTATTTTATAATTAAACAAATTTACAATAATGGCAAAGGTAGTTGATAATTACAAGGGATTCAAGGTGCTTGAAATAACAAGACAGGAGATGATGGATAAGCTTACCAGATATGGGTGCTTAGGTATTTGCGATATGTGTAACAGACCTATATCCGTAGGTTATTACGTGGCGGTGATCAATCAATGGATGTGCAAGGACTGTTACAATGATTTCATCAAGTCAATTGACAGGTATGAGGAGGACATGAAAATAGAAAACAAGAATTTTAATAGATTCTGCAATCTATTTAATGTTAAGATGGAGGAGACGGTATGAAAGAATTGTCTTTAGCCCAGAAAGCTATGTTAAACGGGTCCATATGCCCATACTGCAAGAACCCGTCCACTATGATAAATACGGTAGAGGGGAAGCAAGTAGGGTGCGAGAAGTGTGGGGCTTGGATGAGGTCTGATTCGATGGGTAAACCAGTAGGGAGATTGGCGAAACCAGAGCTTCTTAGGGCCATGGATATAACAGCTATTGAGATCGATAGGTTCTTGAAAGAGTCGAGTTATGAAAGGAAAAACTTTTACAAAGAGTTATCCAGTGAGCTAGGAATACCAGAAGAGCATGTGTCTCCGTATAAGATGTCCTTATTATCATTGCTTAATGTTATGAGACATATCAAGGTATATGGGAAGAACCATATACAGATACATGAGGGTACCACGATAGGTAAGGCTTGCTCTAGGCACGGAGCGGTGGCGATCGGGAGTAACGCCTGCCACGGATGCCCGGAGTTTCTGTTTCATGTGGTAGACAATACAACCAATACGGTAGTGTGTGATACGGATATGAGCTATGGTGATTATATAGGGGAAAACAAATAAATTTGGGTGTAAACTGGCATATAATCACCTTTGATAGATAATATTAATTATATAAAACATGAAAGTAATTTTTATTCATAAGCCAACAGGGTTTTATGTAGGAGGATCAGTGTTTAACAAGACATGTGGTTTTTACAAATGCAGAGATAAGATGATAGAAAAAGGCATAAGCGAGGATAAGGCCAACATGCTTATTGATATAATAGGTCCGCACTTATGTGTGTGGGAAATAAAAGATGGGGATGATCCTTATGAGAGCATGAGAAGCAGACTCGGAGATAAAGCCTCATATTTAGATGGAGAGGATATTATCGTAGAGGATTATGATTATGACGAGGAGGACGAGGATGGGGAGATCGACTGAATACTATAGGACACATCCGGAGGCCAGAAGAAAGAAAGCCGAGACGGATAAGAAGATCAACGCCCGCCCTGAGCAGAAAGCCAAGAGACGGGAGTTGGGTCGCAAGAACTACAAGACCGATAAGCTGAAAGGTAAAGCCTATCGGAAGGGAAAGGATTTATGCCATACGGCTAAAGGACTTAGATATAAATCAAGATCAGCTAACAGAGGATCTAAATCCGATACGGCTGGCGATAGAAACGCAAGAGGATGAGTGAGGATAGGATATGGAGGTCATCCAAGGAGATTATCATGGATGCCTATGAGAGGATAAGAAAGTATCAGTCGGGAGAGCTTCTCCCGGCTCGTACTGGATACGCTTATCTTGACAAGGCGTTGCTGGGCGGGTTCTACCCACAACATGCGGTGGCTATCGGCGCTAGGCCCGGAGTGGGCAAGTCTTATTTGGCTCAGAAGATTATGAGCAATGTAATGAATGTTAATATCAATCCCCAAGCTGATGATTATGTATGGCTCAGATGTGAATTTGAAATGAATCCAGAGGATTTAATGTTACGTTCACTATCAAAAAAAATGGGAAAGGATATACAAGATATTCTCCTTAACGAGATGTCTGATGAAGAGATAAAGGAAATGCAGAAATGTCTTAAGGAGGAAAACTCCAGCAGAATAACATACATCCCTAAACCATCGACAGTAGACGAGCTTCAGAACTTCTTATGGAATAGTTATATGCCAGCGAACAAGGATAAGAAAATGGTGTTTGTATCCATAGATCATACAGCTCTTATACAAGGTACGGGTGACGCTAAGAGGAATATAGATAGTCTGATAACCATGTGTAATATAGCTAAAAGAACTTTTCCCAATATATTCTTTCTTATAATATCACAACTTAACCGTGATATTGAGGGAAGACGGGATCCTAAGGATCATATGCCAAAACAATCTGATTTCTATCAATCAGATACATTGGGGCAGCTATGTACGGCTATGGTAGCGTTGAATATCCCAAAGAGATACGGGTATTCATCATACATGCAATTCCCGCAAGGCTGGTATCCCAATCTGGAACGTTTTAAGAGTGAATCAAGGCGCTCTTTCCGTGTAGATGGACTTATATTCCATCATATAGTAAAAGTCCGTCAAAGATCATTAGAGGAGATTGATGCGATACATGTAGATATTATGAAAGGATATGAGCGATATTATCCTGATGGAGGGGTGGTGCGCCAAGAAAGACCGGGAGGCTCGGATGCCCCTGTGGGTAGCGGCAAGCCGGACACGACCGTGGTGACACTGCCGCCCCCGCCTCCCAGTATTCCATTGGAGCAGCAATACATACCGCCTAGCGATGATTTCAATGTAGTACATGACGAAACACCTTATTGACATGAGATTGAGACATAATTACTTGCTTGTAGTGATAAAGGTGCTGGAAATGTTCTTGAAGACCGTATTGTCGGTTGAGGATAAGATGGGGATAAAGGAAATTATATCCTCGTTGAAGGAAATGGCTAAATACAGCATCAGATATATCATAAACCGGGAACGGGAAAAGGAGATCATGAGTATCTGTGATGAGGTATCCAATAAAGTACAGGAGTATAAAAGGATAAATGACAACTCAATGATATTGGAATTGGAGAACCTAAAAAGGGAAGTTGTGGCGGTGGAGGATCTTCTTAGCTCATACAAAGGCGTTCTTGACGCTGAGCTGGTGATAGCCGAGGATGATATCAGGATCATACGGGATAAGATCGCTATAAGCCTGAGAGAAGACGGGACATGCAAGAGTATGACCGACGCCGATAAAAGAGCTAGGGTGGATGTAAGGTACGAGCGGGCTTTAGAGGACTATCGAATCCTTCTAAGATGCGCTAATACGGTTAGGGCTAAGATGTCTGTCATAGGGCATCTAAATCAATCAATAAATCAATCTATATCAGTTGGTAGGGTTGGTATGGCTAATGAATCTTATACGGTAAAACAATATGAGAAAGGGAAAGAGATTATCGAAAGCAGACGGCCTTAGGGTATTGATAGGAGCTTACGATGCTATAGAATATAGACGTGAGTTAACTATGTGTGCAGCTATAACCGAAACGGCTAATAAGCTTGGATTAGTGGATAGAAAAAAAGTTTTAGCGTATGAACTTATACCTGAGTTGAGGATGTTTAAACCGATCAATAGTCGTATAGAGGAAATTTGGTTCAATCTTTCCTATAAGGATACAAGGCTATATATATTACACACGTTGATTAACATATACAACGATACCGATCATCCTAATATAGTAGAGAAAATAGCTAGAAAGATTAGATCAATATTTTAACTTATTTGCATATGTACATAAATTTTGAACAGATGATGACATCAGGATTAACGATGTCTGATGTCGGGTATCTTTTGATGATCCGGCAGAAAGAGGAGATGGCTAACACCATTCCAAAGGAGAAAATAGATAGTTATAAAGCATCTGGTTATATTGAGCTTCAGAAGAATGGGAAGTGGAAGATAACGCCAAGGGGAGGATCGCTGCTGATGCTGATAGAGACACCCGGTCTGACACCGGAGGTCGAGGGGATCCGGGACCGTATCGTTGGGGTATATAACGATATGGGTAAGGATACAGGAGCTATCAAGGAGGTGGAGAAAAGGCTTATCTGGTTTGTGGCTAACACCAACTTCAAGGAAGAACCTATAGTAAGAGCCGTAATATCCCATATAGACCTTAAACGTGAATATACGATGAGGTTGGATAACTTGATATGGAAACCGTCAAATGTCTATAGCGTACATATGAGCTTATCGGAATCAACGTTATTCGATACGATCATAAAGATGTATGGCATGACATCCGATCTGTATCTTAGGGAGAATAAGAATAAGGAGCTGGCATGGTTGTTCGCCGTAAGCCGGCTTCCGGACCCCCCCAAGAGGATGGATAAGGAATATACTATTACTGGAGATGTTAAGATGGACATCGAAAGAATATCAAATATAAAAAAAGAATTAGGTAGAAGATTAAAAATGTCGATTTAAGAGTTATGAAAAGAAATCAAGTATTAGGAGTAGTAATAGACGCAATATTTGCGAAAACATCTGAGTTTGATGATATTGAAGACATAAAGGAAGATAGTAACCTATCGTCCGATATGGCTATGGATTCATTGGATCTTGTTGAAGTGATAATGGATATAGAAAAGATGACAGGTGAATACATACCAGACGAGGTGTTTCGCAATACCCCTTGCGATGAAATAACGGTAGGAAGTTTAACTGATATGTTGTATGTTTATTTTAAGGACAAATAATGGACTTTGGATATGACGATTGGGAAGAGGGGTTAGAAACCCCTCTTGTCGATGATTGCGATGACGATTATAACGAGGAGGACGAGTATGATTTCGGCTAAAGAACTAAGGATAGGGAATCTTGTAAAAGACAAGGCTGGCAATATATGGAGGGTAGGGTGCGTTACTGGTATGCGTAATGAAAGTAAGTCATTGATCCTTGAACGTGAGGTTGATGACGGGATAATGAAATGGTATTCCGGGGAAGACGATGTCATGCCTATTGAGATAGATGATAACCTGCTTAATACCATCGGGTTTAAGCGTGATAAAGGACGGGATGTATATCGAGGCTACGGAATATCTATAGAGTTTTTTGATGATGGGTATTATCTTGGGCTTAGGGATCTGGAAGACGATCTAAGCGATCCTATACATATCAAGAATCTCCACCATCTACAAAACCTGTCAATGGATTTATATGGACATGATATAGATAAAGACTTATGATTATACCGGAGAATAATTTGTTATGCAAGGTCATAAACGGAGAGAAGGTTCTTGCCGCATCCTATTCACAGATAGACACGTTCGTCCAATGTCCATACAAGTGGTATAAGACTTACGTGGAGGGTCATAGGTCTACGGAGAAGCATGAGGCTACGTCATATGGTACGGTTATCCACCAAACGATGGAGTATTTCTTCAAGAACGGATGCAGACCTTCTTATGAGGATATGAGCAAGGCATTCAACTACTACGCCGATATAGAGAAAATACCTTTTGATAGCGTTAAATCTCAGATTGAATCTATGCAACATGCGGCTAGGCTAATAAGATGGATTGTAGGATTGTTCGAGAAGGATGCGGCCGGTAATTACAAGAAAGCGTGGTCGGATCTTACGCCAATGGAGAAAGTGATCCGGGGGTCGAGACCGGCCGGCGTGGAGGAGGGCTTCGTCCTGCCTTATAAGCTACCCAAGCCCCTTACATTGGATGGTGTGACATACGATAAGGTACATATCATAGGATCAGTAGACTGGAGAGGTGAGTATAAGACAAAAGACAGAATAGCCATGTATACGATAGACTGGAAGTCTGGGAGAAAATTATTCGATAAGGATAAATTGCTTCACAATCTCCAGCATCCGATATACGCCTTTTACATATACAGGAAGTATAAGGTATTACCAGATATGTGTAGCTATTTTTTTACCCGTATGTTGGATAACCAAAACGTGAAGGTAGATAAGGAAAAGGTAGAGAGGTCAGTCAAGGAGCTTAATGATATTCTTCTTGATATGTATGATTTCGAAACAAATAAAATCAATAGCTATCAAGCTCACGTTTGGGACGATGTCAAGCAAGAGTATAAATACGAGACACACTACCTCATGGGACGCCAGCCGGCCTGCCTTGAACCCCGTCCCAAGCCCTTGTGTTTTTGGTGCGATTTCTCAATCCATAAACAAGGGACATGCAGATATTCATCGAATTGGGATGAGTCAAAAAGAAAGAATAAAAAAGATTAACTTTATTAAAAAGCCTAGGTAAATATCTAGGCTTTAATTATATTTGCGATGCAAAAAGATCAGATCATGGAAGAGAAAGATGTATTAAATTTATTAATGTCGAGAAAAGATATCAGGAAGCTGGTAGAGAAATCGAATGAATGTTATTCTAAAATGGATTTCGTGGGAGCCATGAAATACCGGAAGGAGATAAAGGATATAGTAGACCGGGAATCGAAGATTATGTTGACAAAAAGCGAGTCTTTGGTAAGCTTGATGAATAACGCTGATAATGAATATAAATTCAATATGCTGGTATGGCTACATTCCATGATGTGCATGGCGGATGTATTTAATGGGATATTGGAGGATTTCAAGGATGGAGTAAGAAAAGCCAATGGCAACTCTAAATTCGTTAAGTTCGATAATCTGGATAGATTGATGACAGAATGCAAGAAGGAGATTGATTACCTGATGAAAGGCACAAGTAAATCATTTCAAATATCCTTTGCCGTAAGGAGCGATGAGATGAGAGAGATGATAGAGAATATGGTTGGGGATAATATCCGGGAAGGGTACGACATGTTTAAGGAAGAGGCTAAGATGACCAAAGAGACAGACAGGAGCAAGATAGAGGAATTTAATAAAAAACTTGACCATGATCAAATGCAATATAAAGCTAGGTGATATAGTCCATACCCAGATAGGGATAGGAGAGGTGATAGCCATAAGCAAGACCAAAGAGACTTTGATGGTAAAAATGGACGATGGTCGGGAATGTGCGATAAGACTAGAGTACGTGAAAGACGTTTTTGATAACTACAGAGATGACATATAAATTAAGGCCATATCAAGAGGAGTGTGTTAAAAGTATCTCCGATTACATAAACTCTGATAGACATGATCCGGTATTGATCGTAGGTCCTGTAGGTTGCGGTAAGTCACTGCTGATAGCAGAAGCGGCTAGATTGATGGGAGATAAGACGCTGATTTTACAACCATCAAAAGAATTGCTGCAACAGAACCACGATAAGATCACATCTTACGGAATACCGGCAACCATCTACTCCGCATCATGCGGCAAGAAAGAACTATCCAACATGATATACGCCACTTTGGGATCTATCAAGAAGGTTGTTGGTCGGCTTAAGGAGATGGGGATCAGGAACGTGTTGATAGATGAGGCTCATGCCGGATACAGTCCTGAGGACGGCAGTGAGTTCATGACATTCATGAATGAGCTGAAGCCTAGCAAGGTGATAGGGTTTACAGCCACGCCATGTAGACTTAAAAACATGTCGATAGGACAGACATCGTATTCCCAACTTAATTTCATCACTCGTATGAGACCGGTATATTTCAAGAACCTGATTCACGTGATACAGGTAGAGGAGATGATAGGGCAAGGATTTTGGACGCCTCTTAAGTATGAGACATGGGATTTCAATGGAGACGCCCTTAAACTTAATTCTAACGGCTCTGAATATACGGCTGAGTCTATTAGTGAGGCGGTGAGAAAAAATGGCTTAAACAACCTTATTTTGCGTCGATTGATGGTATTAAAAGACGTATGTAGATCTATACTGGTGTTTATGGATTCTGTTGAGAGCTGCAATACTGCCGCCGAATGGATGAACGCCAAGATATGCGCTGGCATGGCGGAGGTAGTTCATGGAGGAACGCCAAAGAAACAGCGAGAGGCTATAGTCGAGAGGTTCAAGTCAGGTGGGACGCAGGTGGTGTTCAACTATTCCGCCCTCGGAACCGGATTCGATCATCCGGGTCTGGACTGCGTGATAGTAGGGAGACCGACATTTTCGTTCTCGTCGTTTTATCAGTGGCTTGGGAGAGCTGTCAGGATAAAGGACGGTAAGGATAGCGCATTGGTCGTTGATTGTTGCAACAACTCGTCAAGGTTCGGTGATATAAGGGAACTTAGTATAGAGAACTACAAAGGATATGGATGGGGGATGTTTATCGGCGATAAACTAATCACCAATATCCCGATGGGGGATAAGGTAACGAAAACGGATCTGGATATCAAAGCCGCCAAGAAAGATCGTAGGAGGGGGCTGGCGCAGGGCGTAACCGCCGCCCCTGTTCCCGGAAGGCCGGATCATCCCCTTGGCTCTATGGTAATGACATTCGGGAAATATTGTGGGTGGATGTTACATTCGATCCCAGTATCGTACTTCAAATTCATAAACGAGACATTTGACTGGGATAATGATAGAAACAAGGAGATAAAAGAGTACATAGATTTTTTAATTAAAAACAATAAGTTATGATTGGATTAGTGTCTACCTTTATAATAATGGCGTGTTCTATCTATTTGATAGTAGAAGGAAATGAAAAGAATGATTCGACTAAATTTTATGGGGGGGGGCTAATAGCGACAATCCTATCTATCTTTTTGATGTGCTTAGTAATACAAAATATAGATACAAAAGATATGGGAAAGGTGTATAAATTCAAGAGACTTAACGAAATGAAGCTAGACGATTACGGCTTCGGTTTGTTCGAGTACAATGGTGCTCTTTATTTCAAGGAGGCGGAAGGAGAGAAATGCTTTGATGTAAGGAGCGGGAATGAGGTTATTATCGGGAAAGATAAAATTGTAACGGCCTTGGAGGATTGATCATGAGAAAACTTGATAACACCAACAGGACAAGGAAAAGGAGCATACGGCACTCGTGGGTAAAGGCAGGTCCGGGAATCCAACGCTGCGCTATTTGTGGAATTACGAAGCAAAGCGAGTGGAGAGACGGGAAGACCTCGATTTGTGTACATCTATCATCTGGTGAGCTCTACTCTATGACAGGCGAGACACCGGAATGTAGAGATTTGAGTGAGTTTTATTGATCTAAAAATATAGTTACCTATGAAAGAAGAATTTAGCAAATACGAAAAGGTTGTTTATGACGGTGAGGTATTTGAGGTGCTTGAAACTGCTGATCGTACAGGTCTAATGAAATTAGGCCCATTATTTAAAGCATCATATAAATATACTTGGGTTGACGAGGAAATGGTTGTATCATTAAACAGGGCTATTAAATTAAGGCTTATTGATAAGGAAGAGGTTGATAAGCTTACGGATTATAGCTCTATCGGCGAGGGTCTATGTAATACAAATGAGGGGGAAGCGACAGATACGCCGTTCGTCGGAAAGGACGGCAGCGGCAAGGATGACCGGGCCGACGGTAAGCTTAGATGGGACCTCCTTCCTTTGGCTGAGATAGAGGACATCGTGAGGGTATATACGGAAGGAGCCAAGAAATACGCCGATAACTCATGGCAAGATATACCTGATGGATTCAATAGATATTTTGCTGCGAGTCAACGTCATATAATGGAATATATGAAAGGAGAGAAATTCGACAAAGAAACTGGTTGTTATCATCTTGCATGTGCGGCATGGAATATAATAGCTATGTTATATTATGACAAACATGGTAAAGGTAGGGATATGTCTAAAAATAAGACATTTAAATTCATAGAGGAAGCATCCATAGTACATGGAAACAGATATGATTATAGCAAATCAATATATAATGGGCATGACAGAAAGTTAATTATAACATGTAAGATACATGGAGATTTTATGCAAACACCTCATAATCATCTAAACGGGCATGGGTGTCCTAAATGTAGATATGACATGAACAGAAGATTAATATGCGGAGTCGGTGTAAATGACATATACGGGAGTAAAAACGATAGGAGTTATAACACATGGTGTCATATGATAAAGAGATGTTACATGAAATCTAAAAAATTCAATGCATATAAAGATTGCTATGTATGTGATGAATGGAAAATATTCAGTAATTTTAAAAAATTTTATGATGAGAATTGTCATGATAGTACATTTCATCTTGATAAAGATATAATATTCCAAGGAAACAAAGAATACTCACCTCAAACATGCGTGTTTGTCCCCATGGAAATAAATGAATGTATAAAATCTGAATGGTCAAACAATAAGACTCTTCCACTGGGTGTTACTAAAACGAAATATGGTAAATATAGGTCAAGATGTAGAATAGAAAAAGGGGAAGGAGAAACACATATAGGTGTGTATGAAAATGAAAAAGAAGCATTTTATGCCTATAGGGAATTTAAGAAAAAAAGGCTTAAGGAAATGGCCGAAGAATATTTTAATAATGGATTGATAGACAAAAGGGTGTATGATGCCATATTGTCGTATGAGATATACCCATTTAAATATGGGGACAAGAGAAATGATGAATATGATTATACAAGTAACAAAAACAACAAAGGGCTAACAGAATGGAAAAGTCAGGAGAAAGAGTAGTAGATGAGAGATTAAAAGCTATTGACAAAAGGACTGGTAGGTATATTAATGTGATCAGGCGTACTATTGACGATGGTACTCCATTCTCGACAGTTAAGTACCTTGATAAGAATCGTAAAGAGCTGAATTATGATTGTGTAAGGCATCTTAATTTTGATATAGACATAGATTGGGAGTTGAGAAGATATCAGATCGTGAAGGATTTATTATCTAACAGTTTCGATGGGAGGAGGATGGGTGTAGATGAGATAGATAATGCTATATTTACAGCGGATTTAATTATTAACAAATTAAAAACTATTTATTTCACGAAGAAAGACGCTGAGTACAGCGATTACATGCGATATATTATCGCCAACACGTTACAGGAGTATGAGGGTGAGGTTACGTTGAACCAGATCCCGGAGAACAAGGCCACGGAGGAGGAGATATCCAAGTACGGTATAGAGGTATACCCTACTATCATCATCAGTGGAGATAATATGGATGGCTTTAACAAACTTGAGGGGATGGCTAGAAAGGCTGACCTTATCAACGTCATGTCATTATACGATAAAAAATAAGCCCATGACGCTAATGGATAAATATTTTGGCTGGAAAGATATATTCTTTGACAGGTTCGTGCATTGTTGTAATGAAAAAAGTGACCAACCACAAGGGAGTAATATACCTCTAGCCAAAATAAACTTCGATAACAAGACAGGATATGTGGAGGACGGGACTATTAATATAGCCGAGCTTCTTCAATATCTTTGGATAAACAATAAGGTCTATGGGTGTGAATATGCGCCCATAGATATATCTTCTGTCTTACAAACATTGATCAGATTGACCGAGAACGCTAAACATATGTTTGAGGATCAACCGGGTATATATGACATGATCCCATATAGAGGTTTTTTTCTTAGAGATGATTTTTTATCCGGGAAAGATTATTCACTTGATTTGGATAAAATAGTGAGCGGTATGGGAGGATGGTATGGGGAGGATGAGGATCCATGCTACTCGATGTTCGTCAGTCAAGACCAGATATGGAACTTGAACCCGATATTGAAGGTATTAGCTGATGAAGGGTCTATTCTAGCCAAAGAACTTGGATATGATATAAACTCATATGTCAGCGATAATGGATACACGATATACAACCCATACCTTTCATGGATCAATCATTACTATCATTATTGCCCGACATTTAACGAGGATAAATTAAAGCCTTGGGATAGGGTAGAGGATAGGAAAAATAAGTTCAAGATGACGGATAAGGTTAAGAGAGGCGCCAATAACTGGTACTATTCAGGCGGAACTATATCTTGTGTAGATAGCTTCTTAGGGAAGAAATACAGGAAGAATCTCCGAACCTTTATCTATCGTGGAATAGTATTCTTCCTTGACAGGATATGGCATACGCCTTTATTTGAGAAGATGGGTGTGAAAATGAAATATAACGCTTATTACTGTTATGCCGCCACCTCCGGTATTTGGTACAATAAAGGATTCAAGAAAAGGCTAGCCAAGAGATTTAACGAGTCTTTACGTAGCGGAGGGGAGCTGTTCGGGGCTAACCTAGCCTGCATGGTATGTGACCGACGGGATATCGATTGGGGGGCACTTCGTCTTTGGCTTGATAAATACGATGATCCTACTGATAAGGGCATGGTGAATAGCCCTATTCAATTTATGTACCTGTATTTACATTATAGAAATAACACATATAAATATGAAGGTAATTATATACCAAACAGAATTAAGAGATGATTATAAACAAGAAATGGTCAATGCCGAACAGTGAGACATTCAGCATAAGACCGATAAGGGAACTTATAGACAAATATCGAGAAGAGGGGATGGTTATAGTGGATCCATTCGCCAGAAACAGCGATATAGGGACGATCACCAACGATCTTGACCCTGAGACTAAGGCTATGTATCATAAGGACGCCACGGACTTCCTGTGTGGTCTTAAGGATAATATAGCTGATATGGTACTATATGATCCACCATATTCCACGAGACAGGTATCCGAGTCGTATAAAAAGCTTGGAGAATCTGTTAATATGCAAACAACGCAATCCAGCTACTGGGCTAGGCAGAAGAAGGAGATAGCTAGGATCACCAAGAAGGGCGGGGTGGTCATTACCTGCGCGTGGAACTCCGGCGGTATAGGGGCAGGGCTTGGCTTCGAGCAGCATGAGATTCTTCTTGTGGCTCATGGGGGATGGCATAATGATACGATTGTTACTGTAGAGAAAAAGATCAAGGGTTAGATGAAAGAAAGGATATTCACCACAAAAGAACAGGGGAGAGTGCTGGTTGAGGCCGGCCTCCCTATCTCCACCGCCATCGGCTTCAGAGACAAGTACCTTGACTCATTGCATTCTATGGAGGATGACGCTGGTCGTATAGGGTTGATCGAGGCCGTTACCCCTGATGTATCCAATCCTGTTTGGGATGTAGGTACGTTACTGAATTTGCTCCCATATGAGATAGAGGGTAGTACATTAGAATGTTATAAGCTAAAACATGCATGGTCTGTAGCGTATAGAGATATAGACGAGATCCCTATATATTGGAGTAGCGAGAAACTTCTTGTAGACACATTGTTTTCGATGATGATGGAATTACTTAAACATAAGATTATATGAGCATAAAGCAAATAACAAAAGTTAATTATATACCATTTTACACCACCTATGTTTTAAAACATAAAGTAAAATATAGATAGTATTACTTTAATACATGTCTTTGCCTCGTAAAACAATTTTATCATGCTGAGATCATACAAATATAGACTTAATCCCACCAAAAGCCAAATCCGGTTGATGGAAATGACTTTCGGCTGTTGCAGGTATGTCTATAACTGGGCTTTGCAAACAAGGATCGAAGCCTATCAGCGTGACAAAAAATCAATCTCTGCCGTTGATCTTTGCAAGATGTTGACTGAACTGAAGAAAGATAAGGCTTTTCTTTATGACGTATCTAATGAATGTCTCCAGCAGTCAATCCGGAACATGAATCAAGCCTTTGTCAGATTTTTCAGGGAAAAGAACGGCTTCCCTAAATTCAAGTCAAAGCACAGGAATAGGCAGTCATTCAAGAATATAAACTCTGTTCATGTTGATCTTGAAAACAGCAGGATTAAGCTACCGAAGCTAGGATGGGTAAGGTTTTACGCCAATCAGACTTTCAACGGCAAGATAGGAACTGTTACGGTATCCAAGACCCCAACAGGGAAGTACCTCGTGTCTATCCTCGTTGATAACGGCGCCGATCTACCATCCAAACCTGTTATCGATCCCGACAAGACCGTAGGAATCGATGTAGGAATAAAGGACTTCGCCGTCCTCTCGAACGGGGATGTGTACCGGAACCCGAAACATCTGGAGAACAGTACCGTCAGACTTAAGGTATTGCAGAGAAGGTTAGCTCGCAAGCAGAAGGGAAGCGCCAGACGTAACAAGGCGAGATTAGCCGTAGCATCCATACATGAACGGATCCATAACCAACGTCAAGATTACCTGCACAAGGTGTCCTCTAAGATAGTACGTGAGAACCAAACTATTGTCATTGAGGATCTTAATATCAGCGGGATGATGAAAAACCATCGCCTAGCCAATAGCATCGCTAGCGTGTCGTGGAGCGAGTTCTTCAGGATGCTGCAATACAAGTCGGACTGGTACGGACGGAACCTGATTCGGATCGGGAGGTTCGATCCCAGTTCAAGGATGTGCGAATGCGGGTACATACATCGAGATCTTAGGTTGTCGGACCGTGAATGGGTTTGTCCTGAGTGTGGCGCCGTAAATGACCGGGATCTACTTGCCGCTAGGAATATAAAGAAATTTGGCCTAGAGAAAACTAATCTCATAGGCCAAACAAAAGATATCTCACCGGTGGTGAACCGGGTAGGGGACGTGGAGCCGTCAACATTAGTTGGGGCTACGAAGCGTCAAGTTATATCGGTGCAAACTGGTATATAATCACCTATGACTGTTGGGTAGCGTTAGTATACAGAAAAGGGGATAACTATTACACCAACATGGAGTGCGATGTTGAATATAAGACATCTCCTCCAGATGAATACGAATACGTATATCCGTGAGAACTAGAAGGGATATATTTATATTTAAGCATGATTAATATTATTTTAATATTATTCATGCTTTTGTTTTTGTTTAAGTCGTACTTTTGTATCAACATTAAAAACCAGATTGTTATGAACAAATTGATCTTGAACGATATCCAAGACCTGTGGAGGTGGAGGGAGAAGATAAACATTGATGACCTCAAAGAGGATCCTATGGCTGAGGATATGCCACTCTATTTCCCATGCGCTGTTATCTGGCATGTTGATTATGGGGAGCATGATGCTGATAATTATATATGTTATGGATTTGTTTATGTAGCAGAAATATTAGGGATATGAGTGTTAAGAGACAGATATTTATTAATAACAAAGGCATTGATGTGAAGATAGCTAATAATACGACATTTGATTTCGATTTCAATGTTGACAAGAATATTCTTGAAAAAATAAAAGCAAAGAAGGAGAGCAATAAACTAAATACAAAAGATTGGGCGCTGTTCTCGCTTATGGTTTTGTTTATTTTTGCGATGGGAGTTGTAAGTGGATGGTTGGCGTTTAATTGTTTAGGCATTGGAGAAGATTAAGGAACATTTTAAAAATCAATAGATATGAAATTACTATTTTTCGATTTAGAGACAACCGGGGTTAAGTTCTGGAGAAACGGGATACACCAAATAGGAGGGATCGTGGATATCGACGGGCAGGAAGCTGAGAGGTTCGACATCCGCCTAGCCCCGAATCCTGCCGCCATGATAGAGCAAGAGGCGCTGGACGTGGCCGGCGTTACCTTGGAGCAGGTGCAGTCGTATCAACCTATGGAAGACGGGTACAGACAGCTCGTTAGTATATTGTCCAAATACGTGAATAAGTTCGACAAGAGGGATAAAATGTATTTAGTGGGGTATAACAACGCTGGATTCGATAACAGCTTCCTACGGGCTTTATTTACCCAATGTGGGGATAAGTATTTCGGATCATGGTTCTATCCTAACTGTATGGATGTATATGTTATGGTGACACCGTTCCTGATGGGCGTAAGGAACGATATGGAGAACTTTAAGTTGATGACCGTGGCCAGAACTATGGGTATTGAGATTAATGAGGATAAACTCCATGACGCTACTTATGATATTGAGCTGACTAGGGATATATTTTATAAGATAATCAACAAAATGGATGTTAAGTTATGAGGGAAATTTTAGAAGCTATACATGATTACCCGGATGAGGCGCTTGGGCTATTTTTCTTTCTGATAGTGATTGTCTGGTTATTGTCAGGTGTATTTGAGAAAAATGGATGATAAGATTGATGAGATACTGGATCTCCTGAAATCTCAAAATGAGATGATCAAGGATATCCATGACTATGTAAAGGAAGTTACCAGCGAGAAGTATATAGGGGAATCTAGAATGACAAACTTCTCTATCAACTTAGCCGCTGATATACTTACCGAGGCTATCAGTCCTAAGATAAAGGGGATGATGGTGGATCTATTGAAGAAACAAGGATGGAAAACTGAATGAAATATGAGGGCTTACGAGAGAAAAGTAAATCAATTAAAGGATTTGATGATAAGGAAATACAAATCGGCTTACGATAAGTCTAAGGAAATGGACATAGATATAAGCTCGATGACATATCTTCCAGAACCGGACGTATTCAATGTTATGTATACTGAGCATATGTCCGTTATTCTTGATCGGGTCAATAAGATTATAGATGAAAATAAGGATAAGCTCAAGAATCCAACTTGCGCTACTTGCGTACATCTACATGATCAGGAGTGGGCGAAAAGATACGGGAAAGTATGTTGCTCTATTTGGCAAGTGTGTGACTATTATATAAATCCTAACAGTAAATATAACAGGAAGCAAAAGACTTATGTTAGACGACCAAGCAACAAAGCTTGTCCTAATTATGAGTATGGTGATGATAATTTTGAAAATAGAAAAAGAAAATTAAAATCAGGTGAATGGTTAAAAGAAAATATTCGATAGATGATTACGCAGAGTTCAGGACCATCAAAGATTGGGAATGCAAATGCTGCGGGAAAAAGATGCCGGCAGGAAGTAAACGGATGTTGCCTAGAATAAGAAAATGGGCGGATTACGGTATATGTTTGTCATGTTTCGATAAATGGAAGTTAAATGGAGGGGATATTGTTTATATAAATAACACAAGTCCTAGGAAGCAAGCTCCCCGTATCAAGAAAGAGCATGTTATACATATGTCCAATATCCTAAAAGGGAATTGTGATATAATAAAAGGCCGAAAACTTTACGTGGCTTTAAAAAAGGTGATAAACAGCGGAAAAACGATTGTCCTCAAATTCGATACCGATCAACCGATATGCATGTCAACAAGAGTCATGAATCCTTCGTTCGGGGAGATCATGGACGAGTACGGCAAGGATATATTCCAAGGAAAACTTAAACTAACAGATGCCCCAAAAGGAGTTAAAGATTTTATAGTTAACTATATAGAAAAATATAATAAATTATGAACTTCAAGACATTTATATTCATGATCCTGACATTCAGGAGAATAGATCCTATACCTAGGAATATAGGAATTATGGTAAGTGTAATGACTTGGATATCTATAATATATGTGATATTCATCTTTACTATACTGATAATAAAATTAACGACGTAAATGATATGAAATATGCAAAAGACAAAAATAAAATGAGCAAATCAAACAAAATAGAAATTTAGTAAACCGGTATGTTGAAAGACATATAAAGGATAGGCATCTAAGCGATGATACGATAAAAGAAATAAAAATAGCTTATATTGCGGTTATAAAAGATTTTATAGCTATTGTCGATAAATCTACATCAATGAATGAAAATGATGTGATATATGTAATTAACAGCATATCATCAATATTATATGAACCTATAGACATCTCTAATACCGATAAAAAAAATATTGGAGATAGGGATAGCGCTAGGCCTAAAGAGCGCCATATCATGTATATTTGGTTCATTATTAAAAGATGATTGCAATATAAAAGATGAGATAATTGATATATCTAAACATATAAAAGAAAAATTAATATCAGATAATCATGGATAATAAACAACTTTATAAAATAACGTTGACAAGGGAGCAGCTAATGCTGATATCCCAATGCGTGGAAGACATCAGTAGATTCGCCGCTGGCGACATGGACCTACAACATACGACAGATACGTTGATAAATGATATGGATAGAGCGGAAACGCTGGGGATAAGAAGCTTTATAGTCAATAACTCACGAGCGATAAGAAGAAGACTGTTCCCTGATCTTGGGGATTATGAGCATATAGGATATGATGGGGGTAGTAAGGATAAGATAAATAGGAAGAGACTTATCGGTAACACCTACCAGATATATAGGTCGATATTACATCAGTTGGCCATTGACGAGAGCTGGAATAATGTGTATAGTGATATCACGTTACCTTCAGGTGATATGGGAGCAATTAAAGTGGAGAGGATCGACGATGATAAGAAGACGGCGGAAAACTTCGGGTGTGAGTATATGGATGTGGATGATTTTGTGTATAAATATAATAACCGATAACGAAAATAAGAAGGATAGGATGATAATCGCCTATCCTTCTCTTATTATGTAAATCCATTTTTGGATTACATTAATTATCAATGGTATAACTATTTATTTATACTCATCTTTCTTTCCTTGTTATCAAACATTCCACGCAAAATGCAGTTATCGTATATACAATTGTTGATCTTCCCTCAGTAGGGTTTTTACCATTTTGGGTAAAAACTTTATAATCAATATCTTTAGTGAACCTATTATCGCCAGTAAGCGCTCTAATAGCCTTGCCTTTATCAGAATAATCGCAGTGAGGGGCATCATATCGTGAACCGACCATATTTCTCAAAAACGCTCCTTTTTTTTCTTGACAATTCTTCCAGTTTAACAAATCCCTTTAATGTTATCATAACAGTCACGGCCTTAGCCTCCCAATATTCATCACCAGGATCAGATCCATATGTAACTAATCCAGAATTACGAGCGGACTGATATGCCTCTATCCTACCTCTCTCATTCCTAAAAACGTATTTCAATTCCTGTAATAACGGATACATGTTCTTAATTCCGATATAATAGCCAAATTGCTCAAAATACTTTGATGATTCACGGATAAGGACACCTTCTCTTGGAATAGACCTTTTAAACATATCAATTACCGGTTCATTCTCCTTTATAGTATCTATAGCTGTATTTAATTCAGCTTGAACCATTCTCTTTTCTTTCTCACTCTTTTCCTTAGCCTCCAAAGCTAATCTAGCTTCCTTCTCAGCTTTCATCCTAGCCTCATACTCATCAGCCCATGCTCTTGCTGCTTCTGGAGGATTATTAAAATTTGGCAGTTTCACTAAACCAGTAGTAAGAAGCTCCTTTATTTTAGAATTACACCAAACCTTGAATTTAACATCAAGCCATTGGGCGAAATCTATAGCCACATCCTCATATAACCATGTTCCTCCTCCGTTTTCAGAGCTTCCTCTCATTTTTATAACTAATTGATCCTCAGATATGTGTGTCTGGCTCACAATTGTACTAACTAATTCATTTACATATATTTGTCTTAAATAGTCAACAGGTCTCTTATTATATGGGCGAGCCATATCAGTGGCATTAATAAGAATACCATAACTGGTCTTAATAAAAGCTACATTATTTCCATTGTAATTAAAAATGGTAGACAATCCCATTTCGTTGGACTCGGACGTCAAAATTCCACTACTGTTCTTCGTAGAATCATGAAAAAGATCTACATTTGTATTCATAAAATAATTACCTATTCCCATCCGTCCGAGATGGATAGATGGGAATACAAAAATAGCCAATCAAATTGTCTTAAACAATTGACCGGCTATTTTTTTTCGTCATACTATATCAGTTATCTTCCCCTGTCAAAGTACCAATTAGCGTCCTCCCCGGACTCGTCCTTATCCCTGCCTCCTAAGAAGAATCCCATCGTCATGCCGTTAGTCATCAGCCAGTAGTCGGATGTCTGCTTAATATCCCTAGCCGTCTTGATATTATACCATTGCTTACCAAACGAGAACTTCATGAGCTGCCTCCATAGCTTGCTCTCCCCCTTATACACGCCGGTCTGGACGGTAGCGAACGGATCCCAGTTTCGAGGATCGGTGAGATCGCCTAACTTTCGGGCGGTAACCAGCGGATCTTGCAGCATATCTATGGCGTTAAGCTCCATGAACGGGGATGTCTGGGAAGCGATCTCATTGATCGTCCTGAACCCGATATAGGTAATGAACTGCCCGAACCAGCTATCCTCATTATCCTCCCTATATCCCATCAAAGCCCTTCCTATAGCCATCATCGTGGCGAATACCGCCACATTGATAATAGATCTCTTGATATTAACCTGCTCATAAGGTGTAAGCTTATCATATTCCTCTTTAAGCACGTCATACGCCTCCCCCATACGACCCTCGGACATCGTATTATAGACATTCCCCGCCAATCGCCATAATGTCCTCATATATCCTTCCTCGAACTGGTTGGTCTGGAAATTGAAACCGGCTTTCTTATACGCCCGCTGCACAGCCAATATAAACCATCCACGATGAGGAAGCACCATGTTAAGGATCGCGTTCCGGCTAGCCCCCACCCGGTTCTGCTCGTTCAGGGCGCCGTCGCATATCTGCACCATACTCCTGACCCTGCTGGACAATGTAGGTATGTATCGGTCTATAATATCCTTATTAGCCTCGTTTTTAGCCACGATCTTCCCGTCCTTGACATTTACTAAGTTCCATATGGAATAATCCCTTAAACGCTCCCAATCACGTTTAGCCTCATTAGCGGACATATTCCTGTCCTTCATCATCATCTCCTTGAAATTAGAATATGACCAGAACTGACCCTCATACAAGCGGGTGTCATCCATCACCGAGATAATAACCTGCGGATCCAAAGGAGAGTTCAAAACCTCCATCATCTTAAACGGCAGGTCCCGGAATAAGGTTCTCCAGATCTTGTTATATGCCGCCGATCGTACACGGTTGCGGACATTAAACACGCCTAGAGCTTCTCCAACGACATATAGCTTGTTGGTACGGTTTATGTCCCCGATCTCAGACACGTACGTACTCAACTGCTTCTGGGCTTCCCCATAGGCGTATTTCATGGAGTCCTTGCTTATATACTGCCCTACCATACCCTCCAAAAGGAAGTTGGCCTGCCCGGTAAGGGCGCCGGTAGCCGCGACGAATGGGGAGAAGCCTAAGTTGGATTTGGATACGAATTTGGTAAACATAAGAGCCAGCTTATTAAGATCGACCTTATAATTACCTATATTCCATTCCGCCCGCTTATTGTTTATCCTGACGTCATAGATACTGGCGTTAACCCAATCTTGGAACATCCTATAGGCATGCGTCGCCTCTGGGTTCTTACCGCCGTCGTATTGTGTCTCAAGCATCATGTTCCTGTATCCCATGACATCATCCAAGGCCGCCCTCTTATACTTGTAAGCGGTAGCCTGTAAGGATAACATGGAATAGGAGTAGGCGAAGTCATGGGACACGTCGTTGGCGTTCTCCAGCTTACTAAGATAGTATTTTGGGATCATACGATATTTGTTATCGTTCTCGTCAAGCCCTCCTAGGTCTTGTCCTTGACCGTGTATAGGGTCATCCACCCTCTCGCCAACGATATCACGTACGGAGTTGCCGATGGCCGCCTTCGGGTCAACCCCGGCCTGCACCATCCTCTCCACGCCGCCCTTGGATATTTGTGGTATCTGGTAGATATTCCTGAACCGCTCATCATAATCCTCCATAGCCTTACGGCTTATGTTAAGCAATTCTTTCCTCATCTCCCACTTATCCTTATTGATCGTAGCTTCCTCCCCCTCGTTGGTAATACCGTATTTCTTGAAGAAAGCCTCATTCTTGTACTTATCGAACCTAGGCGTATGATATCCATAACCCAGATCGGGATTATAATTAGGATTACGGAAAGAACTCTCGGCGTCAGCCTCATCAAGCCACTGGTTATTGATCGTCAGATCGATCATATTAATATCAAACCCGAAACGGGATACGCTCTCTTCCTTAGATATACCATTTTCTATGGCATCAAAGAACTCGGATACCTTATACGTACCGTTATTTATCTTGCTGATGAAATCAGAATATCCCTTGGGAGAGTATTTCCTCATATAAGGATACAACCGGGTTCTGGCGTACTCGACAAGGATCTTATCAGCCTTACCCATCGCTATGTCGTTAGCTAGCTTATTATTGAAGTCAGGACCGTATTTCCTTCTCAAAAACGATACCTCCACGGTTGTCCATGACGGGTTCTTCCTGGATAGCTTGGCGGCCATCCTATCCACCTGACTCCGGGAGCGGGCGGACATATGCTCCTTGGCGAATTTAATCTCATCCATACCCTTGTCGTATGCCATGGCATCCCTTAAAGCGTTACGGTAAGAATCCGTGACTCCACTCTCCACCGTATCAGGCATATCCATCTCAATAGCCTCAGCGGAAGCGGCGGCGTTAATAACGCTCTTAGCCTCAGCCAGACGATCATATAACTCGTTTATCTTTCTTAATGAGGCGGATCCACGTAACCTATCGAAATCATATTCCCCGTATCTCGTGCTATCCCGGTACTGGATAAGCAAAGGTCTTAGCTGGTCATTGATCTCGTTTATTGTCGCCATCGCCTCCTCTACCGCCTCTATCCTTGACGATGATGCGGATTGCTCCGTGATCTTATCAACCAGATTCTTGTAATAATCACCCTCCTCGGATCCCCACATATCCTTGGAGAAACCAAGATGACCACCGGCCAGCAGGAACTCGAACGCCGCCTTACCGCCCTCTGACCGCTCTATCCCGTGAAGTATCTCCTTGAATTCCGCGGAAGCCTTACGACCCTCGTTGGTATTCCCGAACTCCTCGGCCCACGCCTCGTCCCATGCCTTGATCTCCTCGGACATCATCAGAGCCTCGGATCCCTCTTCCTTTGGTGTCCCGTCGGAATACCACTCACTCTTGGCTATAGCCCTATCACGTAAAATATCCAGATAAGATCTCCAAGCTATAGGATCGGATTGAAACGCCTTCCAATCGACCTTCCCGTTCCTCACGAACTTATCCATAGCCACATACCGGCTCCTGCGGATACGGGTCATGAAATCGGACGTGGCTTGCGATACCCTACGACCCAGTCTTTCCTCGACCTTCTTATTAACTTTCTCGATCTTATCGTAATAAGCCTGCACCATAGGTTTCTCTCGGTTCTCATCCAACCACTTATTTATCGTATCCAGATACCGTTGCTGATCCTCGAACGTCATGTCCGAGATATCGAAATTCTGGATGGTAGGCTTGAATATATGATATACCTCCTTAGTGATAGGCTTATCCCCGTCATATCCTACTATGTCGTCACGGGTCTTCACCTTAAGGCCTCTATCGGATAGAAGAAGGTCGATAAGCTGTTTCTCGGTCTTACCCGTAACATTCTTAAGATCATATATATCGATAATAGCCTTAGCCTGCTCGGTCCTGTATAGCAAATCGTATTTAGCGAAATCACGGGACGAGTCAAGGTAATCCGAGTTCTTCCCATTTATCTTCTGTATAAGATCCTCATTATCCTTTATCCCCCATCCACGCTCTTTCATCATCCTAGTCATCTTATTGATATTGGATATACCCTCGGTATGGGCTTCATTATGGGCCTTGGCTAGACGTTGGCCTAACATACCTAAAATAGCGTTACCACTATGCTCCAGCGTACCAAAGAACCGGGACATGACATTGATATCCTTATGGATGTTATTTATCAACTTCTTTATCCCATTCCAATATCTTTCCGGGATATTAAACATCCTGAGCTGTCCATCCAGCCAGTCCTCATTACGATCACTTCGAAGAGCATTTATATCAGACATGGATGTCTCAGCCATACGTAATATATCATCCATATCCTCTACCATACCAACCTTATTGCTGCCATAATAATCAGCCGCCTGATTATTGACGAATCCACGAAGGTTCCTGATCAGAGGAACTATCTCCCCATATACGTTATCGATAACCTGTATCGTCTCATAATCCAATCCTTTTCCGCTCTTACGTAGGCTACTGGCGACAGTGACCAAATACTCCACCTCGGCCTTGGCGGTCGCTATGACGCTCTTGGTGGATAACAGGTTGTTGTTTTTATTAAGCTCACCCCCGACTTGTCTCACCTTCTCTCCTATATCACGAAGAAGGGAGATACTCTCACCGATCCTCTGGCTTTGGCTTGATCTCATCCTCTGCAATCTGGTGTATAGCCTTTCCAATGACCTACCGTTCTTGATCAACTTATTAGCCACGTCAACGTCCGATAACGAGTACATGAGATGATCGCTATCCTTTAGCAGAAGCACGTCAAAGGCGCTTGGATCATCAGCTAACGCCGACTCCTTTATCCTGTCAAGTACCTTATTTAAATCCGATCTTTGGCTGGAGAAGAAATTACGTATAGCTCGTACCATCCTGCCAAACAAGGAGAGCTGGGCGTCCTCGGACGAGGTCAGATCCTCCACCGCCTGTTCCATGCCCGGAACGAACCGCTGGGCCAACGTTTTGCCTAGGATCTCCCGCTTCACCATCCGATCCAGTTCCTCCCCTTGGTATTCCTTCCCATACACCTCATAGTAACGACCGGCGAATTGATTCCATAATGGCGTGCCGACAACAGAGTCCAGAACCTCGTCAATCTCCTGTTGGTTACGGTAAGTATCGATCAAGAAATGAGCTACCTCCTCATTAAGATCCTCTACCGTAGCCCCCTCAGCCAATGCTATCACGCCATTAGCCATATCGGATAACGCCCTAGCGGAAGGATCTACGCCATTACGCATCTTATACTTATCCATATATTCGGACATACCCATCACGCGGATACCTAATGTGGATAAGATGTTGGTTATATCGGTCCTGTTTTGAAGATCTTCCGCCTTCTCGTTCTCAATAACGCCACGGACATTACTCCCATATAAGGCGTTATCCTCCATCATCAACGATAGCGCTAGCTCCATGAACCCATCATACCTGTTATTAAGTTCCTCGAACCGCCCTTGCCTTAACATGCCTTTAATCTCAGACCTGCTTACCGTGACCTTCTCCCCGGACGTAGTGATAAGATCAAGATCATTACTTACCTCCGTATCAAAACCTATAGAACCCAATACGTTCATTTCGGAGGACTGACTTCCAAATCTATTTCTAAGACTAGAGAAGGCATCCATAGCGTTATAGATCTTAAGACCATCAGAATTGCCGGCTCCAGTAAGATAATATCTATCCCCTAGCCTTATACGTTCCCCACTCAACATACCTTTCTTGATAAGGTAATTGACAAACCCTCCACGGGTGCTTATATTAGAGTCTGAGCTAATACCAAGGATCGGGATAAATGACTCCTTATTATTGAGAGTTATGGAAGAGGAACCAAAGGAGATGTCCGTCGCTCCGGTAGGGATGTCGCTCTCCTCGACACTGCCGGCCAAGAACCCGGCCTCGACCCGCCCGCCAGACGATCCTTTTATGGCGTTGGCGTAAGAGTCATGTATCTTGCCATCATCCGATCTAAAGAACAGGCGAGGCTCACCGGAATCATATACCAATCTTGAAGATGGAGGAGTATAATTCTCAATATTATTTAACGGCAAGACATTGCCAGAAAATATGATCTCCCCGTCTATACTCCCGCCTTTCACCCTAATATTAGGTCGTTGCCCGGTAAAAGCGCTTTCCACGGCCTTCCATAACATACGAGCTGTCTCCTTAATATCTATATTCTCCCTGATAGCCCTTATATCATCCCATGACGCCTCTTTCAGTATCGTATCGCCAATATTATCCTCGTTTATGGAATCCAGATCCACCTCCTGTACCGTGGACGTATCTACCACAGCCATATCATTGACATCACCTACCTCTCCGGAGGTAAGATAAGCCACGACATTGTCGCTATTCCCAAGGCTTCTGGCCAACGCCGGGGCATCCATATCGCTTATGGCGGACAAGACCTTGGCTGACATAAGTTGCCCCCACTCGCTGGCGCTAAGTCTGGCGCTTATGGATCTGGCCGCCTCTTTATTCCTTGGCACGGATCTAGTCCAGTCTCCAAACTTGGACCTGAAATTATCATTATAAATGGTCATATAAGCCTCAGCCGCCTTATCAAGGTTACTTACGGTAGCTATACCCGCTATCTTATCGAACAAGGTAGATACCTCGCCGGAAGGAGTCAAGACACGGGTTATCTTACCCTCCTTATTCCTTTTAATTACACAACTTGACATAAACAAATGTTTTTCACAAAGATAAATAAAAAAGCCCCTACAAGTTAGTAGAGGCTAATATTCTTATATATACCACGTTATTAAAATTATTTATCTTATCAATTAGATTAATATTTATATCACAAAATGTTTACTCTAACCGGGTTAAACGCCAACCCACTATCGATTATCTTACTGACGTAAGAATCACCGAATACTTTTCTGCCAATTCCGATAGCTCCATTGATGTCAGCGTTAATCAGCTTTCCGATAGAGCTTTGGAACAATCCACGTTTCTTTCTTTTGCCAAGATAAACATCATGCTTGCATAGTTTCTCAAAAGCCAAATGATCTACTTTAGAGGTATAGGATTCCTCATTGGTTTGAAAACCTATTCCAACTAACTTGCACTTATAGGATATCTTTTCAACAAGTTTTGAGAATGGAATCTCAACGAACTTCTGGTTTATTCTCTTTCCTAGATTTATCCCATTCTTCCATCCTTTGTTTAATCCTATCACAAGACTTCCGATATTGTTATCGATACAATGGTTAACAATATATCTACTGACCTTATGGATATGATCTTCAATCCAAAAATTCCTGTAATTGTTTAGCTGCCTAAGTCTCTTTGAAGTTCCCTTATCTCCGATGTAAGACATCAATCTAGCTTTCTTTTTATTGTACCACTGATTAAAGGACTTGATAATCTTGCCGTTTACAATGAAAGGTTTGATACCTACATTGCTTATACATGTACATAAATTATTCAATCCCAAATCAATCGAAAGAACATTATCCTTATTCAGGTTTAGATCCTGTTCCTTCTTCTCATAAATCACCTCAACCACATAGCATGTAGCTTGAGGGATTATCCTAACCTGACATAATTTGTTATCTCCTATATTTGTTTTGATTGGTGGAATTATGTTTTTGATAAAATGGATGTAACCATCCTTTTTTAATCTACAAGAGTTTGTTGTAAATACAACCATGTTCTGTCTCTTTCCTCGCTTGTACTTTGGTAATCTAGGTTTCGAGCTGAACTTAGAAGGATTCTTCTCATATTCCTTCTTTGATCTGATCCAAGAACCTATCACCGAGAAAACTTGAGATATAACCTGCTGAGATACCGCTGCTGGTAAATTTCTAAAATCAAATTGATTTTCCTTGCAGAGTTTAGTAGAGAGCTCATATTCCTTCAGATAGTTACCATCAAATATCCCTTGCCTGATGTTGTATAAGACATAGTTATACAACAACCCGGATTTGAGGCATATATCCTCAAATCGGTTGTCTTTTATGATATGTCTCTCAACTAATCTCATTCTTAATATCTTATGCCATAAATATAAACATTCTTTATAAAATAAATAATTTATTCAATCATATTAAAAATAGAGGGATACCGATCCCATCACAGACCTGTATCCCCTTATAATAAATTAGCGACGAAAGCATGGTGATGGACATGCGCCACAAATGTAATTACAAATTTTGTAAAAACAAAACCAAAAATCAAAATCCTACTGGTAATGATATAAATTCAGCGGGATCTTCTATAACTTGAATAGGCCCTCTATATTGGATGCGAGAGCCTACACTGTTAACAGAATTGCCAGAATCATTACTAGCACTGAAACAAGCGACACCTCCATTAGCATTGGCAGAATAATGAGAGCGCCTAGCAACACGCCAACCAGAATTAGCCACAACGCCCGAGTCACAGTAATGTGTGGTAGAGGAAGCACTTACTTCTATAGGAATCATATCCCCATGTTCGCCCCAGTATACTTTACTTATATATCCATTTCTAGCCGATCCACCTATATCTACTGTACGATAACTAGCGGTAGGTTCTGCATCTGGTTCAAATCCATCATAAATATAGTAAATAGAACCATTAGAATGTATTCCACTCATCCATTCATACTTACCTCCGTAGAAATCTTCTATACCTAAGAAACTAATTTGAGTAGAAGTTCTGTCATCATTATTACCTAGTGAGGATGTAGCACCAATAGTTCTGGCATATGAACTTTTTCCATATCCGAATTGACTCATTTCTTGTGGATTCCTGTTAGCATATTTAGCATAGAATAAATGAGCTATTTTGCAGTAAGTTTCATAATCAATAATGTCAAATCCACTTCCTAATGCTGTAGCATAATTATGAAACACCACAGAAGTTAAACGTCCAGTAGATTGTCCTCCCTTTTTAGACCATAATTTATTGCTAACATTTACAGCTTCAGTTACTCCTACAAGACATCTCCTAAATAATCCAGAATTTCCCCATTCAGTAATATTATCATCTAAGTCGTTATGGGTTAACGTAATTTCATGAACAAGGTTTGGGATATTATTAATGTCACTCAAATCATACTCTCCTCCCTTATGACTATATCTATAACTAGGGATATCGGTCATCCACTGTCCCATGCTTCCATCGAGCGAGGCGGGTGTCACGCCATCATGGAACAACTCGGAATCATTCTCGTTAAGATAACATATGGCGACCCCGGTATCCGTTTTCTTCACCAGACACCTCCTGCCTTTGATCCATGAGGTGTCACCGCTGGAATTTATCAACGGATCAGAATTATTGTCATCTATAATAAAATTGACCTTATTAGATATAACATCAAAACACTCGCATGGAGCGTCACTCTTCAGTACCCCATACACCCGGTTATCGCTGGTTAACCACCGTTTCCCGTCACTCGTGATATAAGCCTGCCTACATCCCTCCTGATTCACCGTAAGCGTCTTCTTAACACCTTTAGATGTTGTTATCTCTAACTCAAGAGTTCGATCAAGACCTTTGTTCATTACCGAACCAAAAGAAACAGCGGCGTTACCGGTCCCGGACCCAGGGCTGACGGTCAAGTGCTGGTCCGTCACCTCGCCTACCCCGTCTTTCCAATTAATATCTATATCACTCATGTTATTAAAATTATTCATTTTATTCGTTAAATCAAATATTTATATCACAAAATGTTTACTCTAACCGGGTTAAACGCCAACCCACTATCGATTATCTTACTGACGTAAGAATCACCGATTACTTTTCTTGCTATTCCAATAGCTCCATTGATATCAGCGTTAAGCAACTTACCAATAGAACTTTGAAACAATCCACGTCTCTTTCTTTTTCCTAAATAAGTATCTTGTTTCTTGAGAGGTTCAAAAGCCAAATGATCTATTTTTGACGTGTAGGATTCCTCATGAATGATGACGTTGATTCCCAAAAGTTTTGACTTGTAAATTATCTTGTCAATCAACTTGGAATGAGGAATGGATACGAAATTCTGATTGTTTCTTCTACCGATATTTATCCCCTGTTTCCATTCCTTATTCAATCCTATGATGATCGTTCCTATGTTATGAAATTTACAAAAATCAACAACATATCTGCTGATTTTATGCAACTTGTCTTCTATCCAACAATTTCTAAACAAAGTAATTCTTCTTATCCTGTTTGAGATTCTTTCATCACCAACATAAGACATTAATTCGGCTTTCGTTTTATTGTACCATTGATTTACGGATTTCATGACCTTCCCGTTTATAATGAAAGGATTAACTACATTACTGACACATGAGCAAAGATTATTCAATCCCAAATCAATCGAAAGGAAATTGTCTTTATCAAGATTCAAGTCGACTTCCTTTCTTTCGTAAATTACCTCAACTACGAAACATGTAGCTTGAGGGATTATCCTTACTTGAATTAACTCATCCGGTTTTACTTTTGTTTTAATAGGTTCTATTATGTTCTTTACAAAATGGATATATCCATCTTCTTTTACCCTGCAATTTGTCTCGTCAAAAACAACAACGTTTAACTTCTTGCCTTTCTTGTACTTAGGAAGTTTCGGCTTTCCTTGGAACTTCTCAGGATGATTCTCGTATTCTTTCTTTGACCTGATCCATGACTTTATGCTTTTACCTACCTGTTTCACGACATTCTGTGAAACGTGACACGGAAGATTACGAAAATCAGGCTGATTTTCTTTCCCTAATTTCGTAGAAAGCTCATATTCCTTGACATAATTCTCAGTAAAAATACCTTGCCTGAAAACATAAAGACAATAGTTATAAAGAAGACCTGATTTATGACAGATCTCCTCATATCTATTGTCTTTTATAATATGTCTTTCTACCTGTCTCATTATTTTTTATCAGAAACTTCCAATGTATTTCCTTTCCTTTTCCCGTACATTTTCATAGAATAACAATGAAGGATAGATATTATCTCCTCAAATATCTCTTTCTCATCCGTTTTAGTGTCAGGAACCTCACTCATTATTTCTATCTCACATCCGAAAAAGCCAAACAGGTTCTTGAACATTTCAAATCCGATCCTTGATAACCTGTCCTTATATGTTATCACTACTTTCTCACAACGATAATTTATGACTTCTTTTATAAGTGACAACATATCTTTCCTATTATCAAGGGAGATTCCTGACGCGATATCCTTATAAACGCCGGATATTTTATATCCTTTCGAGAAGCAATACGTTTTAAGTAATTCTATTTGGTTTTCCAGATCCTTCTTTTGTTTACTCGTGGAAACCCTTCCGTATATGTAGATCCCTCTTTCTTTTTTATTGATCATAGAATAGACATCATCATCGTTGTAATCCAACAGCTTTGTTGTTGAACTACCTGTCCTGATCTTCCCTGATTTTACATAATTGGAAAGAGTACCTCTGCTTATCCTTAGAATCCTTAAAACCTCGCTCGCTCTCATAATATTTACATTTTATAGTGCAAATATAAACACTATTTATTTAATATGCAAATTTTCGTACCATCTTTTTTCTTACAAATATACTAAAACAAACAAACCCCAATCAGCTTAAGTCGATCGGGGTTTGAATAAACAATGAAAATCGATTATAATCTTCCTAACATCCTCATCACGGTTCTAGAGGCAGCATTTTTCCATGTCCACTCATCGTTAGATGTTACGTTAACTGTCTGAGCGGAACCGTTAACATCCAAATTGATAATTTCCTTATCAATCTTAAGAGTAGAGTCACCAGCGGCTTGAGTGATGGTAACTTGCGCCTTTTGTCCACCGGCAGCCGTTACGCTTAGCGTAGCCACCAACTCCTCGATAGAGACATTGGCAGGAACATTGGAGATAGTAATACTCCAAACAAACTTTCCGGTAGCACCAGGATCGTCAGCGATAATAGCGCCGTTAGCTGTCTGCTTACCAGCCGCCGTATAATTCTCGGGGAGCTGTAAAGTCAGGCCATTCTCCTTCGCCGGAGTAGCAGCGAAAGTAAGCTTAGTACTATTAGACTTACCTGTGATAGTTACATTACCACCGGTTTTAGCGACAGTGGCCGTAGGACTATCCGAAGTCACGGACTCAGCGGCGGCGGCCTGATTAACTACCAACGCTTTTTGAACGCCACCGTTAGTAACGACAATAAGATTAGCTGTACGCTCAAGACGACCTGTATATTTATCTCCTGATATAGATACCGCCTGATCACCTGATCCTGATACCGGATCGACTGTTACAAAACCAAATTTTTGTGATGCCATATTCAAATAATTTTAAAAAATGTCCTTTTATTATGCCAAAAATAACTTATATAATGTTAGCCACAAAATATGGGGGGGGGTAGATAGCACTACGACTACACCCGCTCCACGTACAGACCTATTAAATCCTGTAGATTATGGCTGAGAGGAGTTCCGCTATCCCTAGTACACTTATACACATCAGCGTTCTGAATGTAATACTTATCCTTGAATATCTCCATTGGAGGGAAATACGGGATAGGATCCCCTATAGTACCGGCATGTTCCTTATCAATAACCTTATACAAGGAAGCCGTATTTAGTCCGGGTTCCCATTCCTCCGACAGCGTATGTTGTTGGATAACCTCATAAAGGATATCCGTATCCTCCTTAACCACCCTAAGACAAAATCCGGTATCCACGGATAGCCCGAACTCCGCCCCTTCTTGTCCCCATATGGGGAATAGGACCTTAACATCCAATTTATCGTTAGAGGATAAGGATAAGTCTTTATTATTAACCACCATTCTAGAAAATTTTACAGCCACCTTCTGAGGATCAGAGGCGTCCTTCTCCTTCGCCTGTTGCTGGACGTATGCTGTGGTGACACTTATCTTGTCTGGATATCCGGATTGGACATCAATAGCCCTTACCTGCTCTACGGTAGTGGCTAGATTGATCTGCTTTTGCTTGTCCCCTAACGCCGTTGTCAGATCGTTATCGTACTTATCCATCATCCCGATCAAGATCTTGCCTTCCGTCATATCGAACTCCAGACCCATAATCGTTATCTTACCGACTATAGCCCCATCAGCCAAAGCGTTACGCCTATCATATTCAGGGATATAGATATTTTGGTCATCCAAGAAAAACTCATGAAGATTCTCATTCTCATAAGTCCTGATCTCCTCATACTTAGCCGATTTCTCCTCATTAAGAAGCCTTGAGTCATCCAATTTAGCCTCGATAATCTCCTTAACCGTAGCTTTAGGATTAGCCTCCTTGAACGCCAGTTGCTCCTCCCCAAGCTCTATCCATGGGGCGGGAATACCTTTGGAGTAATCATCATAACTATAGCCCTTGGCGTAATTATCGTCAAGAGGCTCATCTTGAACCAACATCTTGGGATATATCTCCCTGTTTATATATGTAAAACTCATAGCTTATTAATCTTGTTCTTTAACAGCGATGCTATACTTGCCTGAAGCGTAACACCAGATATTTATCTCGAAAGGCTTGTTAGCCGTAGTGGTTATAGAAGTTCCGCTCATGCTGACATAATCCCCGGAATTAGGTATCGCTTGGGTGAAAGCCGCTGAGGGGACACACCTGATCATCAGCTCCTCCCCTACCTGCATCCCTGACTGCACGGATAGGGTGGTAGCGGCTGATAACGTAGCCGTGATACTTCTCTTGCTAATAGGCAGATTAGCTAATGTCGTGACCGTATTAACTCCTATAAGCCTATTCATGGTCTTCTTGTCAGCCGCCGCCATCAACCCGTTAGTAGACTCGTTGGCTACGGCGTATGTCGTGTTAGGAGGTGTAGCCCAAGTGCCATCTCCACGCATGAAACTGGATGTGCTTCCATTAAGCTGTCTCAATAAGCCGTTAGCTGTAGTAGAGGCTAATCCGTATGTGGTATTGGTAGGCACTACCCACGTTCCATCGCCACGAAGAAAAGATGCCTGCTTGCCAGCGGCTGGGGCCGGTACCAATCCCGCAGCACCAGCCGCCGAGGCCGTAGCCGCCTGTAATTTCGTGGCGGTAGGGGCATTATCCGTCTTAAGAGCATATTTGGTAAGATCAATATCATTAGCCTTATCCAAAAGCTGATCTATCTGCTTACCATTGTATTTACCTTGAAAATCTTCCATATCAAACTTATTTTTTGCTCAAATATAGTTATATACATAAATACCAAGAAATCGAGGGGGGGAGATACGGGTAAGTGTCAAAAACTGCCGTCCCCGTGCAGGAATCCGCTACGGAATATAATAGCCTTGTCTTTAAGTTTTTGGATAGACTCCCATTCCCACTCGCCCTCACAAGGTCTTATGACATACTTATTGCCCCAGATCTTGAATTTACGTTCAATAACAAACATCTCCTTATCGTTAAGGGCATGGAAGATACTCCCGACAGGAAAATACTTATCAGTCCTCAATATAACACGATGATGTTTCTCGTCATATTCAGGATCACCCACGATACGTGCCTTATAAAACTGAAAATCATTTAACGTCCGATCCACAGGTTCTATCCAATAATACCCCTTACCCATTGCTATTCACGTTTATTTATCTATATTTGCGGTGTAGTAGTAACTCATAATGTTTTAAGTGATTTTCAACCAAAGGGGAAGGGTGTCCGTGAGGATGCCTTTTTTCATTCCCGCCCGCCCTACCTATGAACAAAAAGACCTACTCCTGACAAATGTAACGATAATAAGATACTTGACAAAAAAAAGAAACCCTATCGGTATTCTATCGCCGACAGGGTTCTTCCAACGTTGTATCAAATCATATCATCTCACTCCATTTGATTGTGTCACCGACGAAGCACCGCACCGCCAGATACCTTACGAACGCCGTCCCTTCCGGGGCGTCAGGGTCTTCCAGATAAGCCAAGACAGCCTTGACTATTTTCTGGTCGCAGTCCAATACCTTAGGAAAGTAGTCGCTATAAAACATAGCGAACAGATATTGAATATCTCCCCAAGTGGCGTTATCAGGTTTCTTGGCCCCGCATTTATCGAACATCTGCTTAGCATCCTCCATCGTCCATCTTCTCTTGGATCCGTCGGCGTTAAGCATCTTATCGGCGGCCTCCCTAGCCAACTCCTTGGAAAAGTGATATCCATGGGTGTCTATATACCGCTTATAATCCGGGTCATCAGCGTCTGCTCCTCAGTAGTAACGACTCCTACGTCCCCTGCGCATATACGGTTCGGTACCTTCGTACTCGTCACGGATGTCACGCTCGCCAAACCATCCCTTACGGTACATCTCATCCTCCCGCTCATGATGTCTTTGACGTTTCTCAAGCTCCCGCTCGTTACGCTCCAGTTCCCTCTCGCGCCTTTCGAGATCACGCTCACGGCGCTCAAGCTCCTCCATCATCCCGTCACGTTCCTTACCGTAATGATCATATACGCCACCATCGTAACCCATATAAGTGCCGTCGGAGCGGCGTGAGCGTCCCCTACCGCCTCTGCGGTCGTAGATCTCATCATCATATTCCTCTTGGCCGTTGCCTAAATCTATAACTCTCATCTTAACCTAATTTTTTAATTAACAACTCTTTTAACTCATCGAAAGAAGACCCCATCCTATCGACCTTCTCCTCAAGATTCTTAATCTTTCGGTCTTGATCCTTAGTCTGCTTAAAAGTGGGATTGATATCTTCCAAGATACTGTCGCATGCCTCTATGATCTCCTTATTCTTATCCACGCTATTCACGATATCCGTACTGGTTCGTTTCATGGCGTTCAGGTGGTTCATTATCGGATCCACGGAGCAGGCTAGCGTAATGCCGTTGGCCATAGCCACGTTCTGATTCTCTGGAACTACGTATGTCATGGACTTCCCGTCCACCTCTATAGTAAGATCCATAACCCGATCTTGCAACTGCTGATACTGACCTAACTGGGACTGGGCGAACCTAGGCTCCGAGACGTTAACCACCGTACCCATAAAGAATTTAGGAACCCCTGAGGTGTCCAACGTATAAACCTGATATCCTTTCTTTAAATCCTTAAACATAATAACGATCTTTTTAAATGGGAGGGAGGTTACCCTCCCTGTTCTTTCTTAGTAAATTCATGCGCTAGGGGCGGTAGCCGCCGTAGCCGTCTGACCTAACATCCTAAATACCCCGGTGCATTTGTTGTAATACACAAGATGCTCGGTGTAGGCTCCTACTATAGGATCACCAGATGCCACGGGAGTCGTAATATCCTGCCCTGTCATATGTGCCCCAACCTTATCCACTATAGGTGTCTTGTTGACGATAACACCAGCGTTGGATACCGTAACAGGAGTGGTGGTGGATAAGCCAGACGGAAGAACGATCGTAGCAGGATAACTAGCCTCAGTCTCCGTCACCGGATGACGAACCTTCCATAACAATATTCCTTCCGGAGGTAGTGAGTTCCACTGACACGGATTGATGCCAAAATCAACCGTAGGTTCGGCCGCAGAAGCGTCAGATACCTTTCCAGTAGTGGCTACTACCGGGATGCCTCCCCTATCAAGACGGGAGGAGGCGAATGAACCGATCATATATCCTCTGAAATCAGCCATATTGTCCCCCTTCCTTATAATACGGCGTTAGTAGTGCCGCAAGCGCATCCACATTCGTTAGCTACCCTTACGGTAGGAGTATAGCAACAACCCGGGTTCTGTACGACGTAAGCCGGAATCGGAGCCTTTGGAGCTAACTGACTAACGATGTTCTGTGTCTGTTGTTGGTTGATAGCGGATGTCGTAAGAGCTTGTTTCTCCTCACGAAGCTGCTGAATAGTATTCTGCATCTCACGCATCTCAAGTTGACAGAACTTGTCATTGATAATCTGGGTCTGAGCGTCAATCTTAGCCGCCAATACATTGGTGTTGGAATTAGCTGACTGGATGATATTGTTGAACCCGTTCGTCAAATTGTTCTGTAATACATTAGTTTGACCGGTAATAGCCAATTGGTTCTCATATCCTTGACGTGTAATAGAGTTCTGGATATTGCAACCCATCGTATCCAACGAATGTTGAACGTTATTGAATCCGCTAGCCATAGCGCTTTGTAAGTTGCAGCAGCAAGAGCTGATTTGGTTACCGATCTCACATCCTTGTTGCTGTACAGCGTTGATAACGGCCTGAGAAGTCATACCTACCTGACCGGCCACCTTATCAATAGCGCCTTGTACGTTACAGATAGCGTTTTGTAATTGAGAGGTAGAACAGTTAAGGGCGTTAGAGATCTGGTCGATAGCGCTTCTGTTACCTTGGATAGCCTGCATCAGTAACTCACGACCATAGTCGTTGTTCAATTGAGCCGGAAGACCGTTAGCGCAACATTCATTGCCATTGCCAAAGCCATTTCCGAAGCCACGTCCGCCCCACAACCAGAACAGGACGATGATCCATAACCACCAGCCGTTGGCTCCTCCGAACTGGTCTTGGTTGTTACGGCCGTTCATCAACGCCGCGACTAGATTCGGATCCATCTTATTTCCACCCAAAAGGCTGGTAAACATACCCGGAATCATAGATAATAAACCGTTAGCGGCGCTACCGCTCCCGGAACCCATGCCGTCTAACAGCACGATTTTGTCTCCACTTGTACCCATGTCTATTTATTTTTGAATTAATAATAAACCCACCTGATGGCGGGCGTTACAAAGTTCAAAAATTAATAATCCTGGGATCGTGATATATGTCACCATCAAGGCACGTCATGTCATGCAATTGGTATTAATAAGAACCGGTACAAGACAAAAAAATCCGGAACGTATCACTACGGCCCGGATTCATGCAAATCTATAAATTCAATGTTTCAATGCTCGAAAGAAAACGTCTCACGACGTCAAAGAGAGATTAATTACACGAAAAATCTCGCATCAACTTATTTGTATTAGCAGTGTATTCATTGATTATCTTACTGGATGAGGGATTATCCTCTACCCTTGATAGACGGTTATCGTCACTCCTTACCGTAACGTCACCCATCCTTCGTACCATGTTTTCTTGATATGATGATGGATCGGAGTATATAAGATCATCAACGAACCTGTATATCGCACCATCAACCGTCTCACCTACCTTCTCATATAAACCGGATTGGAATGACACGAAATCATCATACCTCCCACGAGCCAAGAACGAACCGTCCGATCTCGCCTCGACGCCGCCGTTGACCTCCCGGAGCAGGCCCGGATTCCTTTGGTACAGATACCTGTAAAACCCGACATCCATCATCCTATCCTGACCATCCAGATAGAAAAGGTTTCTCATGCTACTGTCACCGGACTCGATAGCCACGTCAAACAGAAGATCCCTCACCTGACCTTCCGGCAACGACATCTCCATGCTTTTTAACGTACCTCTGTCATGGTGGTTCAAAGATACATTATAAAGCCCATTAAAATCAAGAAAACGCAAGACATTATTATATAAATCCGACTTTTTTAACCTTTCCTTAATCTGGATTTTCCTCAACAAGGTACAGGATTTGATAAAATCCCGATCCTTTCCCTGCCTAGCCTCGTATCTCCTGAACTCCCGATCAATATCAACATCATCCATCTTAGAGGTTACGGGATGCTGGTATATCAATCTGGTAAGGATCATGTTCTCGGTATTCAAGGATGAGATGTTGGACATAACCAGCTTCTTTATGTTATCCTTGACCACGCCAATATCGGAACGGGAAGCCCCTGCGGGAACCACGCCAGCCGGCAAGTACGAGGGCCGCTCTATCCCGATATCGGCCAACATCTCATAGGCCTGATCGGTGTCGGTTATCGGAGCCGTGTTATGGTACGTATTCCTACTAATATACAACATGCTCCTATCATACATATCGGAAGGGGATGTATTACCGGACCTTACATACACCATCCTATCCCCGGGAAAGTAAGTATCCTGAACCTCGTATATCGGATTCCCTTTCCCTGTTATCCTATCAAGATCGGAAATAAAGTCATCATATACCGGATCACCATTCTGTATAGAAGATAACATAACATCCAACGATGCCATAAGATCACGGATATCCTCCGGTCTGGATATAACCATCTCATCGCTGATCGCCTCGCTTATATCCACACCCATGTCGGCAAGATCCATGGCTATGTCATGCAGACGTCCGGCAACGTCCTTGATGTCCTTAAAATCATCCATATCGATTATCTCCCCAACCTTACCCCTTAGGGCTTTCATGTCCTTAGGCGTACTGATATACGGTATGGTGCTATTGGAGTATGAGTCGGTAATCGTATTCCCTTCCTGATCCCTAACCTCCATACGGGTCATATTACGATACGTGTCATACATCCGATCGGCGTAATCCTGATCCTCCTGATACCGGAGTGCCAAGGAAGGGTAGGGGACTGAGGCGAAAGCCTGATCGAACTCCCGGCGGTCGCTGATACCGCCTACCGCCCTCATGATCGTATCCCTTACCTCCATTGGATTCAAGGCTCTTCTCTTCCCTAACGAGTCATATGTATCCTCATATATCATATAATCATCACCAAGGCCTGACTCGGAGGATAGGAAATGCATATCCTTCTCATTAAGATCCCCGTCAGACATAAAATCGACAACCCTCCTCATCATATCCATTACCCGCTCATACGCCGATCTGTTGGTCATGATATTATCAATCTCATCGGCGTCATACATCCCGGATCGCTCAAGATTGTACCTATTGAGAAATATATCACCACCGGAGAGGAAATTGGATATGATCATATCATTAAGATCGTTGATATTATCGACTCCCAAGGAAGTAAGGGTGTTATTGATATCCTTAACCTCATCGGCCATGAAATTGCCAGCGAAATAGTTCTTCCGCTTGATAAAGGACATGACATCATCATACCTAGGTTCCCCGTTACTATCTAGGTCATATTCCGATGGCATGGACATCCAATCGCCAAAGAAAGACACGAAGTCGGGGGAGTAGGCCGTACCCCAGACCGATAAGGCCTGCTTCTGGTCGCCCAACACCTCCATCGCCCTTTGGTATAATCCGGATGGTTGGTCGTTCGGGGCAAGGACATTATCTACCCCACCCTCCTTATTTTTTATAACATAACAAGATCTACCCATAGCTAAATCGTTTTGTTACAAAGATAAACAAAATCCCGCCTACTCTCACGAGCGGACGGGGTACTAAATAACAACATAATAACAAACCTTATGTTTACTCTGAAAAAGTACAAATCATTTTGCCGATCCTCACGAACAGGCAAAAACTCAATCCTAAATTATAAAAATGGAATTTATCGTTTAGCGAAAATACCTTTATCTGATCTACTCAGAACCCTGCCTTTCAATTCCAAGAACCTAGGCATCCATTCTTTAGATATCTTAGACACGATCCACTGAAATCCCTTAGGAGTCACATAGACAGTATTAGTGCCGTAGAACTCGTCATCATTACGATATCTGTAACGAGCGTAACCACGATCTATCATCCTTTGGGAAAGCAACCATCTCTTACCGGTTTTGGCGAAAAACTTATTATCCTCAAGCAATATTCGAAGATTCTTCTCCGCTAGGTGATTATATACCAATTTACACCAGTATAATTTGACGCTTCAAGGCCCCGACCAACGCCAGCGACTCCACGTCCCCTACCCGGTTCACCACCGGTGACGTATTTTATTGGGTTAGAAGATTCTGTTTTTCTAACCCAAATCTCTTTATATTCCTAGCAGCAAGAAGATCCCTATCATTTACGGCCCCGCAAGAAGGGCAAGTCCAGATACGATCGGATAATTTAAGATCTCGATGTACGTATCCGCATTCGCACATCTTGGAGCTAGGTTCGAATCTTCCTATCCGAATCAAATTCACGCCCTTCCAATCCGACTTATAGCTTAATATTCTAAAGAACTCGCTCCATGAACATGAAGCTATGTTATTAGCCAGCCTATGGTTCTTCATCATCCCCTCCACGTTAAGATCCTCAATAACCATGGTTTGGTTCTCGCCTAGGATATTGTTGACAACATGGTGCAGGAAGTTATGTCTTTGATTCGATATATGCTCGTATGCCTTAGCTACGGCTAATCTGGCTTTTTCTCTTCTCTTGCTTCCTTTTTGCTTGCGAGTTAATCTACGTTGTAAGCATCTTAACCGTGCGGAAGACTTTTCCAGATATTTCGGGTTCTCGAAAACCGAACCGTTCGATAAGGTCGCGAATGTCTTTATCCCGACATCGATACCTACAGTGGTATCCGGATTTATAGGTGACTTGCCGGGTAACTTAATGCCGTTATCTACAAGGATACTGATATAGTACTTATTTGTAGGTGACTTTGATACGGTAACAGTTCCTATCTTCCCTTTAAATACTTGATTAGAGTAGAATCTTACCCATCCTAATTTAGGTAGTTTAATCCCGTTGTTATCGAAATCGATATGGACATTGAGGATATTCTTGAACGATTTCCTTGATCCTCGCTTTGACTTGAACTTTGGGAAGCCTTTCTTCTCCCTGAAAAATCTGGTGAAAGCCTGATCTAAGTTCCTTATTGACTGCTGTAGACATTCGCTAGATACCTCGTTAAGCCAAGAATATTCCTCTTGTTTCTTCAAATCAGTCAATTTTTTGCATAGATCAACAGCCGTCAGTGATTTTTTATTATCTTGATACGCTTCGATTTTCGTCCGCAAAGCCCAGTTATAGATAAATCGAGTTGATCCGAAAGTTCTCTCCATTAGCGAGATCTGTTCGGATGTCGGATTTAGTCTATATTTATAAGCTTTTAGCATACTATTGTCTTTTGATGCAAATATATGATATGAGAAGTAATTATATACCATTTTACTTATGTTATACAACATGATAATGTAAAATTGTATATAATCACCTTTTGAAATAGCAAACAAATAGATGATATTTTTACAAAAAAAATGTAATCAATCGTATTCCTCTGTCATGTATAAAGCATAACTATATCTATCCTCTATCATCATCACCACCTTCTTGATATCAGATAAAGTTAATTTCTTTATCTCCATATTCCTACTATCCATCCTGACGAAAGAGTCCTTGAACTCCTGCTCGGTTATGGCGTCCAACCTAAATAGATTGTATTTTATAAGTAACTGGGTTACGTCAAATATCAGGATATTAAGATCAATATCACCCTTCAATTCATTAAGAAGATCACGCATCATGAGCTTGATAGCATCAGTATCAAGCTCCAGCTTCTCGGCCTCCTTCATCAGCTTCTTGATGATACTATTGTACTCGATTATGATATTAGCGTTATCGTCATCGGTAGGCAGAAGTACATCCATCGTACATTTTATACCAACCTTATCACTAAGCCTTTTATTGAACTCAGTCATATAATCAAAAGCCTGATCCCTGCTTAAAGCGTATGTATGATCAAGCAACTGCTTTTGTCTGTTATTGACAAAATAATGACTGGTATATAACATCATCAAGACCTTAACTCGCTGGATGCGTAGGTCTTGCATAATTTTCCGGTGTAAAAAAGCGTCTAGTTGCATCTACTAAAAAAGTCCCCACCGGGGCCATCACACACCCGACAGGGACCAACTTTTAAATATCTTACTCGTCAGGTGATGGACTGACGCCGCAAAGATAAGTCAAGATATTTTATTTAGCAAGGATTTTCCGCCTCATTTTCTCCGGATACTACGTTACCGTCGGAAACCAAAGACCTATCCTCAGCAGCCTTCGCGGGCGAGGCGGACCCCGATTGGAGGTCAGACGGGCTGCCGAACGGGGTCACAACCTCCTCGAAGAACGTCTCATCCCTCCTGATACTCATCCTGAACTTAGGGGCTATGAAAGGATCGTTATTAAGATCGATGTTGATCGTAACGTCATCCATCAAAATATCCTCCTTAGTCCTGGAATCGCCTATCCACCCTCTTACGTCAGTAGTCATAGGCATCTTACTAGCCGCTTCCTTGACAGCCTCTAGCCGTTTCTTGATAACATCCACGTCTCCCGTCAACGGAATCATATATGTCTTATTATCCAACCCGGATCTGGCTATAGCGTTATTAAGACCCATTATATCATCAATACTTACGCCACCTCCTAGACCCTCCATAATCCTATCAGCCATCGATCCGATCATGGATGAGAATGATGATATATCCTGATTTTTCAATCTTACGGGGTACAGGTAATTTCTTCCATTTCCTGTCTTTATAGCTACAACCGGGATACGCGAATTTTTATAATTACCATACTTGTCCCTAACGATAGCCGTACAGAACGGGAATATGTTATACTTAATATTATCTCTCATCGTAACCTCCCCGTTCTCTATATATCCTACGCTCTCGACCTTACCAACCGTCTCATTGGTAAAGTCATTTTCGGATACCATCAACGTACCATTATCATCACTTATGCTAAAATTAGGTCTTCCTGGCAAAACACTGGTGACTGCGCCTACGAACGGTATATCAATCTCGCCAGCGACAGATCCCACATTATCCCTATACAACTCAAAGGCCATACTCCTTAAATCAGCGTTACTCCCTTTTGAGTCTGGATCATTGGCTTTTAGCACCGAGACAAAATTACCATCACTATCCACGATCTTAATAACCATATTATCAACCAGCTCTCTGTAAGCCGACTTAGTCTCATCAGAATTAGGATCAACGGCGTTAAGTCTATTGTATTTATCATACAGTCCCTTGGTGTATGGATCTGACATATCCATCTTAAACCTTACCATATCACCCTTGCGAAGGCTAGCCGCTGCTTCCTGATTCACCGACTCGTTATTAGACCCAAACGTATCACCCGTATAATAAGGGACAATAGATCCATCCTGACCCTTGCGATACACCATGAACCAGTTGGAGGTCGATAAGGCGGTCTGCCGCCCCAGTATGACACCGGTAGCGTTCTCGAAAGCCTGAGCGTCATCCTCACTAATCATCCATCTTGAATGATTCTTGGACTCAATAACGCTGAACATGTTCGTCCCATCAGTAAAATCCATCACCATCTTATCATCCATAACATATTCACCGGGCGTGACGAGAGCCTTAAGCCCGGATCCCGCCATAAACCTGTCAAGCCTCATTCCTCCTACCTCATAATACATGACCCCACCGATCTCCCTCTTTTGAGCCATCAACACCACCGGATTCTGGGCGGCGTTGACCTCCGTCCTGCCGGTGGATGTCCCGGGTTCGCTCTCCGTGAGAACATCACCCATAGGTATAGACTTATCGTAATCCTTGACAACCATACTTCCATTATCATACAGCCTCATCCATTCCACGAATTGAAGAAGAGGATCATCAGAATAATTATTGATAATATCAATAGCCTCATTAAGTTTATCCTGATCAACTTCATTCCCGTTGTCAATATCATTCATAAGATCATTGTAAGTCTGTATAGCCCCCTTAACCTGATCCTTATCAAGACCATTAATGTTTATATCTATGATATCATCAATAGTATCTCTGATGTTATTTAAGACGTTATCGTTGGTATTTAACCTATCTATCATTGACCTAATCTTATTAAGCCTAGCTATAGGATTATCGCCAAACCCATTTACAAGATCATTGATACGATCCTTATTATTATCATATATCTGCCTCTCCCTAGGAGATAAGATATCCTCATTACCGTTCCATATCTTTATAGCTATATTATTGATTCTATCATCAGAAGGATTTATAATATCCTCATTATCAGGTACATTCTCAACGATACCTCCCTCATCAGCCTTGATGTCATTCTCCATAGATCTGGCGATCATATGATTATAGGTCTTGAACATAAATGCCTCGTCCTCTCCTATAAGACCATCTTGATAAGCCTTATCTATGGCCTGATCATTGGCATAAAGGGAATTAGCATCAGGATCATCGGTATTCCTGAAATCATACTTGCTGTCATCCTCCTCATAAGTCTTCCCCCATGCGTTCGATAATATCTTCATGAACCCGCGCTCCTGCGCCCGGATGAATCTTCTGTCACGCATACGACGAAGTGACTCGTTTATATTCTTATAAGCCACAAGATTATGACGATACTCGCTAAGCAACGCCATAGCCTCCTTATGATTATCAACCCCACGGATAGATACGGCATTCTCAAAACCGACTATAGTCTCATAAGCTGCCATAAGATCGGCGGCGCTGATCCTTGATTCATCCCTGTTTAATAACAGCTTAGATATATCTATCTCTGAGTTAACTAACGTAGCTAATCTCCTCTCCAAAGCGATCCTATCCTCTGTTAATTTAAGAAGCCTATCATTCTCCTTGACCAACTTAGCCTTATCAGATTCAAGAGCGTCCTTCGACGCGACACTTTGTTGAAGCCTCAAGATATTCTTCTCCATCCTCTGTATATCATCCGTAAGCTTCCTGAGCTCTTCAAGATCCCTGCTCGAATCAGGATTAAGACGAGAATATATATCAAGAGCGGGGCCTATATCCGTATTGTATATCCTTCTTAACTGATTGGCAATATCGTTCAAATTATCCTTCGCCTCAAGGCCATTATAAACCATATTGGAGATATAGGCGTTAAACGACCTATTGGATATACCATCGGTAAGGGAGTCGGCGAACCTATTGGCCATGGTAAAATTATCTACCTTCTTATTAAACTCACTGATAAGGTTGGACTTATACTCATTTACCTGCTCATCTGTCATATTCATATCGGAGGCTATATCGCTGTTAGGTATAGATTCGACTACCGTCCTGAAATTCTCCTTCGTATCATCCAGCATCCCCATCTCCGAATCATAACGAAGACGATTGAATACGGCGTCACTAAAAGTCTTATCTATGATTCTAGAATTAGGTATATCGTCAGCGTTATTATCCGTTTTCAAGCCTGATAATTGAGCGTTCAGAGCCATACTGCCACGAATAGCACGGATAGCGGCGGTAGTCAAGGCGCCAGCATTGGCGTTGTAGGCATCCACCATCCCCTTGTTCATGGACATGTCTTGGCTCCATTCCTTTATACCTCCAAAGGTCTTTCCACCCATAACCGATCCGATAATCATACCGATGCCGATCTCCTTCCAGCCTTGACTAGACCCGTATGTTTCCTTGAACCCGTTCTTTATAGCCTCCATATAGCCTATATTCTGCCGGATAGCCATAGGATTGTATCTTGATTCTACCCAATCCTCGGCGGACTTGCTAGCCACTCCCTGAAGACCTTCCTCATAAAGACCTTCTGACACTGGGCGCTTGATAATATTGAACGTATTCCCGGCTATTTTCTGCCATTTCTTAGGCGTTATGGCCCTCAATGTCCCGTTATCCATCCTCTCGGCGCCTACGCCAAATATATTGCGTTTTATGAACTTATCCACACCAAGATCCATGCCGAACATATCGCCGAACATAGCTATATTGGATAATGACAATATGCCGACGTTGGCGGCAAATACGGCATTAGCGGCATTGGCATTGTCAGCTCTGAACTTCATAAGCTCCTCATATGGGACTTCCCTTCCATAAGCGTTACGGTAAGACTGCCTGAAATTCTCCTCAGCCTCCATCAGCATGCTTCTGGCCTCGACAGACGCCTCCCACGAGGTAGATGTGCCAAGGAAAGCGAGGGTGTCCAGTCCCTTGCCTATCCTCCGTCCCGTACGGGCGGCCCTAAGGTAGACACCGAACGCTTTCTTGGTATCCGAAGCCGCTTTGCCTATCCTAGCCAAAGCCACACCCGCCCTAGCTCCCGTACGAGCTAAGTTCATCAATCCAGCGCCGGAATATACGGCTGACGATAACATGGCTCCAGCGGTAAAAGCAAGACCGGATAAAAAATCGTTAGACCAGAAATTAGCCGTAGTCATGCTTTGAAGGAAATTCATATCCCGCTCCTCACGATTGTAATAATGAGCAAGACCGTAATCCATCTTCTTGTCCTGATCATCCAACCATCTCGTGAAATCGTTATCAAAAACAGCGTTAAAATTACCTCTGGATACACCGGTGTAAATACCATAAAAAGGCTGAATAACACCACCTAATCCATACAAAGCGGCTTTACCTACAAATTTCCCCAAACCTCTCATCCATTTCTCAGTCCTACCTTGACTCCTAGATAAACGTGTGTCGTTATCTACACCGGGGATATAAGACTCGTATTTAGGTATCCAAGTACCGCTACTAAGTCGATACCTTGAATCCTCCAACGATATCTCCGGACCAGTAAGATTAAACCTGCCCTTATAGCTTTGATCAGAAGCCATATATCCTAATGGGGACATATGTTTCATATCATCATAATAATTTGTCTTAACAGTATTCTTGATCCTCTCCGACAATGACGGTATCTGGGACTTTGATCTCTCGGAAGCGGAATACGGATCCAATACCGGAGGCAGGTCACGATCCGGTATATCATAGGGATCCGTACCAATAGCCTTTATATTATCTACGTTTATGGTAGGATATCTGTACTTCTCGGCAAGATCCTTTCCGTTAGAGGTATTATTATAGATTTCCATTGTTTCCATTATTTCCACTATTTCCGTTATTCCTGTTTCTTATCTCCTGATCAATCATATCAGCTATGGGCGAGATGAAGCTCTCGAAATCATCAGTAGTAGATCTTCCCTCGCTCCTCCAATACACCTCATTCTCCTTGCTAAGTATCTGTTGCCATGCCATGACCAAATAATACTGCGGGCAGAAGTCGATCTTCCTTGCTACCTCATCAGCATAGTTAACGCCATCCAGATCAATTGAATACAACGGGGTATTACCCTCTCTAGCCCCTCCTTTGCTATATATATCAACATTTATCCCAGAAGAACCATTATTATACTTATATCCGGAAGCCCTTAACTCGTACATAGAAGCGTTATCGAACAACACGTCAGTAGCGATCATCATCTGATTCTTCCTGATATTACCGTCATTTATATTCGTAAACATATCTATATAAGGCATTACCGTGTCCTTGGCCCCGCTAGCGTAAGCGAATGGAGCTACCAACAATGACTTAGCCATCTTCCCATAAGCGTTGTTGCTTGAGCTGGCGAAAGATATGGGTACGACACCGGAATCATAGGTCTCGGACGGGATGCTTACATCCTCTTTGTAGAAAGTAAGTCCATTCGCAGCCAGATCAGCCTCGCTTACCTCAACAACAGATCGACCATCACCTCCATTATTGCCAATGATCTGATAATTACCATCACCTATAGGGGATATGGTAAACGTTATCTTCGTATTGGCATTATCCTTATCCTTAGGAATAAAACCGCCACCACGGGTAAATAGGTCACTAACCTTTATATAATCTTTCTCTTCTTGACTTTTAGACGGATAATCACCGGAGAAGATATACTCACGCTCGGCATACTCATGACGATATTGTCTCAGGTAATCCTCGCCAGCACGTTTAGCGTCATCAGCGATCCTACCTAAATCCCCACGACTCCATTTATGTCTTAATAAATCATTCCTCTCTTTATGAGCCTCATCATATATAGCGGTAGCGACAGCGATCGCCCTGTTATCCCCGGCAAACCTATCTCTTATTTCCTCAATGTGCTTATTCTTACTAGCCCCAGATACGGCAAGAGACATTATAGATTCAATATCATCAAGCGAAAAAGACGTTCCCATTAAATCATTCACACGATCCAATAAGACACCTGATTGACCCGAATCCATTGATACATGAGGCATTTCTCCTTCAACACCGTAATTAATAGTATTTATATTATCATTTAACAAAGAGCTGTAAGCGGACAACTTACTCCAATCATTTAATGTTATATCGTTTATACCATTTATATCAAAAACCTTATCGCCATTGTTATTAATATCTCCAAGATTGAATGTGCCGAATCCATAACTAATATCTATACCTGACCCACTGTCCGATCTAGCTTCTCTCTGAATTATAGTATCAATACCATCCAAAACAGCATTGCTCGCCTTATTGAATCCATCATTGATCTTATTATACTTCCCTCTTTGGGTATTTAATCCAAGAAGCTTCAAATAACTATCCTGACCATTGTAATCAAGCAACTCGTTCCTTGACCCTCCATTGGCCTTGAAATAAGCCATGACAACCTGATCGTTATCCATATCCTTGACCACGTTACTATTCTCAGGATCAGACGCCCATGCGTCGATCTTCCTTCTAGCGTCATCTGATAATGACTTAACGAAATTACCCATGCCGGTAGTCACCGCCTTCTCGTTGGCTATGAACCCGTTCATGAACTCATCGCTTATGCTCACATCGTCAAGGTTTGCGCTCTTGGTAACCACGGTAGGCCCGGTCGTGTCATCACCTCCGCCACCTCCATTCTCCGACTTACCCGATTTGCTGGCTCTCATCAACGCTGCTTTCTCCATGGCTAGATTATGCCTTTTTGTCTCATTAAACTTAGCTCTCTCCATCATCTGCTGATTAGCCTTGAAATAATAATCATCAACACCCAACGTCTCGTATGAGTTATTATAAGACCATCTCAGCCCGACGCCACGAAGGAACTGCTGTCGTACCATGAACATGCCGGCTCGCTCCGGGCTGTAGTTGCTACCGATAACGCCCTCGGCCTCCTCCACGAAATCATTTCTCTGCTTGATAATATCCGCCAGCTCCGACTCCAACTTAGCCCTCTTGGCCTTGTCATTGCCAACGCCCTTTAGCTTGGCTCGTATGGATTCTTCCTTGACACTGAAATCATCAATATACCCTTTAAGGAAATCTGAGGTGCTTTGAACATTAAATAAGTCAGGATTCGTTCTAGCCATATATCTTCCCTCTAATTGCATCTGAGCCTTACCGTTCTCAGATATAGAAGCCATGGCTATATCCCTGACCTGAGCGTAACTCATCTCATCTATATACATCTCACGCATCTCGCCCGTCCTGTTGCCATTGGCATCAGTCACCGGTACATTGACTTTCTTCCCCTTGTTAAGGGAGATGAAATTCTTCATCTTCTCATCAATCTCAGCGTGGTAATCCGTATAAGGGGTATAATGTATAGGATTAAGACGTGTCCCTACCTGACCGTCATTCATCCAAGCCACGGCATCCGCAAAAGCCTCAGCCTCGTTTATAGGACTATACATCTTGGGATTGTTCAGCTTCATATCCTCCATCTTCTCGCTAAAAGCCCGGATCTCCCTAGTACCGGCAATAGCATTCAACACACGGGTATCCAGAGCTTCTCCAAGACGAGCCTGTATGCTTCTGGCTATACCGTCGGAAGCCAAATTAGATTTACGATACACGTTATTCACGTCCTGTATCAGCCCATTTAACCTATTCTGAAGATATTCCCTATCCTGAGGTTTTATAATGTCAGAATTGATAATATAATCAGCATACTCGTTTATAGCCTGCCGATTGGTATCTATCTTCTGCTGCATGTACCCCATCCCCTGCATCATGACATCCATGTTGTAGGGCGATACATACTTGCCGTAATTCCTTAATATACTATATTGTGAAGCCATCCTTTATCCTTTCTTGCCTTTAGTTACTTCCTGAGCAGGATATAATCTCCTATAACTCAATATATCTCCTTGAGGATCAGCGATTAATTGTCCATTGGGACCAATCTTTACATCCCCAAATATAGACCTTAATGTATTCATGGTCGTAGCCGTATTCCACTTCTGCTGGATCTCGTCATTTACGCTATCGAAATACCTAGCCCAGTTCTCGTCATTTATAGCCAATCCCTGCAATATACGTTGCTGGTAAGCTTGACGTTGGGCTATATTCTTATCATACGTATCAGCCCAAGTACGGGCGTTTACATTATCAGCCCAAGCCCTTTGAGCCACGTTCCCTTGTTCTACCTCATTAATGTATCTACCTATATTGGAACTCATGATAGCCTGTAAGTTGGATGATAAAGCCCCTCTCTGGGAATCCGGGACATTACCCATCTGATCCAATTGTGATTGGAAAGCACGATTGGTCTCAACCATATACTGATCAGCCGATCTCAACACCGGATCCACGGCAGGAGCGTAATGCCTTTCCAGACCTTCCGTTGTCACGGCTCCCGGGGTCATCCTAAATACCTCGGGGAAGTCAAGACCGCCACCCACTATATTCCTGCCTCCATTGCCGCTGTTCGACTTACCGGCATTTGTATTGGTCTTAGGGAGCGTATTGGGATCAATCAGCTCAGGCATATCCAGTTTAACATCAGGTTCCTCCACATCACCTATATCCATAGGACCGGGAGCCACCTTATGAGGATCAAGTATAAAATCAAGACCTTCCATTCCTTTCATGGATCTCAATGCCTGCATCTTAAGCATATCCTCGCCAAGTATCTTATTAACGACATCCTTGTTCTTGTCAGAGAATAGTTGGCTAAAATGGGTGATACCAGCATCGTTAAGAGCCTTATGCTGTTCCTCTGTAACAACGTCTAGACCGATCATAGGGCGAGATGTGGTAAACAAACCTAATTTATTGTCTCTCATCCTATCATGATATGCGGCTTTCTTGTCTTCCGGGTAATTACCTTGACTATCCTCACCGCCAAAGGAAACGAGCGTCGTGTAATCCCGAAGCGCCTCGGCGTTGGCGATGATCGGGTTCTCAGCCGTAGCCAAGCCCATCCAGCTACTTGTCTGACCGTAGATAGCGTCTTGCAATGCCCTAGCCCTAGCGCCCTCTGAAGCTCCCATATAAGCATCGTAAGCGACCGGATTGAATGTCTTATAATAATTCAACCTCTCATCCGTATTAATACCTCCATAAGAGCCATCAGTTCCTTGGCGTTGATAACCGAAATAGTTAGGATCATTGTTGAACCTATTCTCGATCGGGCGGAAAGTTAATTTACGACCGAACAAAGACGTGCCTCCTATCTCCATCTTCTGACGAATACCAGCCACTTTCTTAAGCAGCTCTTTCTTAGCCTCAGCTATATCCTCCTCCGTAAGACCGTATTCTTTCATAGATCTGGATATGATGTTATCTATCTCACCACCCTTAGCGAAATACGTATCCTCATCCTTCTTCATCTTCCGGTCTTCCTGCTCCTTGTATATGACATTAGCGAAGTCCGTAAACCTTCCCTCTAAGCCATTAACGGTATCGTTACTATCATTTATAGCCTTAGATAATAAGGAGGCGTTTAAACGCCTTGTATTCTCGTCATCTATCTTATCGTTTTTCTTCAGCTTCTCCAGCGCCTTTTTCTGATCATCGTAAGCCGATTTAAGACCGATCTTAGCCTTATACCTGTCCATTAACGTAGCATACGTATCCTTAGGCGTGGCTTTGATCCCATACGTATCTCTGATGTATTTAGCGAAATCCGGCTCTATGGTTGTGTCGTCGGTAATAACCTTCGTTCCCTGCTCCAAGGAAACGGGGGTTCCACCATCGGCGTGCTTCTGCCCCATAGCCTCCATCGGCGCCTCTCCGGGCTGCGTCACGTACTCGCCCTTCTCTACCTCTACGTTGGCTTGATCTTCCATCGACTTAGGTAACGGATACAGGTACTCACCGGTAAGGCTTCCGCTATCGAACCTATTATTAGGCCCTAGATAAACACCCCCACCATCCTTGTACTGCATCTGGGATTGCCTTCTTTGCCTAGCCTCACGTTCCTGAGCCAACCTGATATTGGTACGAACACCTTTCTCTGACGCTATCCCAGAAACCACGTTACGAGCCAATCCCATGATACCACTAATTCCTGAGGCTATGGTGGTTATCGTATTAGCTGTTTTAGCCCCGGTGGATAAATCGCCATATCCCTCGCTTCTCATACGACCTATACCACGACCCATCTGAGTGAATCTAGACCCTATATCATCAGCGCCATAATAAGGAATAGTGGTAAAGTCAAAGACATCCGTCTCACCCGAACCGGTCTTAGACTTATCAACATCATTAACAGTCACATTATTAAATGTAATAGCATTGTCTTGATAATTTTCAGCTATCCGTTGCAAACTACCTTTGAAGCTAGCCGGGAACATATCATTCATATCCTTCTGCTCAAAAGCGGTATCATATTTATCCCTCAACCGGTCAGGCGTATCCATAGAATATATTCCTAACGGACTGGCTGGCGCAGGTAATCCCTTGTTGGTATTTACCAAAGGCTCCATGCCTAGCCCCTGTATGCCATCCATATTACCAAACATATACGACCCGACTTCCCCGGCATCTTGATATTTAGGTATCTTCCTTTTAATTACATATTTTCCCATATATCAAATTATTTCGTTCTGATACAAAGATAGTTTAAAAAAATAGAGACTCATCATTTAGCAACGATGAGTCTTTGTTTTAAATCAATCTTTTAAAGATGCATAAAAACACCTATAAATATTGTTGTAATGCATACTATTTTATATATTCGCGTAAAAACAAACATTACAAAACAATGAATAGAGAAATATCAGAAAATAGTATTGAGTTCAACAAAGAAGACAATTTTATTTGCATAACAGACTTTGTATATATAATAAACTCGTATAGAGAATCAAAGAATAATCCAAAAATTAGAACTGATCATTACATAACATCAAGTATAACACAAAACGTAATCAATAATATATTAAGACAAATAGATATGCCAGAAAAAAGCATAAAGACAATATCTGATTTAAAAAATGTTGGATTAGCATACCGAAAAGGTAAAGGGCCTGGACAAAAATGGTTTGTCGATTACAGAGTATTTATATCAATCGTAATGAATATAGATGATAAAATAAAGGCACATCTAATATCTTATGCAATAAACTCAATATCCTCGACAAAGATTATAGATGAAATACTAAACAGTATATCAAAAAATTATAGAAGCATTTCAAATAATAGATATAAAACGTATATAGCAATAGATAGAATATCAGGTCTTTGTAAAATAGGTAGAGCTATTAATATAAAAAAAAGACTATCAGCTCTTAGGATATCAAATATAAATATAGAAATGATATACACAATAGATGACGACATCGAGTCGTATATGCATAAACTTTTATTAGGATTTAAAGAAGATAGAGAATGGTTTAATATAGATGAAGGTATAATAAATAGTATAGCTAAAAAATACGGATTTAAAAAATACAAACAATAAAAAATAAAATGCGATAGCTGATTATATTACCTACAATAAACCATATAGCTATCGCATTATATCAACCTATTTCTTTTAAATCCTTTTTACAAATAACGAACCTATCGTTTTCACCAAGTCATAGAAGCCAGCAGCGCTAAGCCCGACAGCCACCCCATACAACAGAGCTTCCCACCATTCACTCCCTACTAACAACGGGGATACCTGAAGAAACCAAGCCATGATACATACCAGCATGCCGATAACTACAGCCGATAGGATCTTAGCCCACTTATGGGTGTCGATATACGGAACCACCTTAGCTAGCTGAGTGGCTGACATCGTGACGAAAGCCATGATTCCGGTAAAGGTAGTCAGATCAATAGTAATAGGCCCTTCTGATGGGATTACCTCTTGCGCCATCAAAGCGAATGGCGTCAATAACATAGTAAATAAAAACAACAACCTTTTCATACTAAAATATTTTTAAAAACAGACAAATATAACGAATTAGTCCAATATATCATCAGCTAACCCTCCTAAAGTCACGACAGGATTAGCTATATCAAGAATATCATCCAATCTATTTCCGATCCTACCCATCACGTTCGTATTTCTTAATATATCCATACCACCTATCAATTCAGCGGCCGCACCCGCCACCCCTAGTATATTCCAAAAATTATCATCATCCGGGCTTAGTGCCATCTGAGAAGAATCAACACCTATTCCTAATACACCAGATATTTTTTGGACAGAATTACTATGGGCTATATTATTCAATAACGGATACAATCTAGCGCCTGATCTCTCTATTAACCTCAATAATCCAGGAGATGCTGTGGCTATATCACCTATTGTAAGTAAAGTATCAGCCATAAGCTTATAGGGATAAAACCTCTCCTTCCTTTTTATCTCACCCTCTTCTGACCCCTTTTTAACAGATTCTCCAAACGTGTCGTACATGGCTGCATCAAAAAGACTATTCAAGAGATCAACATCCTTGTTTCCGCCTCCTCTTATATTATCACTCAATTTAAATATAGGAAGATTATTCATCCTCCTGAACTGATCCTCATCTATAAGACCCTGTTGAAAAGCAGATCTTGACGCATTTAGAATCTTATGCCTTTCCTTGCTTAATGCTCTTATCGCCTCTTGCTTGTCCACGATGCGTTTTCGTTGATCCTTATCATAAAACCATTTATCATCCCCAACAATGCCTCCTTCGGATTTTATTGACGACACTCCTTTTATATTCAGCATCAACCCCGGTATCATGTTAAGCACCAACTGCTTTTTCGCCTGTTCCTTACGCATACGCTCGGCCTCCGCTATCTGCGCCTCTGATTGAGGATCATTCTTAATATTATTAGCGATGTCCTCTATAGCTTTCTTGTTAGCGCCGGATTGAGCTAGCATCTTATATAACAGGTCTTGACCTTCCTTCTCCCACCAGCTATCCATGGAAGGGCGGGAAGCCAAAGAAGGATCGGCAGGGGCTACCGTCTCAGGGATAGGCTGCTGACCTCCGTCCCCCGTGCCCGAATCCCGCTGCCCGAACTCGTATCTCATTGGCTCGTTCTCCGGGACACCATACCTATTAGCGAACATATCAGCGAACTCAAACCGCTTCTCGTTTCTTAATGTCGATCCAAGGGGTCTTCCGTATCCTTGATTCCATGCCACGGTAGCGTCCTTATAATTCGTGGCGTTATCAAAATCAGCCTTCGAATACATATAGTAATTATAAACATTGCCTTGAGCGTCCTTATCAAAGAACTTGCCTTGGTTCATGTAGTTCCAGCCTAGCCCCGGTACACGACCCTGATACTCATCCACAAGATAATCCAGTTGTTGGGTCAATGTCGGTTTCTTACCATACCTACGCTGTAACTCTTTCTTCCTAGGACCAAGCCATTGCTGGATTCCAAAGTCACCGGCGGCGCCTAGAGCTTCGGTGTCCCCTCCTGACTCGGCGGCGATGTTAGACAGGATGCCGATAGCTTGCGTTTGTGGTATACCCTTCTTTTCTGTCAGATAGTCCCATATCTCATCATATACAGCCATTTTGCTATTTTCTGATCTACGAGGATCAATCACATACTTTCCAGAACCATAATCGCTTCCTGTATTTATACGACCTCCTTCAGCCTTGTCCTCCAACTTATTCTTAGACATAATAGCGTTACGAATAAGAGCATCCCTACCACTCTCTGGATCAGGACTATAATCCTTGAAAGAGCCTCTCTCCTCAAACTTATCACCTATAGCATCTAATACCTTGGTAGCTATATTAATCGGGAACTCTTGATCATTACTATAAAAATCATATACATCGTAAACGCCTAACCTTCCATCCGGACGTCTATAAATTGTAAAATTACCAAACCCTGATAACGGGGTAAGCTCACCAGCAGCTTCGGGATAAAAATCGTACTCAGAAAAAACCGTAGGCTTTCCGGATCTTACCGAATTACGATTCTTCTCAAATATATCTACCCATTCTCTAGACTTTTTCAAAAGCTTCAGCCTACCATAAGCATCATCTGTAGCCGGCTTATCAGAGCCATATATTTCTTGCTCCGTATCACGAATCTTTTTATCTAGCCTCTTTATCTCATCCTTAGTGTCACGATTGAACATCTTCTCAATATCAGTAATGACATTATCAGGAATCCTTATCTCCTTGCTATTTCCATCAAGACTATTAGGCTGGGATAAGAATCTACCCCATAGCTGTTCGCTATATTCATCAACATTAGCTTTGCCATTTCTTCCGTATATAAATTCCTTAACCTTATCGGGAAGACTGGCATTTGAGGCTACCACATCAGGTGTTACATTCTCATACAACCTCCTTCTTATGGCGTTACCTATGATGTCTTTTAAATACGAAGCTCTATCAGATACATCTTGTCTTACATACATAGGATCATTACCAGTAGGACCTCCTTCGGCTTTCCGCTCAATTTTCTCTCCCCATAGCCCATATTTCTCCCTAGGCCATATGCCGTCTATGGCATCCACATAACCAACGGGATGCTCCCCGTCCAGACGCCGGTTCCGCCGCTCGTCCGCAGGGTACAGAGCGTTGGCCAACGGCTGCGTGATATGCCCCAACCCCTTATCCTTGGATCTCGACATAGCATCCACCACAGTCCGATATACAGGTCTTAATTTCTCAGGCAAATACAACCCCGCCTCATCAACCAGCTCGCCTATCTTCTTATTTATACCCCTAATGCTGAAATTATAATTACCCATGCCATTATTCAACGGAGACAACGCACCTCTTATCCCATTCATACCCTTAACAGCAGCTCCTCCACTAAGGATATCAAACTCCGGGGATACGTTCTTTAAAGGATCATCATTCATACCCCTAAAATACATGGGACGCTCACCTCTTACAACACGATCAAGATCTTCCTTATACAAATCCCTTATCCATGAAGGGATTTCCTCTTTCTTATCTTTCTTAGCCATAAATCACGTTTTCTACAAAGATATACATAATCGGATGCAGGATAAAACAATAGGCGGGTACATGATTCATATCACCTACCCTCCTACACCCTCAATGCATATGATAAGCCGCCAGAGCTTTCTTGGCCAAATCCCTCGACTTATACTTCGCCGGCCATAACTTTCCGGTCTTGTTGCTAACCACTCTCCAGTCACTTCCTACTCTCTTTATGCATCCCGACTTGGGGCACTTGCCTGAGTTCTTGGCAACCTTCCTTTTTTGAATCATAACATTAAATTTTTGTTACGGTTATATTATAATCACTCGAATTTATTACTACTTGTTTCAACTCAATATTCGAAAAATCAACCATAACCAAGGATATATTACCATACAAAAAACTAGTTATAACATCACTTGTAAAAGCGGCTACATCGCCACCCATTTCGGCTTTATAATACACATACATATGCTGTTTATTAATAATACAGCTTTTTATCTTATCGAAACCTTCCTTGGTAGTATTTTTCTTAAAATCAATTCCTTCTAAAATATAGCTTGAGATATCCACTCCAGAAGAACCTATCTCCTTATAAGTCCCATCATCCATCAAGGCCTTGGTTCCTGTACCGGCCGTAGAGAAGTTAATGACCCTGTTATCTCCGACTAGGTCATCACCAATCGTTAAGGATATGTCCTTGGTTTGGTTAGATACCGATTGTACGGTATGACTGGTGACATTGGACGTATGGGTAAGGTCGCTGGATATATTGATCATTACATGATAAGATACAATGATTCCAGCTCCCGTATTGCATCCAGAGCGCAACATGGCTTGAATATTCCCGGATGAATCCTTGGTTAATATCAAGTCCCCAATCCCATACATCGATGATGCTCCGGATAAAAGATATTGAATTGGTATATCAACCTCACATTTAGAAGCTATTATATCATATTTCGCTTTGGTAAGGGTAAATTTCTTATCAAAGCCCAAATTAAATAATATAGTTCTAAAATCATCCTCGCTATCGAAATTATCGCCCAAGAAGCCCGGCTCATGAACATCTATATCCTGCCATGTGCCGTCACCACGAAGAAAGGCTGTACGCTTCTCCGCGGCGGGAGCCGGCACCAATCCCGCAGCGCCAGCCCCGGACGCCGTGGCGCCAACCATATCCTTGACCTTATCAAGTCTACTGTCTATTTGATTACCATCGTACTTACCAATAAAATCTTCCATATCGTTTTAATATACAAGGAAGAGGCGGCAAATACCCCCCCCCCCATATGTTAATAAATTAATAAACTTTCTCATCATTGCTGAACCAACGAACTATCATCTTGAACCGGCTCTCAATATCATTCACGAACCTAGCCAAAAACCAATCGCCACGAAGACGATCCCGCCACCTCCGATGATAATCGACAGCCCTGGGGTCGATCTTACGGTCAATGTCATTCACATCCTTAACCCATATCGGAAGATTGTTCGTATCGTCTTTGACCTCGTTAAAATAGTCATTTATATTTATCTTCTGATCAACCTCCGTCACCAGTATCTCACGGCTATCGTCATTGGTTACAGGATACCTTAACCGCTGGCTCATATCGTTCTTATTGGCGATGGTCATCCTAAGCTCTCCACTGTTGTTGGTATCGTTATAGAACCATGCCTTATTAAATCCAGTTGTTCTTCTAACCTGATAATTAACCTCATCCTGATACCTTCTGGCATCCATCCGATATTGGTAGTTCGTAAGGATCTTATTCACATACTGCTCACGGACAGGTACCTCTATGACGAACGGATATAGCTTACCATAAAATACTTGATACGATTGGTTGGTCAAACCATGAGACCATAAACCTATCTCCTGACTTTCACTTGAGTAGTTCTTTCCGGACTGGAAATAATGCTGGTGCTCGATATAATAATCAGGGGTGTAGGATAAATATGATTTCCACTCACCCTTCAGGCAGTTATATCCAACGGTGAACGAGACGTCCGTGAAATGGCTGGTGTCCTGCAACTCCACCGCCTGTCCGTTCCTGTAGAACCGGCCGTCACGGAATTGGTACTCGCTTGGATTCCCTACCGGTATATAATCCTTCTTGGTTATCAGAACCCTCTTGAACCGATTGTCCCAGCCCATGGACAGCCCTATACCAAAAAACTTGTTATCGATATCATAATAAGACAGCTCAGCGTCCGTATCAACGTTATATATCCGGCTACGGATGATCTTCATCTGAAGATGCTCCTTAAACCAGTTTCTAAGCCCCGGAGTGACCTCCGTGAGATTCCTGCCATTAGAATCTACCCTAAACACCTGACCACGCCTTAAATCGACCCAAAAATGGCCGAACTCACAACTGATCATATCCCGGCTCTGGGTCCCGGAATATCCTAATGTCGTGTTGTTATACTCAATGCCACGAGATGCGAAAAGACCACCTGCCCCTAGTTCGCTATTCTCCGGGGATATTCTCTCCGCCAACACGTCTATGGCATTATACAGCCCTACCTGATTCTCGAAGCGAGCCAGTATCTGATCCGACTCTATCCCTTTCATGCTTATAAGCTTCCCGAAAGAGGTCTTGAACTCATGGTAATCCATAGGCTTGTACGACAGCCAAGGATCGGTCATGCCGTTCTCCGACACGTCGGCGGTGCTCCATATGACGCCGTTGGGTCTTTGGTAAGCGCAGTCCCAAAAATTGCTATCATACGTCTCCGGCAACGACCTTCCGCCTAGCGTAAAACGATTCTTATACACAGGGCTCATCTTAAACACATTATCCCTTGATATAGGGACATTACGCTCTTGAGTCCATGATATATAATCCCCTACCTCCGGATAGAACCCCTCGTAAGGCTCAGGCCCGGCTATACGGAAATTGCAATTGATCTCAGACTCCACGAGGAACTGAGGTATGCCATAGAAGTATAGGAAGAAACGACCGCTAAGATACATATCTCCGGTCTTGCAAACCATCTCATAAGCGCTCTTCCGGCTAGGGAAAGAGTATAGCGATCCGGTATCCGTATCGGTCTTATTAAGATAATCCTCCCCGGTATCGTAATTGACGAAATAACGGGGATACCCGATGTTCCGATAATCGTAATAAGGGAATGGTATCATATCCCCTTGACCAAACTGAGTCAAGTAAAACATAGGCATCTTCCTCTTAAGCGAGAACCTTGATATAAACACATCACCTCCAAAAACAGGTTTACGCTTATCCTCATCCATCAACCCGCAACTGCCTAACGATACCCACCTGATATCCTCTATCTGCCCGTATTGAGCCGGAGAATATTTCTTTATCCTCATATAAGGACAGGATACGAAAGATTCACGTGTCATAAAATGAGGCGTCATACCAGCCACCTCATCGTTACGAATATTACACTCATCCTGAATACGGCTGGTATCGTAACTTGAAACCAACTCCGGATATTCAAGCATATACTTATCCATACCAAATGACATGAACAACGAATGCTCACGATCGAGGTTGTTTATGATAATAGGCTTACCGCCTACGGTTTCCCCTTGTGACGAGATGTCTGTTACCGGATATAACCCGCTCTTAATATATTTGGCCGTTGACAATCCACGCAACTCCGACGCCCCCATTTTTTGATAAAACAGATTATAATGGGCGACAGAGGTATAATAATAAGCATAATTCCATCTAGGTCCCCTATCTATCAATGCCGTTAACCACTGATACCTGTACTTCCCTATATCCACAACAGACTGGGAGGTAGCCTTGGCGATACCTGTAGCCAGACGGATAGCCGTCAGCGCTATGCCGACAGGGTTGGCTAAAAAAAACACGCCTCCACCGACATATTGCTGTGAAGCCGACTGATATGTATACTCAGCTATAGCGGATATTAAATTAGCCATAGCCTCCACCGTAGCCAATGACGTTGCCATACTATAAGCCTTACTTCCTAATATCGTCCATTTAGGGTGATCCTCCACCTCCCTGAATATACCGGAGGATTTACCCAACTGATAACCATCAACCAGACATTCAGTAGGAGCGTCAGGTTTATTGAAGGCAATATCAGGGCTTAAGAATGAATACCAGATATTACCCTTCCTGTTAAACGGATGCGTTATAAAATTCTCACGATTAATATCCTTATAGATATACATGTCATCAGACAAATCGTTGTAAGGATAATTAGGATAAAGGTTAGCCGATCCGTCGGGATCATCGTACTTAAACATATCATAAGCCAGACCGGTACCGATAACGCTCTTATCCAATGTTCTATCGCCCCTATACAACTCATATCCTATTATGGAATCCCTTCTAGCCTTATCTATAAGACCATTATCAACCGCTATATCAAGAAACTCATTAACGATATCGTCATCAAGCATCACCCCCATAGGATAAATATAGGAGTCAACTCCATATTGACCGGTCAGTTGAGACGGATTACCCATGAAAGGAGCGACAGAGTTATCCGGGAACTTGTAATGACGTATAGGTTTCTGACAAAACGTGGTTGACGTATTAGGGTACTCAGCGTTATCTCCATTACCCGTGAAATAAGACTTACCCTCAACGGATTTAGGAGACCCATAGTATTTCGTCAAAGAATCTATTATATCCTTCCTCTTCGATCCTCCCGATGATATCCCGATCTTACTTGAATCATACAACTCAAAATTAGCCGGATACTTATTGGTAGACTCCCAATATCCGAAATCACCATACTGATATGGTCTAGGAGCGCAATCAGCGGGTTTATCTCCACATGAGATGCATTTCGCCTCATATGTGACAAATCTCCTTAATTTCAGTTCTTTTGTAAAGAAGAATACGTATTTCACCTCCAGTGGCCGAATGCCAAAACAGAACGGGGCGGGGAAGATGGCGGTGCCAGCCGTATAGAACCCGGCAAGCTCCTTCATGTCCTGCCTCATGGCGAAACCGGTGAAGAACACACATACCGCTGGCTCAATACAAACATATATCTTATGGAAAGTAGTCTTGTCATCATTCCAGAACAAGTACTTTGGCATCATAAATATCTTATGATCCACGTAATTCACTATAACACCTTTCTTAGCATCATCAGCCAAAGGATTAGGAGCCACGGTACCTTCCTTGTCCGAGAAAAACGTTATACGAACCTTGTTGCATGATGATGAGTCACCGATCGGATAATTATAGTTACCCATCATCTCTATATACATAATACCGTTATCAGGATCGGATAAACCGCTTACGTATTTTTCGTAATCCAACTCCACCCATCTGGCGTATGAGGATACATGTGGATAGAACTTGAAATAAGTCAAGTTGCTTCTACCGAACCAATTGGTCTTGGCGTCAATATCATTCTGCACAGACACACGATCTTTCCAATCAGTAGATATACCGGTATTGAACTTAGAGTTATCACCATCACCAAAAAGACATATGGCGTTCTCAATACCAAACTGACTCTCATATTGAGGGAAGTACTTTTTCATTGAATCCATCAATATATCAAGCATAGTCTCGGTATGCTTCTTGCCTTCCCATCCATCGCCTTGGAATAAGAACGTACATTTACCCAATGACCTACCTCCTTGGAATGTAGGAAGTTGAACATCATTAATAGTAGGATTGACGTGAGGATCTCCTACCGAACACCCATTAGTACATATGCCCTCATCATATAACTGCCGGACATTAGACATATCCTGACACAAGACCAAGGCGGAGGAGTCTATATCAGACGGGAATTTATCCTCATCCTGACCATCCAGCCATTCCTGAACCAGATCTATGATATTCTTACCTCCACTGGAATAATTATCGAAATCACACAATACAGAGAACTTCCTTTGTGACTCGGCATTACTTTGTATTAAGGTGGTAGGCTCGGTCTCCGTATAATCACTAGCCAGCTTATACGTAAAATCAATCCTAGAATCCACCAAAGAGTTTTTATCCAATATAGTCCTGGTCTCTATCCTCTCGATATCATCACATCCACTAGGGAAATCGGGAGCCTTTATACCGTCTTGATCCTCCGGCAATGATATAGCAGCGCATAACTCGTCAGTAATACCTACATTAGATTCTATGATATCACACAGGTTCTCTATATTATCAGCGATATAATCAATAGCATCATCTACCGTAACATCTTCCCCCATCGTATTGATAACGAATTGGGTCTCTCCTACCGTGGCATATTCCTGCTCTACATATCTGAGCTGCTTGACATCTAACTGATTCTTACATTCTCCTCCAAAATCATCAAATCCCCAAGACGGGTCGTTTATGATCTTTGCCGTATTCTTAAACTGCCAAAGATGACGGCGGCTGTTCCCGGCGCACTGCGGGTTGTTCTCCAGCACCGACGCAGCCGACAGGTCGTCAGAGTTACCGTCCTCATCAACGATAACCTCCATCTCCTCCCTTGTGGCCGGACGAGGGATAAGCGGGAATCTAGCTGTCCTGTATCCTGTATTGGTAAAGAACCTTATACCCAACGGATATACCTCGTCACGCATGAAAGAGGCGTATTTAGAGCAAGCCACACCGTCTTTATACAAATTCTCCGTGGCTATAGATGTCTGCCATTTAACGAAATGACCCAAGAAGTTAACGACCGGTTGAAGATTCCATTCATTCTCCACGGTCAATCCGTATTGAAGAAGACGATTTCCGACAGACGTCATGCCTCTGGCTGTCTTATATACCGGTATTTCCTTGGATAACTTCTCCATGGTCGTACGCTCGCTATATTGATCCGTAAGATAATAGATAGTCCTTTCCGTTATCGGATGTATACCTTCTATGAAATACTCAAGAACCGGGCTTTGCTCACCATTAAACCCAACCGTGTTCTGTATAACACCTATCTTATAATGAGATACCTGCTTGTCTATATTGGATACAGTAAGGCGGATACCCATATTGGTTGACTTACCCCATAAACCATCACGGATAACCATATCTTGGCGATCGAATAACATGATTGGGTTGGTCAATGAGCAATATCCGGTCTTCTCTATCCCGAACTCATCGCACAACGCCACGCAGAACTGGTAGGTCCCGGCACGCAAGCTCCCCCCGAACTCCACGACCTCGGGCTCCACGCACGGGACCGTCAGCAACGGGAACACCAGCAGCTTCTCGCAGGCCAGCCTACACCTCTCTATTGGCTTGTCATCCCCACATGTCTTATACCCATGGTAATGATACCAAAAATCACCATCATCATCCGGATTAAGAGCCTTATCGACCATAACATATCGCTGGGGATTATATCCATCGGTCCAGTATATCACCTTCCCGCATTTCTCGTCCTTGATCTCTATATCGAAGATCGGATGATGAATGGAGAAATTAAGACAAGGGTCATCAACCCAGTCCTCTATCAGGACCTCCATCAAATCACATATCTCATCAAAACGACCATCCGACTCCTCAAGCCTCTCGCCAAGGATACGATGGATGTCCTTTCCCGATCCAGCCAATTGATCCTCCACGGTCTTGATATAATCCAATGACCGCATGAACGTGATCTTAGACGTATTATCATCCGGATTGGATAGAAAGAAATAAGTGTTATCACCAGCTATGTCATTCTTATACCCAATAACCTTATAGCCATCAAATCGCTTACATAAAAGGGTACTAGGCTCGTTCTGGATCTTAAGCTGGCTTCCATCGTCACCCTCTATGGTAGCGTTCAAGGCGAAACTATATTCAGACGGGGATAGATCCTGTGGATGCTTATCCCTGTTCATCCCGGAGTCGGGAACCGCTATGTTAGAATTGTTCTGCACGATGTTATGTTTTTCGCAAAGATAACAAATCCGGCGGATAATCACTTACACGCCGGATCTTAACAAAAACTGTACGTATTATGCTAAAACATTCAAATCACGCGAATATAAAAAAATCCTCCTAACTTTCACAAGTCAGGAGGAAGACTAAACACTTAAAACGTCTCGTGGTAAAGCACAAAAACATAATAATTACGAATTTCCACCCATGTAGTTCGATTGCTTATCGGCATCCTCTACAGATATGTAAAAGAAACCGTTAGTCACGTATCTCTCATTGACATCCACAAAATCAGTAGATCCTTTGTCCACTCCTTTCTTCGATCCCTCATCACACACAGCTACCAGACTATTAAAGTCATTGGAATAACCTACGACTACACCGTGTATATCCCGATTTCGAGGATCGAATACGTACCTCATCTTATACCTATCGTAAGCTAACTCTAAAGAGCTTTTGCTTAGCCTCTCATCTAATCCGGCACCCGCCACCAAAGCCAAAACGCTCTTTGATATGTCACTCATGGTGGTATCCTTGGCCGGAGCCTTAGGCATAGAAACGCCTTCCATGACAAAATCCAACGCCTTATCTAAAAGCTCGTCGAAATCATCATCTCTTATATAATCCTTAAGCACCTCCAGTATATATAACCGGACATGGAGTTCGTTATTTACATCATTCAATGTGACCATAATACTAGTTTTCGGCAAAGCTAGATTATTCCTGCACAATAAAAAATCAAATATGTCATAAGTAAAGGACTAAAAAATAAAAAACTCCCCCATCCTCACGGACGAGAGAGCTGATAAATATTTGTATTATGAAAAAGAACAATCACTCACCTATTCTTACAATACAGTCACGAGATTCCTTGTTATAGATCATCGTGCCTACCTTAGAATACAAGGTCTTTATATTTTGCCAATTATCCTCACCATGGGCGGATACGTTGGTAGGGGCATCACCAGTATAAACCTCCTCGCCTCCGATATTGACAAAATCATATCCACGTTTCTCCATCGTACCTCCCTTATATGCCGTGAACCTGATAGTGACATTACCCTTCTCACGACCACCATACCAGTTACCGTATATACTGCACCTGATCTCAAGAGGTAATTTATCGTAATTATCGCCATCCAACAACGGCCCCATCTGGATCAAAGCGGCCTCATTACCTGATTCCATATTATCACCACCGTGGATAAGATAATCACCTACCCGTTCCTGCGTGGTCTGGTACTGTTTACTCCAACCAACCAGCTTGCCGTCCACGTCCGGGAGGCCGGTGTTATCGAAACCAGTTGCCGTATCAAAGTCAATGCCGTCCTCGTCAGCCCAGATATACCTAAGAACAAGGTAATCGAACTCCGGGATGATCACCACCGGGACGGACTCCTGCCTGCACACGAACGTCTTCTCTTCCTTGGTTCCCTCTTTTATAACCTTGTATGTTACCTGACGTATCTCGCCGGTCTCATTAATATCAGCTGTAACCTTAACCTCAGCAGGGCCAGTACCACTTGTCTTATCTAAATGTATCCAATCAGCCATATCATCGTATTTTGTTAAACCATTTTAATATACTTATCAAAAGCGTTGGGCCACATACGCTCATAAGACAACATCCTTCTCCTATTATCCTCAGCCAACTCCCGATAATCATTTAACGTGATCATCGACATCTTAAGCTCCTTCATAGCCCTAGCGAACTTACCCGGCTCCTGCTGAGCATATAATTTATAAGCGTCACCAGCGCCTTGTATCAAGCCATTCACGGCGGCATTCTCGAAGATCTTCATCTTGATATACGTCTCGACATAATCCTCAAGGTATCCTAACGCCGTTTCTGGTATATACGGAAGACCGTCATCGTCCTTAGGCGTAGCACGATATATGATATAAATAAATCCATCAAACCCTGTATACATAGTATTGCCGGATATAGTTATATCATAATTATCCCAATCGTACTTATCCCGATATTTGTCGGCGGCGCAATCACGCCTCAGTCCTCGACCTATAGACAGCCTTACGGGATGATGGTAATGAAATCGAACCTCGTGAGACCCGATATATATCCTCTCCGTGATCGTCTTCTCAAACTCCTCCTTACAGCACTCGGTGCAGGAGTTCCAACGGAACCCACGCTCGGTGCGCTCGACCCAGCCGATCTCGTGTTGGAGGTCAGCCTTAGCCTTGTCGCCGCCCGGAATCTCACAGACAAGAGGCTCACACCTATAGGCGTCAAGCATGTCGAAAAAATCGGAAGGCAATACCGCCTGTTTATTACTGGTCTTGACAACCGCCTCGGACATGACCGCTATAACACCCCCGAACCTTTTCAAGGCGATCTCAGCCCACCTATAAACAGACGAGGTATCTATAGCCCCGCTATCATCGTATTTATGTAAATCGGCCTTGATCTCGGCCAACAACCCTTTTATAGTCATATTCAAGTCTTTTGCACAAAGATATGTATTTGAATCATTGATACAAAAAAAATCTAGTCTACCCTCACGGGCTAACTGGATCACAAAAACTTCTACAGCTTATAAACCCATTTAACTCCAAATACCTTACTCTCCGACTCAACCTCCCGGTACAAGAACTTATACCTCCTACCTGATTCCATAGCCAACCTACACTCCCTGTTCAACGCCGGAGAAATATAGAGATGGAAATACTTGTTCCGAGGCATAAAATCAATACACGTATGTACATAAGAATATCCACCAGTTCCACGTCTGTTAATAGTACCGGTAAGCTTATTCAGATATATCTTACGATTAGGATTTATCTTATGGCACAGATAACCGATGTTGTTTATATAAACCCCACCCTCATCCTCCAGATACCTATCACGTATGACTTTCCAGATCAACGACTGGCACTCAAGGATATCATTCTTATCCACGATCGTATGCTTCCTCCTTTTCCCGTTCTTAGACATAATAGATCTATAGAATCGAAGAAAGTATTGATCAAGTATTTTAAATGACTTTGTTTTCATATCACAAATATAACGATTTCATCCTAATACAAGAAATTTATACACAAAAATACACCGCCTGCACCAAGGACGAGGCAAACAGGATAGCCGACAGCAACCTACAGTCAGACGGTATCTCTTACGCTAATGGCTTGGCGCAGGCGGATAGATGCGATTGCCTCGAAACATGGAGCGCTTACGCTAGCGGATCTCCCAGATCTTTTATAATCTTGTCATACATATCGTGCACCTCATTATATCTTATAATAGAGCTGTCTCTCATCCCTCTTTCGCCTATACCGTCAACTATGGCGTCATTGAAACCAAAGAAATTGATTATTGATCTTATTAGATTCATGTTATTGAATTTTTTGTGTTTTCTTATTAATATCCATATCCGGGTTCTCATCCGTAGGGATCTGCAATTTGGTTACAGTTTCCCTTAATGTTTCGGAAACCACATATTCAAGAAGTTTGTCTGGGCATATGAAATCATAATCCCATTGAGATGTACATGGCTTATCTTTTTCAGCTCCACATCCCCCTAGCTCTAACGCCGCTTTTCTGTCGAGAGTTATAAGATCAACATTTATAGCCTCTATGTTAATATCTGGTATATAGATATATCCATCATTGACATAATAATAGTATTGATCTATATTCCCGTATTTACGTTCCTTGTTGTTAGCGTATTTTCTTAACGATATGGAGGTAAATATAATATCATCCATGATATTTGATACTTTGATGATAGCCGGACCTATACGGGTATATATCATATCGGGCAATCTTTTCTTGGATCTCATAAGTATCCTGCATAACTTAAACTCATCAAAGCAACAATCTACCTTACGAACCCTCTCCATTTCCATGCAATTAATATGAGTATACAGCGATTCCTCGCCGAACAAGGTTCCATCAGCATACTTCTGGGCTATATAAGACCTTGCTTTTTGCCTGCCTATGGACAATATCCATCTTCTACTGACATGAGCGTCCTTATTGATGGAGTTCATGTCATTCATGATCCTAGATACAAATTCTGAATTTTTCATGCATGAAATACTAAGGAGGGGATATACCCCTCCGGTTATTACTTCTTTTTCTTAACCTTGCCTCCACATTTCAGTTGAGGTTTCTTTTTCTCGGAGACTTTGCCTCCTTCTGCCATCTTCTTTTTCTTAGCACATACCATAATCTTACTTTTTTAATGTTGGTGATACAATATTAGTCATTTCTATCGAAAATAGAATAAACAAGGTTGATGAAACTACCAACTTACCGCCGCGGCACAGGCTGACACACAAAGACTAGCGCAGGAAAAAGCCAACGCTATGGAGTGCGATTGCATGGAGCCAACAAAGACGTGGTCATGGTCTGTATCTATGAATAATGATTGCATGAGTCATGAGCAACTTGTCACATCAAGAGGATTTACGATTACGTATAATAATCAATGTGGTAGATCTATATCTGGGTCTGTGAGTGGTATAGGATATACACAAAACGGAGAAGAGCAGGTCAATAGCGCTAGCTTTACAATTCCCGCAGGATCCGGGACCAAGAGTGGAAGTGTATATTTTAGCCGAGAAGTGGTATGTGGAGATGTAACAATCTCTGGTCATGATTCAGGTAATTGTTGACAATCACTGCTGTTATGGTTTTTAATAAAAAGGAGAGACTTATTAGCCTCTCCTTTTCCATTACATATCAGGATCTTAACAGTTCCCAGATCCTCCCCCAGAAACACTTATAGACCCACATTGTACTCCTGAATCAAAACCTATGACACCAGTTTTTTTACCAGACCCAGTAGGTATACTTACGGAAGTACTTCCAGCCGTAACAGTTTGCCCATTATCATTCCTGCCAGTAACAGTTACAGTTATTGATTTAGATGATCCACATTGATTATTGTAAGACACTTCATAGGAGCACCTTAATGCAGATGTAGAACCAGGCAGACCATTACAAGGATCACCGCTCAGCATAGCGTTGGCGCTCCACGTCTTTGTTGGCTCCATGCAATCACATCTATCCGCCTGCGCCAAGCCATTAGCGTAAGAGATACCGTCTGACTGTAGGTTGCTGTCGGCTATCCTGTTTGCCTCGTCCTTGGTGCAGGCCTCATATTTACCAGCGATTTGCTTATAACTGATAGTCTTAGGAGTACAGTTGCTAGGACAGTTCGTAGCCTTGACATTTCCCCATCGATCATCATTACCAACCTTCGCAGAACAACCTGCATCCGCTAATGCCTGAGCTTGAGATCTCAACCTATCTATCTTATCGCTAGCTTGAGCGTTGGCAGAAGACGTGCTAGAAGCGCATATAGATCCAGAAGGTACATCCGAATAGGTAATCGTTACTCCACAAGGCTTATCAGATGGGCAATTCCTACTTGTAACAGAACCTCCTTGGAAACCAAGCGTATTACAGCAAGCAGATCCATAGCTTCTATATTCCTCATCTCCACAATCATTTCTATATAAAGCTACACTTTCGCCAGATCTACACTCAGCGTCTCCTACTCTACTCCAAGAATTAGGATCACAACAGCTATCGCAAGAACCACCAGAACATCCACATGAGCAATACTCATATACCCGATCCTCGGTCTGGTCAGCATGACATCCATTCCTATCGCTCCTTCTGTATGTAGCCCAAACATCGCCACTAGAGCAATGTCTTCCACCGTCATAACTCCAACTAGTCCAATCTGGAGGAGTATCCTCACAATCGCCGTTTTTGTTGGCGTAAGCCTGAGCTGCGGTTCTGGTAGCCGAATCATTTCTGAAAGAGTCTTGAACCTTGTTGTTAGCGTCCGCCTGAGAAACCGTTGATGTTATAGGATTCAATCCTAATGAGCTATAAGGAACTGATATAGCTACACCTTGCTTACAAGAACCGCAATTATCCTTATAGAAAGTATAACTTCCAGTACCGGTCCACACACAAGTGCCATGCTGGTTAGCGTAATCCTGTCCTCTCTGGTCTAGGATCTGCTCTGCCTTGCTCCTGGCATCAGCCAAAGAAACCTTGCTGGTGATAGGCGTACCGCCGTTGGCTTGCGTAGAGGTCACCGTTATTCTCTGGCCAACCCCACCATCGGCGCAATTGTTCTTATAGAAGTCACGGCTAGCGACGTAAGTCCATGTACATCCTCCATTCTTATTGGCGTAAGCCTGACCATCAGATCCACGAACCGCGTTCTCAGCCTTCTTGTTGGCGTCAGCCAAGGAAACGGTGGAGGTGTACGGGTGTCCCGGCAGCCTGTCGCTACTTACGGATACCATGTCGCCCACGCCGCCGTCAGCGCAATTGTTCTTCTGGACCTGACCGGTATAGCTTCCTGTCCACGTACAAGTACCCTTCGAGTTAGCCACGCTCTGTCCCTGAGCCGTAACAGCCGCCAATGCCTTGGCGTTAGCGTCAGCCTGAGATACACATGATTTGAACTTGCCGTCAGAGCTAGGAGCCGGATCCGTAACATCATTCTGAGTCACGGTAACAGAGCTTCCAACCCCACCATCCGCACATTGACGGGTGAAGGCCTTAGATGCCGTACCAAACCAGAAGCATGTCTTATTACCACCAGCTATATACCGCTCTTGATTCTCAGGATCAGTATAGCAGGTATTGGTATTACGTTGATGTAATTTAGAGATACAGTCCTTACATACGGTTTCGATAGTCTCCCAAACCGGTTGCTCATCCTTAGTATGACACGTGTCATCATAGTTCTTGTTAACGAACGCCTGACCCATCCTATCGATGTAGGCCTTAGCCAAAGCGTCAGCCTCCTCTTGTGAACGGGTAGAGGTGAAGAACTGTCCCATAAGATCCGGGGTTACGGTAATAGGATCAGCGTACTGGCAAGTAGGACACTTAGGAGTGAACTCCTTACTATAATTACCGACATATATCTTCAACTCATCACAAGTACCACGATCGTTGGCTATAGCCTGACCTTGCGCCTTGACAGCGGCCTTGGCAAGCTCGTCAGCGGCGAACTGGCTCTCGTATGAGTAGAATGGACCTCCGGTTACATCGGCCTCAGTAACGGTAACTGAAGACGGGATAAGACCGGACGGACAGTTATTCTTCTCGAACGCCTCGCTATAATGACCGGTATATTTAGGAGCCTCATGACAAGTACCTTGTTCGTCGGCGATCTTCTGACCTTGATTCATTACAGCGGCCATAGCCACTAAATTAGCCTCGTCCTGAGATACACAAGACTGGAACGGATGACCTTCCACCATATCTTGTGTTACGGTGAACGGATCTCCTACCTGATTAGCGCCACAATTGCTCTTCGTGAACTCGAAGCTGGCCTTACCGGTATACATAGTAGCGTTAGAGCAAGTACCCTTGGTATTAGCCAAAGCCTGCCCTTGAGCTTGTACGGCGGTCATAGCCATAGCGTCAGCGGCGGTCTGCGAGTCGTTAGACTGGAATGGGTGTCCTTCTACCATATCTTGAGTGATCGTCACCTTAGATCCGATCTTGCACTCACCACAGTTGTTTCTCGTGAACTCCAAGGAAGCACGGCCGGTATACGTACAAAGGGCGTGGATATTGGCAAGAGCCTGTCCTTGGGCGTCAACGGCAGCCTTAGCCTTGCTGTTGGCATCCTCTTGAGACACGGTGGAAGTAAATGGATAACCATCAACCATTCTATCGTTTACCGTATAAGTTCCACCAGTACCAGTACCACAATTGTTACGGGTAAACGTACGTGTATAAGTACCGGTATATACAGGAACTTTCTCACACTTACCTTTCACGTTAGCCACGTCCTGACCTTGAGCCTCAACAGCGGCCTTAGCCTTGTTATTAGCGTCCTCCTGAGACACGGTAGATCTAAAGTCTCCTGTCACCATAGTCTCGTCTACAACAACCTTAGTACCGTACTGGGTCTCATCGCAATTATTACGGGTAAATTCCTTACTGTATTTACCATGATATACGACCTTCTCCTTACATTCACCTTCAAGGTTAGCTTGTTGTTGGGCGTTAGCCTCAAGATCGGCCTTAGCCTTATTGTCGGCGTCCTCCTGCGAGATAATAGAGAAGTACTTACCGGCGGCTACAACATAAGTATAAGGTTGACCGATATGGAACTCATCACAATTATTTCTCGTGACTGTCTTCTCCATCCTAACGTTATAGTAGACGTTAGTCTGACAATCGCCACGCTCATTGGTGATAGCCTGACCTTGCGCCTCAACAGCGTCCTGCGCCAGCTTATTGGCGGCATCCTGTGATACTGTAGAAGTGAACGGATAGCCGGTACACATCTTCTCATCCACGGTAAAGTCAACAGGCGTAGAACCTTCAGGACAATTGGTTCTCTGGAATACCTTAGAATACGATCCGGTAAATACCGGTATCTTCTCACAATTACCCTTGATATTAGCTATATCCTGACCCTGAGCCTCTACAGCGGCTTGTGCTAACTTATTAGCCTCCTCCTGAGATACGATGGATCTAAAGTCTCCTGTAACCATCGTCTCATTAACAACCACATCCGTTCCGTATTGAGTGGAGTCGCAATTGTTACGGGTAAAGGCCTTGCTAAACTTACCATAATAAATATTCTCCTTAGGCTTACACTCACCTTCCAGATTAGCTTGTTGTTGACCATTCTTTTCAATATCCTCAAGAGCCTTCCTGTCGGCGTCCTCTTGAGAGATAGAAGACACGTACTTACCCTCAGGAACGATGTAAACATATTCCTGACCATCACTGAACTTATCACAATTGTTACGGATAAAGGTTTTCCTTTGCTCCTCGTTATACCAGATGTCAGTTATACACTCACCATGCTCATTGGCGTATGCCTGACCATTTAGGGCTATATCCTCCATAGCCTTGGCATCGGCGTCCTCCTGCGAGATAAATGATTTGTAAGTCCTTTCCTCGACCGTATACAACACAACCGATCCATGTTGGTTAGCCAAACAATCGTCCTTGGTAAACGGCTGAACCATCTTGATATTATAATAAACGGGTTTGGCGTCTTGAGCTATCATATACTCCTTAACAACATTACCATCCTTTGACGTTATACGGAACTTAGCCGTACAGATCTGACCGGTGTAATTAGCCTTGTATACGATGTTAAGCTTATTATCGCCTACCCCATGGCTCTTGTCGTTAATGGCAAAGCAATTACCCTCAACGCAATTCTTATCTACTTCCCTTGCCATGTCAATCCTCCTCTATTCTCCATGAAACATTATCTCCGGCCTCTACCCTTACGATCTGGGTATCACCATCCTTATTAAGCGTCAACTTTTGCGGATCCACATTAAAGGGTGGTTCCGGCTCCGGTTCCTCGCTGCCATCGCCGCAAGTGCAACATACCAGTTCAATATCATACTCGGTATTGGACTTGATATCGATAACGACCTGACCGTTCTCACTAGTCACGTTATCAAAGTCATGATCAAGTATAATATAAGGTATATCATTAGGCTGTTGATTGATATTAACAACCTTGCCATTCAAGACAAACATCTCATGATGCTGCTCGTTATCCATATTCTTAGGCATAGCTATAACAAAACTAGCCTCATACAAATCAGTGGCACCGGGATCCTCAGGATCGGCATACACTATATACCTGCTATCCTCTTCCGGAACCTTCATGGATAAGCCATTCACGTTCATGGAAACTATATAAGACTTGCTCACCGAACCACCAAGAGTAAGGCAGGAGGCCTTGACCGAGGCGGAGTTAAGCTTGGCGTTGATGACCGCCGTCCCGCCCTCCATGTCAAACATGATATTGGCCGGATCCACGCTTACCCGCTCCATGCCCTTCTGGGTTATGGTAGCGAGTTTCGTTACCTTGCCTTTCTCGACCGCTACGTAAGTCTCCCTAGGCAACCTACCCATCCATCCCGGCTCTACCTTGATCGCCACCTTGTCGGGACCGGTACCGGAAATCTTGTCGTAGGACACCCATGAGGAGCCTTGCTCGATCTTAGCAAGAATATCTTTTAAATTATTCATATCATTCCGCTTGAGTTATAGTCCATTTATCACTCTTACCTACGATAATCTCCAGAATCTGCTCACCGCCCTCAGGAGGATACTCGAAGTTAGTAGGCTTAATCTCAAATACACTGGCGCCTCCACAACCAAGATCGCAGATCATGTCCGGCAGCCATCCCTCCTCGAAAAAGCGCTCTATAAGCTCCCTGACGGCCTCCGAGAAAGAGTCAAGCTCCAATCTATCGGCCGGGACAGATCCTTTCTTAAGTGTCTCACCACATACCCAACCGTCGCACTCGGAAGCCAATACCGTATCATATACTCTATTAGCCATAACAAGATGAATTTAAAATATTACTATTTAATGTAGTATATACGATATTAACATCAGCGAACTCATCGCCCATGCAATACCTTTTCTTGAACTTAACGGATCTACCAGAAACGACATACCCGTCGTTAGGTACGATAGTACCGCAGTAGGTCACGCTAAGAACATTCAGAGGCTCGTATCTTAACCTTACGGCCTGCACTCCTTTAAACGAATCCCTTTGGATAGACGCCGTTGCTCCAGATACGGCAACCAACTTCCTTACCAGAGACTCGATTACGCTATTCATGCCATCTCCGTTCCTGATATCTGCCTCAGGAAACGACTGACCATCATATATGATCTGGGAACTGTAGATACTACACTCATTCCCAGGTCTATATTCCGGCTTACATGGATTACAGTTATTCCTCATATCAAATCAATTTATTAATCATTCTCCTTAATTCAAGTATCTCAGCATCCCTGTCCCTTATGGCTTTTATCATAGCGTTAAGGACATCAGACATATCGCAGCTGGGAGATAATCCCAATGACTCCACACGTACCTTGTCTCCGGGATAAATACAATCAGTGCTCATATACGTAGAACATGGCACCTTCGTCTCATCTACAGTAGGCCTGTATTGCTTCTTGTTACAACCATTCATTATTACCATACCTCCTCTTCTGCACCATTATCACCGCCGCCATTACCGGCGTTGACAAGCTCGTTTATAATTTTCTTCAAATCCAGAACCTCACGATGGTATAAATCTATCTGCTTATCCCTAGACGCTATAATACGCCTCAATGAGTCTATAACAACAGAAAGATCCGTGCCTTTCTCTATACCATCCACCACCAACTCATCGCCTGAGTATAAGACGCATTTATCATATAAAACTATAGGACATCCATAGCCAACACAAGGCTCGTCCTGACAATCCCGATCGCAAGGATCACAAGGATCCTCGGGGCATTTGTTAAGAAACTTGTCTATCTTAACGCCATGACAACACTCTTCGGGACGTTCCCGTGAATGATCATGACAACAACCACCTGAATTACACATATGAATAATATTAATGTTTTTAGCAAAGATACAGATTTGGTTTGATTATAAGACAACAAGACGTATGAAACAATAAGAGGTAGAGACCATAAGCCCCTACCTCCAAACACTAAATCAACTATTATGGAAAACTAAACGCGCATCATCACCAATAACATTGATCCTCTTGATCAATATTCTCAATCCATTTCTCGCACTCAAGATTAAGATCAGCGTACTCCTGCCCCTCTACCATCAAAACCTCACGGGCTTTGGCGTTGGCATCCTCTACTGATATCCATGATCTAAACCTATTGGCTTTGATAGAATAATATACCCTACCTGATTTATATCCAAACGGGCATACCTTCTCAAACCAATCACCGATCGTAGTATTATAGAATACAGGGGAGCAACTACCTTCGGAGTTAGCCTTCTCCTGTCCTTCTTTCATGAACTTCCTATAAGCTAACGTATCAGCATCAATCTGGGATATATCGGATATGACGGCTCCGGCTGGCAATTCATACACAATACCTTCTTTGCCTGATGTCCCGGTCTCACAATCGTTCTTGTAAAACAAGCCACGAAGAGGCTGTGAGGCCCAGTCCTTACAGCATGTCCCAACGGCGTTGGCCTCTCCTTGCCCGATCCTCCCAAGTTCCACCCTAGCCTTATCATTGGCGTCTTTCTTGGATACGTAAGAGACAAACCTACCTTTCTCTACACATATCTGTTCCTTGGATCCCTTACCGCTTACGCAATTGTTCTTGATAAACTCATCGCATACCTGATCATTATACCATACAGCCGGTATTATGTCGGCATATGTATTGGCGTAGTCCTGACCGTTGGCTTTGATATCATCCTCAGCCTTGTTGTCAGCCTCCTCCTGCGTATCGCCAAAATAGACGTTGGGAGGGACCCGGTAGTCAACAGAGCCGCCCACGTACCCAGCAGGCGGGTTGTTTCTGGTGAACGTCCGTACTATTTCTTTATTGCCGTATATCATTGTGATTCACTTTGTCGCAAATATAGATATTTTACCGATATGAGACACATAACCGTAAATGCAAATATGCAGTTACCTGATTATCAGTTTTTGGGCAAAAATGGAATTAATTATCCCAATGACTAAATGACTCCGATCCGGCAAAAACGCCATAATCCCTGAACATGCCTCCACATAATATGAAATCGCTTTTCTTACTACCGTTTATAGATGACAATATATACCGGTAACCCTTTCCTGTTATATAGATAGTCCTTGCATATACAACCTTTCCGGATTCCGTACATATATTCTTATCCCGATAATGAGCAAATCCTTTCTTTACGGCGTTAGCCGTAATCTCCCAATCTCCATTAACCTTGATCCTTTTAACTATTATCTTTATCTTAACAAGAAAATCACGAAGACATTTATCACTTATAATTATATCATTCTGTTCAAGTTTCTTAGCTAAATCCCTTATCAATAAATCCGACTCACCGGACATGATAAACGACTCTGAAAATTCTATATCCTCTTTCTTCGACTCAAGGACCTTAGCCACCTCCTCGGCTTTAGCCTTCTCCTCTAACGCCAGCTTCTCTGCGGCTACCCTGCCACGATACTCCTTAGCCCAAGCCTCGGCAGCCTCTGCGGGATCAGTAAAATTAGGCAGCTTGATCAAAGAAGAATACGACCCCGTCTCTCTTATAGAAGGAAGAACTTCTTTTGTAACCCATCTCTTAAACGATCTAGCGGATTTGATCTTAGATTGCAAAATCAACGAATACACACCGGATTCATTGATTAAGCGTATTTCTCTAACTGCCTGATTTAGAAGACTCCTCCCAAATTGGATACTTGATTTACAGCTACTTGACAAAATGATAACATCCTCCTCATCAACCGCATTTCTAACCGCATCGGTAGGCTTTAAATAACCTAGGCATTTAGCCACATCCGTACCGACAAACCATGGAGCACCTTTTTCATCCAACACTATTCTTACATTCCCAAATTCATTACTCTCAAAAATCTTTATATCTTCCATAGCAAAAAAATACCCGAACAGCAGAACATAGCATCTCACCTCTACGAACCGCCGAACGGGTCAATATCTTTCAAACTTAAACGACCTTTAGTGAGATGCCGTCGTTTATGTTTCAATGCAAATATATTACGAAATATATAAACAACAAAATATTTAACAATATTTCATAAATATATATCTATGCCACTGATTATCACCAATACCGATTTTTCTCCATTGGCTCGTTACCTATTACAAATCTTATCCTCCAAAGCATAAAGAATTTTCGCTACGGTCTTATCACCACTTACCTTCACGCAAGACTCGCCAAGATCCCTGACGTCTATAGCCTCCCTAATACGGGTAAGCTCTTCATATATCTCCTCTATCACGTCGGAGATCATAACGCACTCATCAGAGTCCTTATGCTTTGACCACTCTGGTAGATCACCCTCATAAGGTACGCAAGTGGACGGGGTTATATGTGAACAATTATACTTTCTCATGCCAGCAACTTATTAACACGTTCCTTTAACGATCTTACCTCATCCGGGCATAACCCGCAATCATTATCGCATAATGATCTTTGCAGACGAATTATCTTACCCCAATAAGATACATCAGGCTTGTCCCCGATCCTGTACCTGTGAAACTTCATGTATCTACCCCACTGGCAAGATAACCATTCATCTACGACCTTACATAGATCTATTCTATCAAGGCTTGATATACTTTGTGCGCCCATCGAGTATCTCCTTTCTCATTTCCTGTACCTCCTCATCAGGCGGGCATCCATATGGCAGGTTCTTGATCCACTCACGGATCTTTTTCTGCATGTTGAGATAGACGATACCCACGTCACCTATGGTACGGGTCTGTTTGTATATGCTCACCACGTCACGCTCCATGGTCTTCAACGGATCGAACATGACCATACAACCGGCAGTGCTCCTAGAAGCGTATTCCATATCGCTAACAACGGTAGAAGAAGAATGATTCATCATACTTCTCTCAATTCTTTCTCTCTCGGCCCTTAATGCCTTTTCCTTACAAGTATTACAACCCATAACTATATTTTTTTTATTCAACAATCCACGCAATTGGTAGCCATCTCAAGAAGCTCGCCTACACGGTCTATGATCTCATGAGCGGCCTTTATATTATCTAACCTCACGTTAGCCTCCGCTACAGCCATAAGCGTCTCCATCTCCTGTATCTTGTCTATAAGATCCTTATCCATGTTCTCACACAAGATATCAGTCTTGATCCATAGCCGATCAAGACGCCTGCGTATAAGATCCGTCTTAAGATACTTGCGACTGAAGTTGTAAGTAGAAGGGCTACCTATGATCTTGATATCATATATACCGTCTGGGAGGTCAAGGTATTTGACATTACAATCATCGTAATTAAAGCAATTGAGACCTAATGTTAGACTAGTAAAGGTATTGACCTGATTCTTGCCAAGGAACAACGTAACGGGGTCGGACATGCCCGGCGTAGTGATCTCGATAATCGCCTTCCTGTCCTCCAACAACCCCCACTCAGACTCATCCAGAACCTGCAACACCTTGGGATCACGTGTCTCTAGCACCTGAAATGACAGCCGAATATCATTCATATTAACCTTCTTATCGTACCGGCACAAGCTATCGTCATAACGGGCTTGCATATCAAGATCCGGGATATCGGTATAATATGTCTTGACCTCATGCCCGTTGATAAATACCGATGTTATCTGGCAAACATGAGACCTAGCGACATCAAAAAACACCATCCTTACATTACCCTCATAATCAACGCCAGATGTCGGGTATGTCAATATCTGGGTATTATACTCTCCATCGTTACGTCTAGCCACGACAGTAATAACGATAGGTTTTTCTATATCGTAATCATCCATGATAATCCTTGCGGCAAACTTATCATGAATTATCTTCGGTATGATATTTATCTGATTCATATTTACTACTTTTAAGCAAAGATACAAAATAGGGTCATACCAATACAATAAACCTACTTTAAGATAAGCCCTAAGGCATTCACTATATCATCACGATCACCAATAAAACCTTTATCAATCATCATAGAAAGCAAATCAGTAAGAGTAAAAAAACCATAATCGTCAACATAAGGTCTACTTAACAAAACAAACAATATAGATATTATGCGATTGTCTTCCTTGGCAATATCAAATAGCTTCAACATGTCATCTGACATATAATTTCCTACATTCAAACTTACCATGTCGGACAATGGCAGATAATCAATATTCCCATCACCACTATGAATAAGATTGCTACAATAACTCAATATAGGATCAACGCTATCATCATAATCATCAGAATCGCAATTTACATAATCGACAATTAAACGCATCACCTTATCTTTCAAATAGAGAGAAGAGCATTTAATAGCCAAATCCTTAACATCCCCACCATCATATTCCCCAAGAAGCTCTATCATCATAAATATATCCACCCATATCATAGACAGTCGTTCGTCAACAACATACATGAATGTGCCAGAATCCATCAAATCTTTGACTATATCTTCAGATTCATCTAAAGAATCAAATAATGATGATACTTTAAAAAGTTGCTTCTTATCATCAAACACCGTATAAAAGTCATGTGATTTTATATTAACCATAATATTAGAAATTAAAATTGTTAGACAAATACTGCGATTCAATATAATCGTCAAGGAACGGTGTGCTATTATCAGGAATCCACACATCATCAGACAACGCGGCCATACCAAACTCATCAACTATCTCATCCCCAGACACATAATCATAAGCCTTGACGCCAAATATCTTAATCCTTTTAACCTTGCCAAAAGCGGACTTGACTTCCTTTATCTTCCTATCCAACTTCCTCACCCCATCGACGAACTCAGAGAAAGTGACACCACGCTCATCTAAATAGCTCTTTATAGCCCTCTCTATGGTCTTGATACTGACATTACCAAAGCCCTTCTTCCTGACCTTGTTCTGAACCTTTTCCTTAAAATAAATGCTCACCCCATTGTTCTTGGAAGACACAAAATCCTTAAGGTCACGTTCCCTGATCGAATCCATGGAGCCATAAACAACACGTTTGATATCCTCGGCGCGCTTCCTATTGCACTCATGGGTCTTATAAGTAGGATTGTTCATATTTCGCTCATCCTCTAGCTTACGATGCTTAGGAGGGCAATTGTCCCAATAATAATACCTCGCATTGTTGCTATGCACAAAAAGATCAGGATGCTCCTTCTTCGCCTTCCTCACCATAGCGTAATAACCGTGGACAACAGCCACGTTAACATAACTGATCAAAAGCCACCTAACTAACTTTATCTGATAAGCAAGATTATCACCACCAAGACGATGGTGCTTAATATAGTAACTAACTATCTCATTCACAAAGTAATAGAACCACTTGATGTTGTATTGAACCCCCAGCGACCTAAACCTTATAGGGTCAAGGCATATGATAAGAATGCCTATCAGCGTCTCCGATATCGGCTTCTCTAGTATCTCTGACTTTGATGATGATTGACGCTTTATCCTAGGGTTATCGCAGCAAGGATTAGCATTGTCATTAAGCAAATAAGGCAGGATGACCTTGCCGGAATCCCTCCTCAAGGCCCTATTTTCTTCTGACATCCTCTTTTTTTCTGAGGAAGAGACGAATTGATCAAATATTAATGTTATATTTGCCATATGTTTTTTTTTTTATATAGTACAAAGATACGAAAAATTTTGCCATTTCAAAATGAGTGCTTGTGAAAGTACTCATTTTTTTTGTTCATGATCACGGCTTTTTACGGCGATCGCTATGGTCGAAATCCAACTTGGACATTGCGTAGGGAGACTATCGTGCCGATAATCTCTAAAGAAGTAATTTGTTTTTTCACCTCTATTCTTTTTACCAATCAACTTTTTGATAAAATACCCCATCAAAGCATTTTTCCTAAACATGACAATTTTAGTAGGAGGTTGCGACTGGAAGGAGCAACCGGATTAGAAAGGATGATGTCTGACATAATTTTAATCGTCTAAATTTTCACCAAAAGGAAATTATCAGAATGAGGATGATGACCGTCGAAGACGGGCTTCATCCGGATGAAAACGTTGTGCCCTAAAAAACAACCTTATTGACAATCCTTTCTTGTTTAACCCCTACAGGGAAACGCCAAGAAGAATCGGGAGGTGGGGTAGGCGTAAGGCAGGCCCAGCGGGATCCACCGCCGTCGGGGACGAGAACCAAGCCATGCGCGGGACCACACCCCATTTCTTTGGCTTAAGTCTAAAAAAACAATGAATATTTTTCTATGAAAGGATAATTGGCTACATTTGCGATATGTTTAGCTGGTCGGTTGGATGAGTGGTTTAGTCGGTGGTCTGCAAAACCATATACCCCGGTTCGAATCCGGGACTTACCTCGCATTTGCAATCCTTTCTGGGGTGATAACCCACAGGTGTATAAGGCGCCTTGTACACCTGTTATTTTATCAATCCTAATCTTTTCAATAATACGAACAATACAACTAGTATACCTAAGATCGAGATAAAGATAATAGCTGTAGGCCACTTTGACTCATCCTTATCATCCACATCCTTAGATTTGATATCTATCTTATTATCCATATTCTTTATATCATTCCTCGTCTTATCAATACCAAGGGAGTCGGCTGTCACGGTGCTATCCCGCCGGCCAATGACGATATGGGTATCTGTCTGCGAGGACACCGGTCGCTCCCCCGTGGCAGGATCAACATCCTTGTCCGTATCGAACTTCCTCTCCGTTATAATAATATCGGCATTAAGATCAGATGTCTTGATCTCTACGATCTTCCGATTCATGACCTCATCTATCATCGTCTCTATCCTGCTGATCAACCTACTATCAATAGACGCCTCGCTAACCTGCCTCCTGCTTCCGCAAGAGGACAGGGACAGCGACAGACCTAAACAAAAAATCGCCCTAAGACTTATCCTTAACCTCATCATCAGCAATCTTCTTTATATCGTCAAACGTCTCGTCAGGTATGTTCTTGGAAAAACTAAACATCTTGAATACGTTTATCCTCTTAAACACGGCCTTGAATACCTTAACCAAATAAGCGTCAGCGAAAGTATCCCCTATGGTATTCAAGAAAAGCATGACATATCCCACAAGGGCTATATACACACCATATTTGGTTACGGTAAGTATCATACTAGCCTCCTCCTCGATCGGGTATAGCGTCTTATATATAACACATAATGTCATTACTATAAAACAAGACAAAGCGAACTCCTTAAGAATATCAGTAAACCTGACCTCCCTAAACCATCTCTTAAAACTAAACCTTCTTCTACGACTCCGTCGGAGCTTCCAGCCCCTTATGCTTTGCGCTAACCTAGCTAAAAAATTAGCTATTAATACTATAAGTAATACAATTAATAAATGGTGTACCGGCTGGAAATAAGCCCAACAAGAGGCACCATACGCAAGCGCAATATTCCACAAAGCCCCCACTCGCTCTATCATGTCTTTGTCTTTCATTTTATACCTTACTCGCAAAGTTAACTACTATACCATTAAGTACCTAAAACACCACGGCGTGTATACCGTTCCTCGTATCAAGACTGTCAAAATGTAACCAACCCACCTTCCCTTCAAGCCGGAAAGGATATGGTAACATATCTTGATGATCCAAAATCAAGCCTCTGGCCTGTTCCGCCGTCATCGACTTGACATCGAAATCCCCAGCCTTACCCAACACATGAGCGGATAGATAAACATCCTTCTTATCCTTGACGATCTGGCAGATGTTGCATCTAAGACCACGTTGGGAAAACTGCCCCTGCTTGTCCCAATTATTACAATACATAGGCTGTTTGATTATATCCCTCCGTAATATAAGAAGATTATGGAGAAACGCTGTATCAAGAAACTGCCACGATCTGTCCTTCCACTTATTATATGTATGAGGACATACCAATTCCACTATATCAAAATACGAATCTAGTTCTTTTATAATATCATTTCTATTCATGTTATCCATTTTTAAAATAATGTAAAATAATAATACCACGATAACCTGATCCTCCTCGACCGCTCGTAGCCCCACTATTAGAAGCTTTAGAGGCTCCTCCTCCACCACCACCATAATAAGTGGCATTACCTCCATTTTCGCCATTAATAGTAACACCCTCAGTATCCTCAACTCCAGCCCCATCACCTCCTCCGTGATTGCCACCTTTACCTCCGGATAAAAAGCCTGTATCCCATCCTCTTGTATAAGCTCCCGATCCACCACCAGCGCCCATAGGATAAGGGTATCGGTCAGGATATTTGTTGTTAAAAACATATGATCCATCTTGCCCTGGATTTCCCGGGGAAGGATCATTGCCATCCCCTTTAACTCCATATCCGCCTATTCCACCTTTGCCGGCAATAGCCTGATATATACCGAATATACTATCACCACCTATATCTCCGACAACCACCCTATATGTAACACCTGGATTTACGGGTATAGTCCCAGTCAGTACACCACCTCCGTTACCTCCACTCCCGGCATTATATATATCGGAATATTCTCCATTAAGACCTCCGGCGACCAACGCGAACTCAACCTCATAGACCCCATCAGGAACCGTCCAATATCCATTATCCTGAGGAGATAATTCCTCGAATACCTCTATTACCTTCCTTTTGGGTAACATCCTTCTTCTCATCATAAGGCAAATAGGATTTTACCCTCCCCAATTTAGTTTTAAAATATTGATATTCATAATATTATTCTGGTTTAATCGTCCATCTCTGGGCGTAGTTATTTTTTAGCACATATATCTTCTCCATAGGTGTAGCGGGAGACCCGTTGGACTGGCCTTTCACGAATCCCTCGGGGGCCTGCTCCGTGCCGGAAGGACGCTGGTTTTCGGTTGGATAAATAGCATTATACATGCTTACCGAAAGACTATAGAACTGGTTCCTCTTCCCATCCTTAGCCACGGATGTCATAGTAATCTGATCCCATCCTACAACAAGGTCGTAGAAAGAGTTCACGAAATCATCTGATCTTTTTTGGCTATGAGTGGACGCATTCACGTTAAACCGTGTAATAGCCCTCATCTCATAAATATAATCCGGAAGCTTATCCATTCTAAGACTATTGCTATTAGCTGCAATGAAACTAGTAAGATGTTCCAATCCCCTTCCAGACATATTATCATCATTCCAACCCGTCCTCCTTTCTCCACTTACCCAATCATCTAAAAAATAAAAATCAGTAATATTAGGATTTATCTTATCTACCTCGAAAAAAGGAAGGGTATTTATATCAAAATAATTCCACATATCAGAAGGGCCAGGATGTATTCTCAACGAAGTTAATTTAGGAAGATCATTAAACTCCTTTATATACCTATCCAAATAACATGAAGACAATTCAAGGTTTTCAAGATTTTTCATATTCTTTATATTCCTTATCCCACTAGACTCTATATCCCTAAGATCAAGCATATTAAACATATTTAAATAATATACCTCCGTCTTACTGGTTATAGCCTCAGGAATTACGGTCATTCTTTGCCCTATATTTTGAAGATCGATATAAATTAACTTTTTGGATCTTGACAACTTGTCTACAGGTATACCGTCATTAACATACAGCGTATGGGATACGATCAAAAACTCAAGTCCTGGTATATCCACAATCGGGAAAGATGTCATCTTGCAAACTTGGATATTGGCATAATAAATATCACAAGTAAAATCTATCGACACAGCCCGTTGTACGTCCCTCCTCCCATCAGCGTAAGCATGATTATCTATAGGTACGTATTGCGATCCATCCTCCTTCCTGAACCACCACGTAGTATTGGGATTTTTCCTATGTTGTATTGCCAAAGAACGGAATATAATACGATAATTATCCTCCCCTTGAACCTTGGTCATAGGAAACTGCTCCTTTATTCCATCCCCCCAATCCACATTAGCCATACCGGGCTTTCTGGATCTAAACTCAACAAACGTATTATATGGATTACCAACGATAGGATCGGGTACATAATTATAATCATCGGTATAATAATTTCTAAGTGCCCTATCCCATGTGGTGAACCACACGAACTTGTTGGATGATGCCTCGTATTTATATAATGTCTTAGCCATTACCTATCTTGTTAAAATATTCTACAATAACATTCCTGTCCAATCCCATAGAATCACATAAATACTCCCCTTCTGGTTGACCCCCAAACGATAATACCTTATCCGTATCATGAGCTAAAACATCTCCATTGCCTACAAAGGTACGCCCATCGTCAAATACGATAAGCTTATATGGCTTATACAACCTCGTGTCAATATCAGAAGATCGTATTGACCTTAACACCGAAGCCTCTGGCGCCATACTAAACCTCCATCCATAATTATTCATAAGCACATAAACCATCTCCATAGGAGTCGACGGAGAGCCATTAGACTGACCCTTTATAAAACCAGAAGGCGCCTGTAATACGCCACTAGGTCTTTTATCAACAGGATTGGCAGCCAAATACATACTTAGATACAATCCATAAAACTGATTCCTTTTGCCATCGGAAGCGGAGGAGGACATAGTGAGATAATCAAACCCCATCACCTTCTCATATAATGTTGATATAAACGTATCACATCGACTTTGGGTCAACAAGGAGATATGCATATAAAAACTACTCATAGATCTCATCTCATATATATAATCCGGTAGATTACTTACATCTATATTACTATAGCCATATGAGGCGGTAAGGCTAGTGATATTTTCCAGCCCCTTGCCGATCATATACGGATGCCAGCTCACGACAGACCCATACCATATATTTATATGGTCGAAGGTCCTTAAGCTAGGATTTATCTTATCCACCTCATCCATAGCCGGGCATGTATTAGGGTCAAACGATGGCATGGCCACTCCCGGGGATATATATAATTCTTTTAGCTTGCTAAAAGACAGCCATTCCCTTGGATATACCCTAACCCTGCAACCTGCCAAAGATAATGTTACAAGATTAGGCCACATAGAGGGGAATTTCCTTATATTAGAAGACTCCGTATCATTAAAATCAGCCGTTCGACTTAAATTAATGCCTTTTAACTTAGTCAACCTATCCCAATCGTCTGGTATGGATGTCAATGTCCCTACACCTAATGCTTCAAGTGTTATATACTCTATATTTACCGATCTACGTATCCTGTCTTTAGGGATATCGGTTATATTCCCGCTGCCGGTAATGGATAAAATTAAGTTGATAATACTTGGGGCGTCTAATATCGGGAACCCTACCATCATTATCCTTGCTGTTTGAACGTATGTAATATCATTCGTAAAAGTCATAGTAATGACCCGCTCTTTATCTAGCCCATCAGCGTAAGCATGATTAGGCGCAGGGATATACTCACTCCCATCTTCCTTATAAAACCACCATGGATGGCTATCCGGATTCTTACGATAACTTATATCCCTTCTCCTGAACATCAACCTATATCGCCCGTATATGGATTCGCTCCTGTCCTTCACGAAAGGAAATTGATCTTTATTCCCGTCACCCCAATCGACCTCGCACATGCCTGGGGCCTTGGAATAAAACTGTATACTCTCATTGTAATTATTAACATCCAATATAGGATCAGGCACGTCATCAGTAGTATCATTCCTGCTAACGCCCCTAAAAGCATATTTGCCTTTAGTAAAAAAGGTTATAGACCCTTTATTCGTATCCTTACATATCAACTTCATACCTCTCCCTCCTCTATTCTTCTAAAATACTCGACAACAGGTGAACTATCAAGCCCTAGATTACTACATATATCTATAGCCTCGTATTTATCGGCAAAACTGTACTTGGACATGCTTTCATCTAACACGTCTCCGCTAAATACTGATACATGCCCATCCTTTACGCCAAGAACGAACGGGGTGATCCTCGTCTTCCCCGCCCGCCGTGCCCTCGTAAGGGCAGCCTTAGAAGCCGGGGCAGGTGCCAAGATCCACGTCTGCCCGTAGTTGTTGGTAAGCACATACACCTTCTCCATAGGCGTCGTAGGATTACCATTACTAACGCCCTTCACGAACCCATCAGGAGCCTGATAAACGCCAGACGGCCTCTTATTAGTAGGAGCTACGGCAGCATATAAATCTAAGGTAAGTTTATAAAACTGATTCCTGTTACCGTCAGAAGCCGTCTGTGACATCGTTATATAATCCCAGGACATCATCTTATCATAAAACGTGTTAACGAACGTATCAGCCCTCTCCTGCGTATTTATAAATCTACCACCATCACGCAAATTCCATACCCTAAATTCCCTTATCTCATACAAGTAATCCGGAAGATCGTCTACCGGCACCGTACTTGAAGAACAATATGCCCGCTGAATCTTGTTCAACTTCCCTCCTACCAGATCTTGTTCCCATGAGCTACCATTACCCATAAAAGCAACGCCTGCCTTATCATCCCCTACCTTATCCACCTCATCAAATACAGGTATATTATTCCTATCGCTTATAATACTTATATCCACAGCCGGAATAGAATTAAAAGCCGGATCATAAGAAGGGATGTTACACCAATTGAAATTAAACTCGGTAAGATTCTTCCATTCAGAGAACCTTCTCCAATTAGAATCAGGATCATCCCCGAAATTAAAAACGCTATTGCATCCGAAATACCTCAGGTTTTTCATATTTAAAAAACCTTCTGGCCAATTACTCCATACACCAGAATGAATAAAAACCCCCATCTGTATATTACGAAGATTAACGCTCTTGCTTATCCTGTCATATGGGATATCGCCATTTTTTAAAACGGATCTAACCACGGCAAAATAAGTTATATCAGGAAGATTAGTTATAGGGAACTCATGAAGGACAATACCATCCATATTAAATTCCCCATCAATTACGTTAGAGAACCTCATCGTAACCTCCCTACGCCCGATATCGCTATACTTATGTGGGGGAACCGGTATGTATTGTGAGCCATCCTCTTTCTTATACCACCATACGGTATCATCCGGATTCTTCTTATACTCAATGTCAAGAGACCTGAATACAATCCTATAAAAACCATCAGATACCTTAACTAAAGGATATTGATCCTTTGTCCCGTCCCCCCAATCAACGTCCACGAATCCCGGTTTAGATGTCGAGAACCTAAGATTGCGATTAAAAGCATCCGCTAATATTATCGGATCGGGTATATAATCAGCGCCCTTGCCATCAAAACAAGGGAACCTATCCTCATTCACTATAAACGTGACATAGGATGCTACCGTATCGTATCCTGCTAAAAAAGCCATACTCTTAATTTATTGATATTATATCATAAGACACCCATTCCTTATACCCGTTAACCATCTCATATACCTTGTTGATGGTCTTGCATACGACAGCGAATCCGATATCCACGTTAGGGAACTTCTCGTTAAGCTCATCAATAGTAAGTTCCCTGACAATACTCTCATCCCATTTCCTCATCTCCTTTACCTCCATAAGGATCGGTTTTCCGGTTACGCCTACGCTCATCACCCATTCTCCCTCACGGTTGGAATCAGCCAGATCCGGGAAGATCGTAACACCAAAAAGATCGGAGAGGGTGAAGGTCTCGCCGGTACGGGTGAAGGACGCCGCCGCCCCGGGCGTAAGGACCACCTCGTTCACGGCCAACAGGCTCGTAAGTTTCTTGACTCCTCCTGATACCGTGGCGTTAAACACGACAGTAACATTACCGGTAGCGCTATTAACGAACTTAATCTCATCCTTATCGCTATTTATAGCTTGTAAACGTGATCCAGATACGATATTCACGATCTCATAGTTCTTGTCATAAGTGCTTTGCAACGTGACATTACCATATCTTGTATCAATCAACGTAATCCACTTAGCCTTACCACCTACTATCTCTACAAGTTTATAAAAAACGTTATTACCATCAGCGTCAACCCATCTAGCTATAGCTCCAGGAGCGAAATTAGTCACCTCCCGATCTTGGGTATAACTTACAGTGCTTTCCGTAGGCTTATTAGTCAAAGTAACATAAAGGCATTGCTCTACGTCAGCCTCCATCTTAACTATGCCAGCTCCATCGTAATAATAATCAGGTACATTTTTCTCTCGTATCAACAAGATGGTACCTTCCTTAAGCTTATCGGCGTTAGTTGGATCATCCACAAAAGACTTCATCTGGATATAGGTATCAAAGATGATCGACGTACTCTTATCCTCTATCTTCTGGTTGATATCATCAACAATATTATTAATCTCATCTTTCGTATAATAAGGAGACAAATCCACCTTCGGACCTTCCTGCTCTAAAGCCTGAGTTCCATCCCACCAATAATCAGGAACATCCTGCTCCCTGATCCAGAAGCTGTCCCCCACACGGAGCTTAGCCGTGTTCTCCGGGACCGCCAGCCACTCATTCATGGCATCGACCGTATCAAATATATACGCCGTGTTCTTGCCCTCAGCTATACGTCTTACGACAGCCAACTCGCTCTCGACATCGCTAAGTCTTTCCTTTATATTATTGATCTCCCGCTCCAGCTTATCATAATTATCCTCCTGATCTATAGCGTCACCGATGGACATATAAACCTCGTTAGTGAGCTTATTATAGGTAACACGAGCCACCTTCTCGTAGGATGTCTTATACGTAGATGAGCCTTTGCTGGTATGACAAACAAAATCATACGTATTTTGATACACCACAGATCCACCGGTATTTATAAAATTATATCCGTCTTGGCTCATAGTACCGCCCTTGTAACCCACAAGCTCAAAAGAACACTTACCTGTACCTATAGAAGCGAACCATGTAGCATAAGCCATGAATTGCGTCTCATCCGGCAATGTGGAATAATGCTGTGCCCTTAGATCCTTTACCGACATCCAAACACACTCCTTACCAGACCCGGTGTTATCACCACCCCATTTAAGCACGCTCCTTACGGACTCATCACCGTTACCGGGGCCATTATAACCAACACCAAGATTATCGATAGTCGGGACATTCGAGTTGAGAGCCTCCGTCATCGTATCCAAATCCCTTCCCGAACTCTCATCCCATAAATACCTGAAAGTAACATAATCAACATCACCGATCTTAATACCACCGGTATTGCTGGGATATGTCTTGGTAACCAACTCATAATACCATTTACCATCACGAAAAGTAACCCTTATCCGCTCTACCTGCTTGGGGGATATAGAGACATAAGATCCTCCCACGGAGATATTATCGCCATCATCCGCCCTAGAGGTACCATCCTTTGGATCCTCGGGATCTACGGGGGTGTAGATAGTAGCCTGCTTATCACCTGTATTGATGACAACGATATAATAGCTATCACCTTCCAGACCTTGCTCATGAGCCATCGTAACAAACCCCTGTTCGCTTTCCGGCCTCCATTCTACCACAACCATATGTTTGTCCATAGGGATACCGGATACGCTATTGACGTAGTTGGTTGATGACATGAAAACAGCATGGTCATCGTAAGCCTGATCCACACGCTGATGTTTGGTAGCCAGACTATCAAGACGTGATATCTCAATGGGGTCGATAACCTCAACCCCATTATAATCATACCACTTATATCCGATCATCGTATTCTCACGACGATATTTCCTTTTCCTTATGACCTCACCGCCAGCCATGGCGTCGATCATATAATAATCATTGCATGTTCTTACCATAACATCACGGATTAACAAGTTTGACATAAACAAGCCACGATAGTAGCGCCAACAGGAATGGAGGTCAGCGTCGTACCTACCGGGTAGGTCTGGGAGGATGACTCCAGCACCATCACCGACATCCGCTCAACGACCATATTGTTATCCACCAACCTGCTTCCCTCCACATAGAACCGGCCATCGGCTACCTTATAGCACTCTCGCACCGGGACCATATGTCTTTGGCTTTTATCCGCATAATCACAGATCGTGACCTTAGCGCCATCAGGAATAGAGTTAAGCTCATCGCCAGCATGATAATCAGGATGATCGGAATACACGACATACAATATGGACTTAATATCCTGCAACGCCGGATTGATCGTCCTGAATCCCTTTAAATGGATCTTATGACCACCAACCTCATAGCAGTCATCTACCTCCATGATATTAAGATCACAGCTGATGACCGTCCAGCCACTAACCGTATCTTGGGTAGGGGTGGTATCGGTAGGATGATCAGGATCGGTTGACTCCACGATCTTATAATCAAACTCCCGGACATTAAGCTTATAGTCAATAGACTCCTGACGCCTTATCTTAACCGTGCCATTCCCTGTATCATAGCAGGTATCTGTCGTATCCAAGAACCGATTCTCCATATCAGGCATCTCACACTCAACCCTACTCCATTTATCAACCATAGAGGAGTTAATATCACCTACCTCATATTTATCGTCCTCTGACTGCGTAACCTCGTAGAAATGATACCACTCATATCCTAAAGAGTTATATATAACAATATTATGGATCTTAACCCGTTTATCGTTCTCCGTGACATAACACTGATCGTAGTAAGATACATGCCTGTCACGAAGGTTCTCAAGATCGCAAGGAGATTTCTTCCATCCAACAGGGATCTCATCATATTCCTGATCTATTAAGATAGCGCCGTCCTCGCTCTCACGTACAATATACTTGGCTTTCCTATCACCTAGATCACCGTCATAAGAGACAACCTTATCCACCTCAATACGCTGTCCTTTGAAAGCATAACACTCACGATATACTTGAACGTTTCTATCCTCCATATCCGTGAAATCACATGGGACCAAAGAGAAACTCTCTGGAAGGGTAGCTAAGTCGATCCCCGGGACGAAGCCAGCGTCATCCGACTCAAGGACTTCGAAACGGGTATATCTGGCCTTTATCTTGGAGTCATAGGAAACCAGCCTACGAAGCTTGACTGGGCCATTACCTCCGTCGTAACATTCGACGTAAGCCCTAATGTCACGCTCTTCCATATCGTCAAAATCGCAGACAGCCCTTACCCACGTATCTGGCAAGGAACTGAAGCTGGCGCCCTCAGGCTGTGACGGATCGGTAGTCTCCAGGACTTTATAACTCTTATCCCTAACCCCTATATTCCCGTCCCATGACGTGAGAACCTCCAGCTTCACCTTACCGGCCGGTGTCTTATAACATTCTACAGTTACCTCAATATCCCGGTCCTCCATATCCGTGAAGTCACAAACAACCTCAACCCAGTCATCACTTATGCTGGTAATGAACTTACCTACCGGGTTCTCAGGATCGGTACTTTGCTTGACGCGATACCATTCCTTTCTGGTACCCATCTCGTAATCAAATATCTTATACCCCTCTATCTGTACCCTTCCGGTACCGGTATCAAAGCATTTAAGAACCGGTATTATCTCCCTTTGAGTCATGTCCGGGAAATCACATACTATACGATTCCATGTGTCGGGGATAGCGTCATACTCCGTACCGATAGGATTACTATCGTCTGTCGTATTCACCACCTCATAATGGGACACCTCCGGGTTCAAGCGGGGATCTACCGACTCAACGCCCTCGATCTGGACCTTCCCCCCTTCCGTGGCATAACATTTACTTACGAATATCAACTCCCGATCAGTCATCTCAGCTATACTACAATCTATAGCCACCCACCCATCAGGAATCTTATCAAACTCACTGCCGATAGGAATATCGATATCAGATGAGTTGATGATAAATATCTTCTCGGCCAGTATCTCTCCCTTATTATTCATATAGGTATGGATACGAGCCTCTACCTGACCACCCGGCGTGCGATAGCATTGGTTGACGATCGACACACGGGCGTCTTTGATGTTAATGAACTGATAGTCCTTTCTAGGGACATCGCTTACAAGTCTCTTTACTCCTTTATCATCGAAGTACACGTAACACCCGTCATTCCTCATCATGACCGGATACGTCTTTCCGTCTATTACAACCCCTGAGAAGTCATCTGGCGGAACGGAGAAACCCATGCTTCCGAATATAGAAGCCAGTCTCTTTAAATACTCATTAATCGCGGACATACTACAATATTTAAGTTCTTATGCCTCAAAGTTAATAAAAAAAGGGGAAAGAATTGAATCTCTCCCCTTTAGGAATTATATGAACGCAAAAAAGGTCATTCTTATTTAGGTTCGGTCACGATAGCCGGACCAAGACCAGCGGCAGCACCGATCATATTAATCATCTCCTGAACACCCTCATGAGCGCCATAGCGTACACGTAAGATCAAGTTGATAGGATCATCGGCGATAACCTTTCCGAATCCCTGAGCGTATCTATGAGGATTGAGCGTAATCTGGAAGTCAACGTACTGAGCCGTTTGCTCTACACGGCTATATTCGTTCATGAACGTCCGCCCCATGAAATCCTGATGTTTCGGGAATCCATTGAAATGAGCGTAACCCTTCAACTCGTCATCCATCATATTGCCGCCTACGTGAGTGCGCGGGGCTTTGCTGGACAATCTCTCGAAATGAAGCTGATCCCACCAGATAGGAGATCCCTCATCCAAAGAATCGGGATAACCGCCGCTAGCGCCTACGATCTCCACGCTATCCTCGATATAAGTCATTTTATCCATCAAACACTCTGATGGAGATAACAACATTTCCTTGCCACGGAAACGGATACCGCACTTGCAGTTAGTGCCAAGTTCCTGAGCCGACTCCAATTTCTTCCACATACGGTTGCGGTAGGACGCCGGAGCCTTGCTGGTGAAGAATCCCTCGAACACCTTGTCGCACTCATCACACAACATATTGGTATATACCTCTGTCTGGAAGCTATGCTGGCAAGCCGCAGGAGTACCGTAGTCAGTGATCTCCAGTTCCGGGAAAGCCTGTTGGATTTCCTCCAAAGCACTGTTCCCGCACTCATCATCCGGGATCGTGATATAATACTTCTCGGTGGATACCTTGCAAGAACCACAAGCTGACCATGAAGCGGTACGAACCGTAGGATTCTCACACATATCGGATGTCTTAGCCACATAGTAGATGATAGCCGTAGGATTGGCCTCCACGAAAGTAGAGATCTCCTCATCCGTCAATTTCTTGGAAGTAGCGGCAATATACAAACCTGATCCCTTGATCTGACTCATCTTATTAACCGTATCGGCTACAACGTTAGGCAATGACTCCACCGTAGTAGACATATCAACACCATCATCCTCCAAGGAAATAGAATACAGATAGCCACCCTTAACCTCGGTATAGTTAGGAGGACAATCCGTACATCCTTTCATGATAGAGATAAGACGTTGAGTATAGTCAGCCGGTTTAGCGCCTTTCTTCATCACCTTATAACGTGACATGCTACCCTCGATAGTCTCACGTACGATCTTCAATCCTGGATATTGAGCGCGAACCTCAGCCAACGCCAGATCATCACCAGTATCGCATACCTCCATGCAATAGAAGTTGACATCCTCCGTATCAGGCTCAGAAGCCTCATTAGTACATCTTGTAACCGGAATGATATCAATATAATCAGACAACTTACCACCGCCGGCGATAGGTTGATTCTTCATCCGCTCGATACACTTCAATACGGCGGGCAACAAATCGACTTCCTCGCAAGGATCACACTCCTCGCATTGATTTGGCGTATTATCACAATCATCCAAAAGGATGGCGTCGTTGATCTCAATACGACCTCCCTCGTAGCCAAGAAGCTCAAAGGCTCGACCGGCGAGAATCAAGCGGATAGCGATACGGTCTCCCTTGGAAACGGAGAAAGCCGTGTCGTCAGAGACACCATTATATCCTAAGATAACGTCATCGACATAAGCGTGATCCTTCTTCGGCCAAGAAGCGTAAATCTCAGTGATCTCATTCAACGAGAACAAAGGCGTGGAAAAATCCTTATCATATATAGAGCGGGAAGCCGCTTGTTCATTACGACCGATACGGATCTCATAACGCTTGTCGTTACGAGGCTTACCGGTAAAATCAATCACGGCCTTACAACCGTTCTCGGAAGTATCTTTAGTATCGTAAATACCGATCTGTCCTTCCTTCAAGAAGATGGAATCAACATCCACCATCTTAGCGTGTGGGGATACGAAAAGTACCCGGTCTTGCGGTCTGTGCAACATATTATCAATATTTTAGTTTAAAAATCATTTACCTAACACAAACATAATAATAAACGAGTTCACGACAATAAAACACGATTACGAGTGTATAAACATATAAATAAATTACATTTTTTGTAAAAACATTATTTAAGCCACTTTTTCTTATACATCTTCCTCATCATATCAATAAGTTCATCGAAACTTTTTATATAACCCATATCTATAGCCCATATAAGATTGCCCTGTATTTGCTCCAATTCCTTCAGCTCAGCTTCCGTGGCTTTATTCCTGATCATACTTTCATGGATATTAAAAACAATATAATTAAGACCCTTGGCGATCTTAACATAATCTACATCCTTAAATCTAGAAGCTGCCCTAGACAAAGCATTATACCTATCACCAGCCTCTATTCTATTAAGAATAAGCTTATCAGTTAACCACGTAACAACCTCGGCATACAACATAGGATTCAATTCCATAGCTACAAGAACCCATATATAAGGATTACACATAGTTCTCCTGTTCTCGCCCCTACCAACCGTCTTATAAGCTCCAAACTTTTTCATTACTTTTATAAGAGACTCTTTTTCAACCATTTCCATAAAAACAGGAAATCCTGTTTCTATCATATATCCTTGTTTTTCAAGAATATAATATATTCGCTCAGCACTCTCCTTGTTAGAAAGAATATTCTCTATTCTCTTATCATTCCATCCCTCCTGAATCCTTTTCCTTGTATAGGCTTCCTGTAAATCAGTCAACGACATGAAAGACGTTTTAGTGTCTTGCTTGATAGTAACACCAAAAAGATCCCTATCCTATATTAAATATTTTGTAAAACACAAAAACCATACTTACGATTTCTGGGGTCGGAGAAATCTCCGATTCCAGAAAATATGCATAGGATGATAAAAAATAAGCCTACCCATTTCTGAGCAGGCTTATCAATCAAAACTAACGTTGTTTATTTAAAAGAAGCCACATTATCCTTATCAAGCTGATACCTCTGCAACTCGTTCTCGTTAAGGCTGAATTGTTTAGCGACCATATCCAGAATCTCCTCCACAAGATAATCGGGCAGCTCCGGGTCGATGTCCGTGGATTGGATACCGGCGGCGTTGATATACCCCGACAGGTCTACCCTGACAGGACGGCGGTAGTACGTCATCTTAACTTCCTCGGTACGGAAGCCTGACTCGTAGACCACGACCTTCCCGTTCCCTATGGAGTAGAATGTCTCCCGATAATCGTAAGAAGGGCGGTTATTATCATCCCCAAGAAGCTCATGGATATTCTCGTTCTTAGCCTCCCACATAACGAAATCAGTGGCCTCACACCCTTTGTATGAGAAAACGCCTTTTATGTTAGAGAACCATAGATAGTCATCAGGTAAGTTAAAGGACGTAGACTCAGGGTCATCCATCCTACCCGCATTATCCAACGATATCCAATAAACAAGAAGGTTTTGGATGGAGCGTATAGTCTCGTCATCCTTCCTATTTAGATAGTACTTAACCAACCGGTCTTGGGCCTCGTTGAACAACAGCACGAACCTCCCCGGATCAAGCTTAATCCCGCCATTGGCCAGATTCTGCTCGTTCTTCTGCAAAGACCTTAGATACGCTTCTTGGATTGTCATAATTATTCCTCCTTAACCTTATCACCTTCCTCTACGTCATCCTTCTTCTTAATATCCTTAACCTTCTTGGTCTTGGACTTATCATCGATATTAGACATAGATATGATCTCCTCATACTCATCCAATACATTAGCCTTTATGTTAATAAAGTCTTTCTTGGTAGCCAAGAACTCAGCGGATGTCCGAACGTCAGGTCCTATGATCTGGCCATTATATTGTAATCCGGATGGAGTCATGTTGATACGACCGTTACGTTGAAGGACGTTTACGATACGGTAAAACTCAAGAACTTCCTTGAAATCACCTTCCAATGACCGATCCCAGATATCAAGCAGATAATCAACATTGGTCTTCTTCTCATTCATCCAGTTTGATAGAGATCCTGTATAATACTCATCCTCCGTGAAATCCGGGCGAGTTACGATACCGATGTAAAGAAGAAGATCGATGACAGCCTGACGATCGTCTCCACCTTTCTTAAGGGCGCTGATAAACTTATAGCTGATGTTCATCTTATTGATCTCACGCTGCTGAACGAAATCCTTCATATTGTCTTTCTCCACGAAACAGAACATGGAGTTCATGAAAATAGGGTCACCATCCATTTCCTGAGGAGTCAACATGCCGGAAAATACAGCCAAATATAAATAAAATAGATCTACGGTATTAGCCGTATTATAAACCTTACCCATGAAGATCTTATCCTTAGCGTCATCCCAAAATTCTAAATTGGTTTGAGATAGATCCATCTGCGACATTTCCTCGAAAGGCTTCATGATATTATCTACCCGCTGTTTGACGAGCCTGTCGATCTCATTCTTGTCAAGACCATTATAGCATCTTGATCTTGGATAAAAACCGGTGTTATAGGCCTTGGAGAAATCATCCCAAGGGCAACATACGTGAGTGGCGTTCTCCGGGAACGGAGCTTTAGCTATATTAGCGTCTTGAAAGGCCTGAGGAGCACTTCCATCGTGTTTGCCTACAACCTCATATAAGGTATCTGACATGATATTGAAACCGTTTACCTCGGCCAATACCTTCCTTGATTTTAAAATTTCTTTCATTTCCTTATTTTTTTGCGTTACTTTCCTAAAAAAAAAGAATAAGAATATTCTCTTCTATAAAAACCAAATTACATATGTAAACTACCCATAAACTAAAGATTTATGGGTTTTAGACGTAGAAACATCATCATGTATAGAACACGATAACAATTCCCATCTTTCATGGGTGTTTACATACCCCCATGTAGCAATATTCATAGCGGCATTAATATCCGCATCCGCAATATTGCCACAATATTTACAGTGAAATCGCTTCCCATTTCGAATACCTATATGTTTGCATTCATGGCATGTTTGCGAGGTATAAGCCGGAGGGACGGCAATGATCTTAACTCCATTCATCTTACATTTATATTCAAGAAAGGAACGAAGCTGATAAAAACTCCACGAGTTACTTCTCCTTCGGAATGTTTTGTTTCGTTTCTTAGAGTTCATACCAAATCGAATATTCTTAAGATCCTCAATAGCGATACCCTTATTTTCTTTCTTAGCCTTCGCAACAAGCCATTTGCTGATACTATGATTCACAATGGTAGCAAATCCTCCCTCACGTCCTCTCAACCGTTTCAGCAACTTATGACAGTTGCGAGTGCCTTTGGACTGGATGGAAGCTCTCACCTTATTATATTTGTCTCGTATATTCTTGACCTCATTAGAAGAAATATTGGTTCCGTCAGATATAGAAACAATATCTGTAATCCCCATATCAACACCAATAAAATCATCTACATCATTTTCTCTCTCATCTGGTATTTCTATCGTTTGATAGATATAAAACTTACCCCTAATAAAAACTAAGTCAGCTTCTCCTTTTGCAAATTGCATAAGATGAGGACGATAACATATATATGCTATTTTCTCACGTCCTTTAATAAGCGATATAGAACATATAGATTTGGAAATTTTGTAAGATAAAACACGCCTATCATATGTGATAGATCCTAACTTACGAAAATATCTTTTCTTATTTCTATATGACTTATACGCATTTGCGACCTTACTGATAGCATGTACTACAAGTTGAGAAGATAAATGATACGTCTCCTTTATTAAACAATAAACCTCCTTATGTAGATCAAACTGTTTAAACACACATCGTTCCCACGCTATCTGAGAAATAACGTTGCAGGCCTCGTTGAAAACACCAAATGTATCTTTCAATATTTCGACCTGCTCGTATGTTGGGAGCAATTTGATCTGTAATGTTAATTTCATACAGTAAATATACTAAAAATATAGAATCATTAAATGTTTGAAATAAACATTATTGATTAAAGAAGGAACAGTGGTTCAATTCCTCCATAAGGATAAAGACTTATAGGAAGAATCGAACCTATTTTATAAAAAACTTAGCCGAAGTAGTTCGGTTGAAGCTCGATAATCAAGAACTTACTGTTATCCATAACCCATGCTGCGGAAGCGGAATGACACCAGAATTGCTCTTTCATACCCGGCAAGGATGATACGATCTCGTTACCGTTGGCTTTGTGTGCCCAACGACCGTACTCATAACCCCACCACATGCTTACACCTTCTGGCTTGATATAGAATACGTTGTTATTCATATTACCTAACTTAGCGTTAGCCGTATTAGGAATAGCGGAATACGCGTTAGTCGATCCAGCGTCAGTGATATTCTCGATAATACAAGAATAAGAGGATCTAGGATACATGCCATTCACCAACTCGCTACGATCTGTCATGTCGGCGTAATCCAAAGAAGGATCATGCTCGAACTCAACATTACCGATGCCCGGGATGAAAGCTCCCTTAACCTGAACCGGACCTAAGATCATGGCGTCATTAGTACCAGAGATAGGGTTAGAAGGCAACATCCTATCGCTTCCCATACCCCAGCTTAAGTTCTGCAAGGTAGTGAAGAACGATTCCCTGATCAACTTCTCTAAATTGATCATAGCCATAGCTCCTACCTTGAACTTAATCTTACGTTCCGTAATAGGAAGATCCTGACGTCCACGGAAAATATAAGATGCGGCAGCCATAAGCGTGTCTTTAGTAATACCCATCGGACGGCTATAGTAAATAGTGTAACCACGGCGAAGCTGACGATAGATACCTTCATTCAAATGGATAGGACCATTTTGATCCATGATAATACCACCTTCTTGCCACATCAACTGTCTGGCCTCCAACTTAACCAACTCAGCCATACAGAACACCTCCAACGTAGAGGCTACTTTGGCCGTACGCAAATCAAGTCTACCATTAACAGTCTTACCGATAATAGCCAGATCAGGAATATTACCCTCATACTCACTTCTCATGGCATTCATACGACGAAGAGCGGTCTCCACAAACTCTGAAGTGCTGTTCTGGGCGGCTTGCATGGACTTCATACCAGCATACATAGTTGTCTCACCCTCAACACCACGGTGGTTTCCTAAACGGAACTCACAAGTCATAGAACCGGCCTTGTCAGCCCCAGATACCTTGGAGAACTGGGTGCTATACTCTCCAAGAGCATGACCGATCTTCCAGTAGCGGACACCCGGACGTAATTTCTCTTTAGGGAAGTATTTAGCCTTACCACCGATAACACGACACCAATAACGTGTCAAGTCGCCTTCTGTCTTAGACGGGATCTCACCTGATATAAGGATATTACAACCGTTAGCGGCATCGTAGGTAATAACATCATAAGCCATAAACTCAGATGTATTCAAAACGATATCAAACAAGCTACCATCAATACCAGGTTTCAGATGATGACCTGAAGTATCCTCAGCCGTAACAACAGCGAATGTCTTTGTAACAGGTAAATCATAACGGAAAGAAGCTCCAATACCGTTAACGGAGATCGTAGCGCCGTTATTAATCATACCCATATACATCGGTACAGGGTAATTAGCGATATTAGAGAACAGATTCAACAGACCCAAATGATTCTTATCAGGGTCCTCATAATACCAGCTCGCCAATGAGCCTAAGTTATGCTCTACAAGCGAAGTCTTATAGTTCTTGGCATCAGTAAAGGCAATAACGTTATCACCATTCACGGTAGCCGGGAAACTTTTTGTAAGAAACGGATTCATTTTCAATATATTTAAACGTTATACACTCTTTGATCCACTCAGATCAAGGAAGTTAGCTTCTATAGTATCGTTATCGATATTAGTCTTATTCTGCTTTCCTCCCTTATTGCCAGAAAGAAGAGTGATGGTCTTCTTATTAACCTCCATCTTAGCCTTGTTGGTTTTCTGTTTAAGGAACTCGTCCTTATTCATCAAGAACAAGGCCAAATCAGCGGCCATATCCGGATTTTTAATAGCCTCGGAATAGGCTTTATCTATAGCCGTATGGCCTTGATTGTCTATCGGCTTTGTAACGAAATCGACAGCCTTACCTATCATCGTGTCAGTCAACTGAAATCCTGAGCTTATAGATGTCTTTAGACCTTTCTTATAGACTTTCATCTGCTCAACTAACTCCTGTCTCCTTTTCTCGGACTTCTTTTTCTCCTCCTCGATAAGGTTATCCATCTCCTTTTTCAGGATATCATGGAACTTATTGGCCTTAGACTCGATAAACTCATCGCCTTTACCAATCATCATTTCCATATTATCCTTTATCTCATCTTCCGGCATACCCAACATCTTATAATAATGCTGGATAACCGCAAGCTGATCATTTTTATTACTCATATCAAGGTTATCCAACGGAGCCTGAATACTCTGATATTGGCTTAATAGTTGACCAACGTTACCACCGGCCTTATCCACCTCTATCATCTTCTTCATGAAATCAGACATCGAACCGGTATCAACCTTATCCTTCAACAACTCATCAGCCTTGTCCTTGATCAATCCCTCCACTATATCGAGTAAATCATCCTCTTTAGTGATAGTAGAAAGATCAACCGGTTTATCATCTACCATAATATCTAGGTTCTCGATACTATCTATGATACCTCTGGCAGCCATCTTCTCCAAGAAAGATTTTCCGTTAAACCCTGATACCACGTTATTATTATCAGCACCGCCTTCGCCAAGAGAATCCGGGTCTGGGTTGGTAGCATCGCCGCCCTTATCCCCGCCACCGTCAGCCGCTCCGCCGTCGGCAGGCTCTTCCTTGGAATCACCTATAGGATTACCATCCTTATCATATTTACCCTCGATATTATTCTTATCGCCATCACCGTCACCACGGTAAAAAAGTTCCTCGACACTCATGGTCTTAAAACCCTTAGCGAAATCACCCATGTCATTCATACAATTTCCTTTTTTGCTTTTTACAAAATTATCATTAATCTAATTACCAATTAAATCAAGCCCATTATAGTATATGACAGAATTTTACGCCAAAATGATTACAGATTTTGTAAAAATATCTACAAAACTTGTAATCAATTCTTGTTTATTATTGACGTAAACCTATCTGTATCAGAACGTTTGTTCCTAGCATCTATCTCCTTTTCCTTTAATTCCAACTTCCTTTTCTCTATCTCCTCACGAGATCTTCGCTCAGCCTCGGCATTAGCCTGTCTGGTTCTCATATCCTCCTCACGGATATCCAGATCCCTTTCCTTCAAGGCTCGATCCGCTATAGCTTCCACATAATCCATACCCTCTTCGTTATCTTGTGTCCTAGCCGCTTGACCGGCGGCCATTATGCTCTTACCCCGTAAATCGAAGTTACCCTTGATATAAGCCAGCTCCTTCTCCTTCTCATGCTCGTCATTACGGGCCTGTTGATCGGCCTCGGCTTTTTGCTGTACAAGTCGTTGTTGATTCTGGTACTCCTCCTGTCTTACACGATCTGCGTAAGATCTGGCATCCCTTCCTATCTGATTCATCTCAGCCGTCGAGTTAGCATTCATCATTCTAGTGATATCAAGCAAATCGTTACCGAGCGTATTAGTCTGCAATATATATTGCTTCAGATTCTCCAATTCCAGACGTTTCTTGGAATTAGAGACAGCCATAACATTAAGATGACGCAACGACAAGCTATTATCCGTAAGGCTGATATAGGCCAAGGAAAGATCGCTGTTCCTGTACATCACGGTCCAATCGTATCCTTCCTTCTGACATACTTGAGCTACGGCCAGATGAATATCCAATGTCCGTTTCTTGAAATCATCAAAGTCATTAAAATAAGTCTGGGTCTGTAACATAGTTGCGTTAACCCCCTGTTTTACGCCCGTAGAACTCTCGTATCTGGTTGACTGACCCATTGCCTGCTCGGATATACCTATCATCCTATAAGCCATCATATAGGCGTAAGAAGCCATTTCCATACGGGATCTTATCTGATCCGTATTAGTAAGATCATATACACCGAACTGGTTATATATGCTACTCATCTGAGGATTCTGGTAAGGATTGTTCGTATCGTTACCACCTACGCCCATAAACGAAACGGACTTCACGATCTGCATGAAGGTAGCCAAAGCGCCCTTCTTGTCCATCATATCCTTATATTCAGTAGGCAGGAATCCCAAGTCACCTAAGAAAAACTTACCGATCTCCTTCTCGGCATTATTGTATAGCTGGTTCATAGCAAGGTTATACATCATCTGGAACGGTTGTATGCGATCAGCGAGACTGGCCCCTATAAATCCCGAAACCGGAATGACATAATCATACAGACTGCTGTCACCATGTATCTGATGAGGTATTGGATCCCCACCAATATATATAGGCTTATCCATTAAATTACCTCCGGTGATCTTAACTCCAAACCTAACCTCAGGAACATACTCCAAGATGTAGGTGTTCACCTCTGGATCACCAACGGCTTCGGCCATAACCCTCTTCACCTTCTTTATCCCGTTCTTCTCCAAGAACTCCGGGAGCAGCTCATCGGTAACAAGCTCCTGATCCACCATCCCGGTCTCCGTCATGTAAGTTATTAAGAATACCGGTTTCATGGATACCCAATATCCCTCCATGACCCTAAAAAGGCGAGAGTCTATCTCATATCTCTTGCCATCGGCCATTCCGGAGTTGAAATATCCAAAGGGATGGAAGCGGGGCAAGAAGCGGGGCTGGGTGTGCTCCTCCCCGTCCGGTCCGAAGGTGTGGTACTCACCCATCGGAACGCCGTAGTAATCCTCAGCGGCGACTATAGATTCATAGTCATGGTATCCCTTCCATGGGACAACCTCATTCTCGTACATACCGGTAATAGACGGCTTCTTTTTCTTCCAGTCATACCTAGTACCGTCATTAGATACCCATCCCTCATAATCATCATCACCGCCCATAATACGACGCTTGTCCTTGGCCGTCATCTTATGGCCGTATCTTGATATCAGCTCAACACCCTCGTAATAATGAATACGGCCCACATAAGATCCGTATTGCGGGTATTTCACGTCAGGATGGAATACCTCCATCGGGCTCCATACCTCCGGACGATAGTAGTCGAAGCCAACGAAATGATTACGGAACATCTTTCCGCTAAGAAGACGATCCCTGAAATTCTCCCTGTCAAGCTCATCCATATAAAACCGGCTACGGTCGGCCTCGATCGTATGATCCCCCCATACCGCCGCCTGCGTCTTCCATCTTGTACTCATGAACCTCTGGATATCATCAGGGGTCATAGACGCCTTGGCCTGTTGTATTTGCCGAACGTAAGCCTGACGCTCCTCCTCGGAATTAAACTCATTGTACGTAGGATCAAGACCGGCCTCTACAAGACGCTGATTAACGATAATATCCCACTGTTCTTGTATATGACGATGAAGTAAGTTTGACATCGTATCCTCATACTCACTTATAGCCATATCCCCTACCTCGTTAACCGTATACTTATCCTGTAGGTTTGTCAGCCATCCCTCAAAAGCGTTTACGATACCACCTATGATATCATAATGCTTCAAGAAAGAAGGGATTCTTATATCACTCCTTAGCTTCTGCACGTTCCTTAGCTGAGGGATGACATCCGCCATCTCCATAAAAGATAACTTACCATCCGCCATTAGATAATAGTCACGGTACATCTGGTTATGATCATACTGTTTCAATCCTATCGTCTCAAGAGCGTCCATACAATCCTCTTTCCACTTCCTGTTCTTTTTCTTCGTGGAAATAGCTTGAGGAGGTAATCCTAATAACGCTCCTTTTGCTGGAAACGAATGATCTCTATTAAACACTTCCATGATTATTCAATTTTATTTACAACAAAGATAGGCGTTTAATTGACATTCATTTACCTAAAAGCTCCTATAGATACCGATCCAAAGGCAGAGGCATATACCTCATGGTGTTTATAAGCGTCTTCCTTGCGGGCATTATTCATCTCCTCGATCTTCGATTTAGGCATGTAGTTGTTATCGTCAAAATATCTGGCGAGAACCAACGCATGCCCGAACGCTATTATCCTATCGACGTTCAATCCGGGCTTGTACTGTATTATTTCATCCAGTAGAGCTATATCATCAATCAACTCAATACCCTTGACAGTTATATCAAGACCAGTCTGATCATCATAACCAATAACGAAATCCTGCCAGCAATAATCCACCACGCACGAGAATAGCAGGTTCTGGTTGCCGGGGGTCGGGTATAGCCCCAGCTTGCTGTTCTGCCGGGAGCCGGCCTTCACATACTTATTGGCTATTGCCTCACCAGCAAACAGAAAGAAAGACGCTGGCATACCGCTTTTACGGTTAAGATACTGCTCATACATCTGGTCAGCGTTCTCCATAAGACATATAGCACCATATCCTTTCTGAAGTACCTCGCATGTACGACAGAATTGGTCTATAGATGATGGGCGGGATACGTAAGAGGCAACTATTCTATAGGCATAAGGATCTCGGATACCAACACGCCTTTTGAATATATAAAAGGATCCCAATGAAGGAGTATCAGACTTGGCCTGCTTATACGGATCTTGGCCCGCCACATAAATAAAATCATCAAACCTATTGGATTGAGGCATCTCGAATATCTGGACAGGAGCGTCAATAACACCGCCGCTAAACGGGAATCCAGCCAGTTGCTTATTCGATTTAGTAGTCCCCAGTTTATTACCTGACTCAAGAAAGACATCACACAGCATACCGCTATATTGCCCCGACTCAAGGAGATCATTCTTATGCTTGATAGCGTACTCGACCGGGAATAGGTTCTGGGATGAGCTTAAAAAACAGTCGTCAATCGTAAATGGATAGAACATGGTATGAGAAGTGTACGCAACCCTATCTTTTGTAGATAGTTTCTTCCGTTCCTCATTAAGTTTATTGGTACTAGCCTCGAAATCAGTAGCGTCGATCTTGATCTTATTAAGCTTCTTGTCATCAGGCTTACCAAGATAATCGCCCAATCCTATAGTTCTCTTAACACCGGAGTTAGCCATCTGACCGGGAACGAACATCGCCCATTTCCGTTCTTTCCATGTTTTCCCTTTCATGGCTCTCCGATTTAAAATATCCCAGTCCATAACCAGGAGATTGTATGTATCAGGATCAGAGAACATCTCCTGAGCGTCCTTGGATAGTTCCACCTCACCACCGGTACCAGCCAAGATAGGACTGAGACGCCAGCCATAAGGAGTGTCGTAGGACGGCATGGCGGCCGTGTACGGTTTCTTGATAGGTCCCTTACCTACCTCGTCGAAAATAGCCGTGGCTGGGGTCAGACCGGCAGTCTTCTGCGTGGATGTCTTCCTACCCATGTTGATGTTGGCTATAGAGATAATGGCATGGATATCACGTACGCCATTGGACATCCTCTTGCCTAATGTAACGCCCGAACTCCAGTCGGTCTTGGTCCTGTTGATCCTGAAAAAAGGATGCACATGATCAAGACCATACTCACAATACTCACCTATATTAGATAAATCGCTATCGCTGAAACCTACCACGGAATGACTAAGTCCGATAGTCATCGTAGCGTTCATCTGAAGAAGGGATGACATGATAGTCGTATTATGGGATACGACAAAATTAGTGGTAAGGAACTGGTGAGACTTATTATCGACCTCAATACAAGTAGCTTTATACTTCCCGTAATAATCTATATCGGATATCCTAAGCCTGTTATGGGTCTTGGATATATACATATCATCACCATCCATGACGCAATAATATCCCATAGACCAGAATATTCTTCTTACGAAGGATATAATATACTCACTTTTGTAAACAACCTTAAAACGATCATCGCCGGTGCTTATACCGCAAGCGATCTTCATGAACGAGCTTATAAATAACTCTTTCTGTTTTTTGGATGAATAAATGACATCATCCATCTCCTTCTTGCTTAGCTCAAAGATCCTGTCGGTAGCGCCACAAAGGAAGGAGGCGACCAGAGACCCCATGAGCTGGGGTGATATCAGCCAACGCCGCTCAGGAAAATCAACCGCATCCCCCATATCTATAGTCATTTTAGAGAAGTCAGAGTGGATAATACCCATCGTACTCATGACTTTATAATCACCATGATACTTGACCTTCCACTGGTGCTGCCCGCAACATACTATACTGCGCCCGTCCTCAAACGTCACCTTATACATATCAACGAACCCTTGAGGATATACGCCTACTACAGTCGTAAGCTTACCATCATCGCCATATATGATATCACCGATATCAGCGAACCCTATCTTCTTAGGTCCATAAGGAGTATATATCAGCTCCGAGTCCAGAAGGGCCTTTCCAAAACGACGGGTACCGAACATCCCCAGCCCTTTCTTCTCCTGACGGGCACGTTGGTACATCTCAGCGAAAAACCATTCATTATCACGTAACCGGCTGATAGCAGGAACACGCTCCCCATTTGGAAGATCTTGAAATACGGGAAAGAAATTAACATGCCAATAAAGCCATGGCGGGATGAACGTACCGTTGATAGTCACCCCGTTCTTGACCTTATAAGCCTCCTCCGTGAAGAACTGCTTAACATCATCATCTTGATCCTCCCAGCCGAACAAATCGTTCCACACTGGAGGATTCTTCATGTTTACATAAAATTCTGGACTCGTGCTTAACCCCATCACTTCATACTTTTTAATACGGACTCTATACCTCCAGACACTTGTCCCTTACGTTCCTTTTTCTGGACATTGCTTACAGACCTATATACATCCATGATTCCGCTTTTTTCCATATACGATTCATTCCATGAATTGATCTTATCGATCAACTTGGATATGAAATCGAACGCCCTAGCCATATCCTCAGGTTTCTCCTTATCCCATGGATGCTTGGCGATATACGTCTTGGCATCATCCACGGCCTTGGCTATGACCTCAAGATTGTCATTAACCCGATCGACGTCCTTACTCGTCGACTTTCGTCTTCCCTGTGGCATTTTCTTTTAATTCCTTAAATTCATTATACTGCTTCATAAGAAGCTCATAAGATTGAACAACCCCGATCTTACTTACTTCCTTCACGCTCATGTCATGGAACATATCCTCAAGCTCCTTGTCAGCATATCTAAGACGTTCCTTGTCATCATAAAACACGAATCCAGACGTTCTGTCTTCTATAATGCTCTTGGCGGTGGACGCATATGTCGTATCTAAATCCAGATCCATACCGAAGCTGGTGGCCAACTGGATTATGAACATCAACCTAGAATTGACTTTTACAGCCTCTATATTCAACATCTGTATCTTATGGGTCATCTCATGAAGAACGACAAAATCCTCCTCTTTTATCAACGAGGATGATTTAAGGGCTATCTTCTTAGTCCTATCCTCAATATCGCTATACAAACGCTTGCTCTCACGTTTTATAGCTATCCAATGCCTTATATGGGTATCCGCCTCTTCTTTAAGATAATCCCTGATCTCTTTTTTGATATCCTTATCCTCTTCCATTATAATCACACGTTATAATCATTATTATTTAATTCAATCTCATCACTGATGCTTTGGTCTATAGACCTCAATAAATCCCTGGTACTAACATCCCGCAAGAAGCGGACATTACCACCATTAGCCCTAGCTATCCTCCTTAAAGCGGAGTAAAGTATATCACCCAACGAATATTCAGGCAACTCACGGCATCCGACTTCCATGACAATAAGGGCATGGATACGATCATCTATCTTACTTCTTACGGGACTTCGCATAGTATTTACTTATAAGCTTCCCCTATAATACGTAGCGGGAAATGTTTGAAATTACGTTCAGGATCATCCTTCGTATAACCCATAAGAGATAGATGTTTCTCAAAATGACCTTCCGTATATTTTGAGGTATCCAATGTCATCCTAAATATAGTTCTATTCTCATTGTCAGGATGTTTGTTATATGAAACGTCTCCCATACATCCACATCCAAGATGATGCTCCTTGACATGGAAACCATCTTTATGGGTAATAAATAACACGATTTCTATCTTATCACCTATTTTCTGATCAAAAATATTTAGATAAAACTCGCTCTCATCATCCGTCAGTCCTATATCAAAGGAATCGTTAGGGCACTCGATATTAAAATCGTTATGATCGGCGGTTATGACCTCCATGGCGTTCCATTTGGCTTTCTCTCCTTCCACGAACTTCAACGGGCATACCTCGGTCTTCATCCAAGCCTTCTCCTTGATAAAACAACCACACAACGAGCAAGCCTGCCTACCCATCAATCTTTGCAATATTACCTTAGCCGGTAACTTAAAGAAAGCTATATTAGAAGAGTTCTTAGGACATTTCTTACATAATTCAAGACGATTCTTATACCATTCGGGATAATCTTTCTTATCCTTAGGAATCCTGCCCAATAAACTATCTTCCCAAGCTTGGGCTATTACTTGGGCTTTACCAATTGTTTGCACGATAATTATTTTTTAAACTGTTTTTGTTGAAAATCCTGTAATTGTTCCCATGTCATTCCATACCGACATTGATACATAGCCTCATGGTTATCACGTATAAGAGGATCTCCGTTCTTTAACCCATCCATATCCTCTATTACCTTAATCTTCTTATCCAGACAATCAAGCTCAATAGGCATCCTTTCATCCGGATAACGATTACCTTCCTTGACAAATATCCGGCGTATCTTATCACGCCTTACACGCATCTCACGAAGATTGCATATAACGTATCCGATAAACGGTATTCTGATAGATATATTGTCAGTATACCTAGCTAGATGATGGATGTAAGATACGGATGCTTTCATGCACCACTCTACCTGTTGTTTGGTGAACTTCCCGTCAGATCTTCTTACCACCTCATCCACGATATCCCTGTCAAAAGAAATAAGATTCCTATCCATCAATATCCAACTTATTTCTCTTGAATACGAATCCCATTACACGGGTATCATCACCCTCCCCGTCAAGCACGAAATAGTTACGTAGGCTTCTCATCTCAATAGACAGCTCACGGGTACGGAAATTCCCGTTCTTCTTGTCCACCAGAAAACCACCACGCTTCAGTTCATTGTTAAGGACAGCTATGTAAGACTCCTTCTGTCCATGACAATCCATGTACTTAGCCCTGGTATCATCCGAGTATCCGTAGTTGATGTAGAAAGAAAGTAAGTTTATCGTCCTTTCGGTAATCAAGCTCTTACCCTTAGAATCCAGATAGCCGTTGTATATCCTTAAGAACTGCTGGATCATATCCAGTCTAGTGTCGTAAGGTAACGCAAATACGAAAGCTTTTCTCTGTTCCGGCATATGAAATTAGTTTTCAGCAAAACTACTTAAAAAAAATATCGTTGTCAAGAAATTTTGCCATAATCAACATAATATATGCTGACTAGCATGTATTTACGATAATCCAAAGGGAAAAGGCTGGTGGGGTAGAACGAACGAAGCCATGTATGTCTACGGCTGGCTACAATAGCGAGGGCAGTGAAGTTCACGTACGCTACGCACGTGGACGGCGGGGGACATCCTTATCCTGCCTCATGGGATGCGACCACTCCTTTTTTCTTTTTGGCTTCTTATCTCCCATGACATAGCCTAAGGCATCCAAAGGGGAAAGGTTGGTGGGGGACACGCTGGGACACCCAAGGTAAGGCTACCGACGTCATACCGGACAATGCCGCCAGAGGTTCGCTATTGACATGGACGGCGGTAGAGTTATGTTAGCCTGCCGGAGCGTGAGCGACCGCATATGACCTTACTTTTCCCCTTTGGATTCCTTCCTCCCCAAGCTATGGGATATAAATCCAAGGGGAAATGGGAGGCCTTGAGGCATGGGCCTGCCGTAGAAGATACGGACGGCCGGAGCGTGAGCGACCGCACATGACCTCGCTTTTTCTTCTTTGGCTTTTGCTCCACCCGATCCCCCTACCGGGGTACCGGCTTCCGGTATAGGATACGGCTTCTACCAGGTTTAGCCTGCGGTATCCTGCCTGACGGCACCATACCTTGGCGGTAAAAAGCAATGTTTTATTAAATAGAGACTTTAAGTGGAGTACACAGGAACTCGACGTCAGGAGAGGTTCTGTGTACGGATAGAGATATTAGAAGGTAGTATATGTTTATAGAGTTAATTATATTTAATAAATATACCTATTAACGCGCGCGTAACAAGTGTTGTGTCAAAAATGATCTTCCACAAACACAGTGATTTACCCTCTCTAATTTATTACGATAATTTCGTATAAACAACAAATGGGTGACCTTCACAGGCTACCCATCCATCTGAATAACTTGTTTCGTATTGATGAAACTTGTATATTCGCAGAAAATAAAATACACTATGGAAACAAAGATAGGAATTTTACATATAATGAAATCAAATTTCGATAAGATTCTTACCGAAAGATATACTCCACGTAATATTCAGGCCAAAAAAGATGAGCTAGGATGCGTAAAACTTCCAGCCGGGTCACTTATATGTCCAGTCGATTTTAAACCTGTTACCAATAAGGAAGGCAAAAAAGTGACAGCTATAAAATATTCATTGAAACATGAGGAGTATCATGGATCAGGTATTCAGATCAGTGATGAATGTAAGATGGCAATGATATATCTTATTATCATAAACGTATTCAAACATGTGTTTCTAAGAAATAGGATGCATGGCGGGAATAGAGATCAGATAGAGATCAATACCAATGATTTTATTGATATCCTATCAGATGGATGCGCTTATTTCTGCTACCGCCATGTGTTAAGGGATTCTCATGAGGATATGAACTACCAGCTTATAAGCTTAAAGGCTTGGGCTGAAGGAGAGATTATGATAGCTTTATCGGATATCATAAAATACAAGCATAAGGCTAGTAAGACCCCAAGGATAAAGGATATGTTTGTAAAGAAAGGAGAATCTGTATATACCTGCCTTGATAAAAATCTTGATTCGAATACCAGAAGATGGATGGCTAACAAAAGTCGTAAATTAAATAGAGTCAAGATGTTATCAAAAATAATATTCTCAGCTAGAAACAGAAATATAAATAAGATATATAAGGTAACTAAAAAAAGAACTGTCAAATTCAATGTGTCATATCTTATGGATAGATTGAATATAAAGTTATCAAAAGAAGGTATGATGCTAATATCCCAAAGAACGGTATATCGGATGATAAAAGAAGTTCTTAGTATGTGCTGTAAGACTATATCCGATTTATATGATGAGGTAAAGAAAAACAACGGAATAGTTAATACCAAAGACAGGAAAAATGTAACTATCGGACACCTAAGACTATCATACAGAGGAAAGATAATGCATATAATCATCGCCGAAGATTTTATAAAAGACGTCTTTTTAGGGGTAAAAGGGTACGAGATGAGTAAAGCTGGATGATTTGAGTATCAGATATAAAATTTAATATTTATATATTATTCACATTTATTCTTAATAGTTAATTATAACTATTCGTATCTTTGTACCATAAACATAAAAAGATATGGTAAAAGAAGATTTTAAAAATGAAAACGACCTCCTTCGTCATATTATGACGGTGGATAAAAACGTGGAGCAAGGTCGTGCCTTGAAAAAGATTTTCACCACTAGGGAGAATCTATTTATTACCGGTAGGGCTGGTAGTGGTAAAAGTACGTTCATGAGACGTATCGTAAAGTTCTTGGGTAAGTGCGTTATCGTAGCACCGACTGGAGTAGCGGCGTTGAATGCCGGTGGACAGACCATTCATTCGTTCTTCTCTATAAAGAACGATCCGTACGTACCCGGGTTCGAGCATGGGATGCTGTCGAACAAGATCGAGGTCGGAGGGTTCGTGAAGTCGAAAGTAAAGAGACTGGACACGATAATAATAGATGAAGTGAGCATGGTACGCCCTGACCTCCTCGACGAGATGGCGGACATACTGCGGCAGTCGAAGCGAAGCAAGAACCCGTTCGGAGGAGTTAGGATCATAATGTTCGGAGACCTATCCCAGCTACCCCCAGTTGTCACGGAGGATGACATCATTGATAGGTATTACGACAGCCATTTCTTCTTCTCGTCGAAGGCGCTCAGGGCGTCAGGGTTCTCTGTGATCAAATTCAATAAGGTGTTTCGGCAGAACGATAACGAGATATTGACCGTCCTAGAGGATATACGTAACGGAGTGATAACAGAAGAGTCGAAGAGGATAATGGAATCAAGGGTCATGGTTCCGGAGAACATGGATGATGTTGTCATCGTGTGCTCGACGAACAAGGAGGCTTCCGTGATCAATAACGATAACCTGTCGAAGCTGTCTGGCGAGAGCTACGAGTTCGAGGCCGAGGTAGTCGGAGACAGACCGAACGCACCGTGCGAGGACAAGCTGATTGTCAAGGTGGGCGCAAAGGTCCTGATAACACGGAACGGGTGTGGTTACGTGAACGGTTCTACTGGAATCATAACGAGTATAGACGAGAAGGAAGAGGTCATATCGGTTAAGTTGGGTGACGGGAGTGAGGTAGACGTACGAAGGGAAAGATGGGATAAGTTCAAGTACAGGACAGTGGACGGTTCCTTGGAGAAGATGTCGTGTGGGTATATCATACAATATCCTATAAGGCTAGGGTATTCGATCACTAGCCATAAGTGTATAGATGAAGATTCACCTATATTCACCGACAATGGGATAAAGCCGATGAGGGATATCTCTGTTGGCGATATGGTCAATATAGGAAACGGGGAATACAGGAAGGTATTGGACAAGGTGTATTCAGGGAAGAAGGATACCATCAGGATAACGACTAATTTCGGGTATGAGATATGTTGCACGCCTGACCATAAAATCTTGGATAGCGACCTTGCATTTAAAAGGGCTGGTGAGTTTAATATAGGTGAGTTCATACCCGTAGCAAGAAAAGTAAGCGTGCCGGATATTGATAATCACAACCTGTCCATTGATTGGCTTATTGGTTATATAATAGGTGATGGATCATACGGTATCAGGCAAAAATCAAAATCAAGGATAGATATATCAGTTGGGTCTACTAATAAGAATATGGATGCATATGACACATTGTCGAAATGTTTGGATTATTTGAGAATACCTTACAATGTATATAACAAGAAGTCTATAAGTTCGACATATGGGATTGAATATAATTTCGTAATAGAGAATAAGAAGTTCAGGGAAAAACTTCTATCTATGGGTCTTGGGTACGAGACTAAAGAGGATAAGAGGATTCCAGAGTATATATATAAATCTGGTTTTCAGGAAAAATCGGATCTAATAAGAGGCTTGTTCGATTCTGATGGATGTTGCTCTATTGGTAATAGAACGATAAGATTGAGCCAAAGCAATATCCATATCATAAAATCCGTACAACTTCTTTTGCTTGAGTTTGGAATTATATCAAGCATCCATTTCCAAGACGTTAAGAAATGGTATCCTGGCGCTAGGGGTAATTATTGCCTATTCATAAAAAAGAGCAGCGTAAGAAGATTTGCGAAATACATAAATTTCAATATAGGATACCTAAGGAACTCTTGCGATGAATTTGCAAAAGTCGGGAACGTAAAATTCGACAGGGTTCCAAATATCGATCTGTTCAAGAAAGAATGCCTATATGGTTCCCACGTTAGGAGAAAGATGTACATGATGACATATCTTGACTATAATACGTTAAGGATGGCCGATAGCTTGAATGATTATTTCGATAAGATAGAAAAGAATGATTACTTCTTCGATGTCGTTAAAAGCGTGGAATCGACAGGAGTGAAGGATACATACGATATAGAGGTCGATATAGACCATCATTTCGTTTCAGGTGGAATAATATGTAGTAATAGCCAGGGTATGACTCTGGATAGCGTGTATGTGAATATGACGAGGGCTTTCGAGATCGGGCAGGTGTACACCGCATTGTCGAGATGCAAGTCAATAGGAGGCCTTTATCTGAAATCCGTGCCGAATGATGACATGATAGCGTTGAGCGACAAGATAGCATCCTTCATGGAGAGGTGCGAGGAGAACGGAGGTACGTTCAGACCTGAGAGCGTAAGGGATCTGGGAGTTGAGATGTTCGATATGAAGAAAGACGTGTTTAATTTCGATGAATTTGGATTATAATGGCTAAGAAAGAACTTTTTTCAGACGTAGATGAGTTAGTATCATCTTTAAATAAAGAGCTTGGAGAAGGCTCGATAATGAACTTCGGTGACGATAAGCCTATAATATCCATACCAAGGGAAAGCACAGGATCGCTGGTGGTGGATAAGGCCCTCGGCGGCGGATGGGCGGTAGGTCGGATTCATGAGCTGGTCGGGATGGAGTCTTGTGGCAAGACTATGATGTGTACGTTAAGCATGATCGAGTTCCAGAAAAAACATCCAGATAAGCTGGTAGCTATAATAGACGTGGAGAATGCTTTCGATATTGAATACGCTAGGAAAATGGGGTTGGATATAAACCGGTTTTTGATCTCCCAACCAAGCTACGGTGAGCTGGCTATTGACATTACAGCCAAGTTAGTCGAGTCCGGGAAGGTCGGATTTATTGTCGTAGATTCTGTAGCCAATCTGGTGCCGAAGAAGGAGATAGAGGGTGATATGGAGGACAGTAACATGGGATTGCAAGCTAGGTTAATGTCAAAGGCCATGAGAGTCCTTACTGGTATCGTGAACAAAAGCGATTGCGTTCTGGTATTCATCAACCAATATCGGGAGAAGATCGGTGTTATATACGGCGATCCTAAGGTAACGACCGGAGGTAACGCCCTTAAGTTCTATGCATCTATCCGTATGGAGATGGCGAGAAAGAAGGTTATAGTAGGCGAGGACGGATCTTCAGTAGGTCATGAGGTTAGGATAAAGGTGCTGAAGAATAAGACAGCCGTACCGTTCCAGATAGCCGAGACGGCCTTGTATTATGGAGTTGGGTTCGACAAGGAACTTGAACTTTTGAAGTTATGCGAGGAAACTGGTATCTTTATCCGTAAAGGATCATGGTACTGGTACGGGGATGTTCGTGTAGGGAACGGAGTCGATAATACGTTAAGTATCATGAGAGATAATCAAGAATTGTGTCAAGAGTTAAGAACTAAATTGAATTTGTAATCATGGCAATAGGAGTAAAATTTGTAGACGTAATACCATCCAGTGTAGAAAACGCTGTCGAGGTTAAGAAAGAGGATGTAAAGAACTATCTGTTCGTAGGTATTCCCATGAGTGAGTTTATCGGAAAGAGATATGAGTATGAGGGATTCATATACATGTGCCTACAGGGTGTTACCGGTGGTACGGAACTTGGCGGCGATATAGCCATAGCCGTATTAAGACCAGTTCGGCCAGCGACAGGGCAGGCTTCTTATCATTTGGTGTCGTATACACCTCTTACGTATACGAGATCTGATGTAGCGATATTACTTAGAAATGGCGATTTTAAGGTTGTTAAACGAGACGATTGTAATCTTATCTAATATGGGAACATATATCTCGATAAAATCAACGGTAAACGCATTCAGGTACGGTATTGATCCTATACCTGAATGGTTCGATAAGATATCTAACAAGACTGATGAGGTTGATGTTATGGTTGAAGGGAATAAGGTAAAGGCATTGGATATAAGGCTAGAAAATGGCATTCTACGGGCTTTTTACGGTTATTATATAGGTATGTATCCGGATAACTCGATACAGGTGTTTAGACCTGAGGATTTTCATTCATTATATACCTTAAAAATATGAATATAGCGATAGGAATAGATCCGGGTATAGATACCGGAGGATTGTCCATGATCCCAGAAAATGGCGAGGTTAAGGTAATTATGACTCCAAGGATATCGGTTAAGGGGGATATAGATCTTAGGGCTATATCAAGCTTCTTCCTCGATGCCGCTGACAAGATCCAAGAAAAGGGAGGCGGGACGCTGGCGATCGCCGTCGAGGACGTCCATAGCATCCACAACAGCTCGGCCGCCAGCAACTTCACCTTTGGCGGGAGACGCCGGGAACCGAACGCCCTATTCGCTATGATGGTGGAGATGATGGAGCGATACGGATCTCACCCGGATGTTAGGTTCATGTTCGAGGAGGTGCAACCAAAGACCTGGCAGAAGGAACTTCATACGACAGCCGATCGGGTGTATACGGCGGCGAAGTTAGACACGAAGGCTACCTCCATCCGATGTGCCATGCGCCTTTTCCCTTTGGTTTCTTTCGTGAAACCATGGTCAGGAAAAGGAGTACAACCTACTAAGATACAAGACGGAATGTGTGACGCCACGCTTATAGCCGAATATATTAGACGTAAGTTTAAGTTATTTTAATACTATTAAGCGTTTATTGTATTTGAGTTAATATAATTATGATTACATTTGCGATGTAATAAAAAGTAGTTCATTATGCTTATAAGATGCTTGTCGAAATCATTAAATGAGAAGTTGAGTAAATTGGAGCTGGTTGTTAAAAATGTCGGATCTAATTCACTTTATAAGAATATTAAGATAGATATTGTCAATAATCTAGCTTATATCACTTCCGTAAACGCCAAGGTATGTGTTATAGAGCGATTGGAGGTCGAGGCTGACTCTAACTTCTCTTTCTTGGTAGAGGCAAGCTCTTTTATTAAGTTCATGAAAAAACAGAAGAATCGTGAGATTACGATACTGCTTTCGGATAGAAAAGATCAGATCACGATCCACTACGCTTCTGGTGAGTATAGTTGTCCGGCTTTTGATATCAATACATTCCCGCAGGTACATAAGATACTTGATGGAGGAATTAAGGTTAAGATGAGCGATTATGTTTCGGTTCTTAACAAAGCCAGCGATTATACGGAGGTAGATGATTTTTATCCATGCATCGAGAATGTGGTCATTGATATTGATGATATTAATATTAATATAGTAAGTACGGATAGAAATACTATTTACAGGTATTTTGTTCCTAATCAGGATAAGGTAGAGAAGGTATTCATCCCGGTATCAAACGCCTCCTCTATATTACTTGATAAACATATAGATAAGTCATTAGATACGTTGTCTATCAAAGTAGATGATACTAGGACTTACTTCTCTACCCCTGATATGGATATGTATGAGATTCACTTTGACGGTAATTATCCTAACTGGAGGTTCGTGGACGAGCATTTTGTCAAAACAAGTACCTATGTCTTTGATAAGGATCTACTCGTCCAAGCCTTCCAGAATAATATCAAGATAAATGAATTTGATCATTGTAAATTGATATTTACGGAAAAAGGATGCGGTATTATGTCGGAGAACCCTATGTCTGGAAGATCTTGTAAGGAAAGGCTTACGGCTTTATCGCATAACGGTAATGATATTATATGCGATGTGCTATGTGGTAGGTATCTTGGTATAGTTAAAAGCATATCATGTAATAGGGTCGTTATCGAACATGATCATAAATCTCATTTCAACAAGATTTATGGGGAGGATAATAAGAACGAGTATTTCTTGTCATCATCAATTATTGTTTAACGTTTAAATATATATAATATGGGAGTTCGTGAAAATCAATTATCATCTAATACACAATACTTTAATATAAGTGGAGGTGGTGTATTATATCAATCGTCAAGAGATCCTAAGGAAGGTTTCGAGGAACATATAAATGAGAAGACAGGAGCCGTATCCTACTGGAGGGTTTTCTGGAACGGTATAGAAGGATATCTTTCCGATATTTTTGTATTAGAGCAGGAGATGAATGGCGCTAAGACAAATTTCTTATTTATAAAGATAAGCGATGAGGAAGGTAATTATGTTATAAAAGTTCCGTTGATGACCTCAAGAGGCGGTATTAACAGCTATGTTAAGTCTCTTGTAAGATACTTGCCTAATATCGACCTGAAACGGAAGATTGTTATCAATCCTGCGCATACTAAAAAAGGAGAGCAATACGCTCCTGGCAATTTCTTTATCTCATACGCTAGGGAGACTCCAGACGGAAAAGATGAGCTTATCCAGCAATATTATAAGAATGGACAGAATGGATGGCCTGACAGGGTTGAGAGCACGGATATTATGGGTAACAAGAAGTTTGATTATACCGCCCAAGACGCTTTCGCCTATCAGGTACTTAATAAGTATATTCAAGGCATTAAGACAGATGGTGTGAAACCTGCTCATTCGGAAAGCCAAAACAATGCTGGTGATGTTACAACGCAAACGCCACCACCGTCATATCAGCCGCAAGCCCAGCCGCAGACGCCTCCTCCATCATGCCAGCAGGCTCCGCAGCAGCCAGCCCAAGCACCTTCTTTTGGAAGTCAACAGCAACCTCCTCAATATCCTCCTTTTGGAGATGACAATGATCTTCCATTTTAATTAACTAATTAAAAATCAGAAAGTTGATGGAAAGTAATTTTAATATATCTACTAAAGTGAACCGTGTCTCGATGCCTACCCAAAATAAGGTAGATACGGTTATGAAGAACTTAGGGCATAGATCTTGTATAGCGTATTCCGAGGAAAAGGATATGTATTATAAGGATGGAGAATGGGTAGCGTCAGATCTTGACGCTACTATCTTACCTCTTAGGGAGATGTTCGAAAAGACATCTGATTTGAAGTTAGGATTGAAGATCGTTTATTTAATAATCAAATTATAATGACCAGCATTGAGGATATTAAAAAACTTCTGGAGAGTAAGTCGTTTACATCAGCTAGAGACCTTGACGAGTTTGAGGAGAAGCCGGATGATAAGCTTGATGAGGTTCACATGAATTGCGATCCAATGGTAGGGATAGTTGAGAAAGATGGTAAAATTTTTCTTAACTCTTTAAAATTCTCTAAGGCATGGAACTCATTGGGAAAGGATATTCCTATCAAGCAAGGTAATGCCTTCCCGTTGGGTCAAGGTGATGTTCTTGATATAGATACAGGTGTATCGGCGTCGTTCCCGGATGATACTGTCGGGATGGTTATGATGCTGCCATCGTTCACCAACGATACAGGCCTCACTTTGGTAGGATCACCGTTCGTTTTCTCCAACAACGAGAATATTACGATCAGAGTCACTAATGTCCGCAAGGATATAGCTATAGTAGAGAAAGATAAGCATATAGCTGAGTTAATTATAGTCGGCAAGATAAAGGCCGATATTCGTAGAACTTATAAAAGTGTTGAGGATTCTCGCAAATAATACATAATTCATGCAAACCATAAAACATTTGCATCGCATTATGTATAATAGCTAAAAGCTATTCCGATTATTAGCCTAAGCCTTGAGACAGAGGCTACGTTATTTGAGAATATATAGTTACCAAGGAATGTTTACCCAAGTTCCTTGCTCTAAGGTAGGTGATTAAACAGGGATCGTATTTGGGTTCCAGTGTTGCCTATATAAAACCTCAAAATAACATTGGCGATGGGTACTTACAGGAGAAATCCTGACTTATGTTGAATAAACATTGAATTAGTTTGTAAAATGGTGTATGTACAAGACATAGATGGTAAACCGATGATGCCTACGACAAGGCATGGGAAGGTTAGGAGGTTGCTTAAAGCAAATAAAGCAACCGTAGTGAATCTTTGTCCGTTTACTATTCGTCTTACGTACGCTACTTCAGGTTACAAACAAGAAATTGTGTTAGGCGTTGACGCAGGCACAAAACATGTTGGTCTATCAGCAACGACGAAAAGCAAGGAGCTTTACAGCAGTGAAGTTATTCTTAGAAATGATATTGTAGAACTTTTGTCTACAAGAAGAGAGTTAAGAAGAACGAGGCGAAATAGGTTGAGATACAGGAAACCTCGTTTTAACAACAGGATAAAAAGCAAACGTACAGGATGGGTAGCACCTTCGGTGAGACATAGGATTGATGCTCATATCCGTGTTATCGACAACATCTGTTCTACCCTTCCGATATCCCGTATCATCGTCGAGATTGCCCAATTTGACACACAAAAGATCAAGAATCCTGACATCTCCGGTAACGAATATCAGGAAGGAGATCAACTTGGTTTTTGGAATGTCAGGGAATATGTCTTGGCAAGGGATGGGCATAAATGTCAACATTGTAAAGGAAAGTCGAAAGACCCGATCCTGAATGTTCATCACATCGAATCTCGAAAAACAGGAGGTGATTCACCATCCAATCTCATTACCTTGTGTGAAACTTGTCATAAGGAGTATCATAAAGGTAAAATCGATTTGAGGGTAAAACGAGGCAAGTCGCTTCGCGACGCAGCCGTAATGGGAATCATGAAATGGAAGTTGTACGAGGAGTTGAAATCCAGATACGACAACGTTTCGATGACGTTCGGTTACATTACGAAATACAATCGGATTAAATATGGAATTGAAAAATATCATATTTCTGACGCCTTTGTCATTTCTAAGAATTTCAACGCTTTAAGGTTGGAATATCATTACAAAGTAAGGTTGGTTAGAAGGCATAACCGTCAAATCCATAAACAAAAGGTTTTAAAAGGAGGGGCTAAAAAGCCGAATCAATCTCCTTTTGAAGTTTTTGGTTTTCGTTTGTTTGACAGGGTTATGTTTGAAGGCAATTATTACTTCATATTTGGAAGACGTAAATCGGGTAGTTTCAATATTCGTGATATCAACGGCGGTAATCAGCGGAATGTAACGTACAAAAAGTTGAAATTATCAATAGGTAAACGTTTTATGATACAAAAAGAAATGAATTGATTAATTTAAATGAAGATATGAATATGTTCGGATTGAAGATAGTAAAGAGTAGTTATATAAATACTCTAAAACAGGATCTTGATGAAGCTATTAGCTATTCAAGTAGATTAAAAAGAAATTATGAGGATGCTCGTAGTAAGATAACGGAATTGGAGGAAAAAGAAAGATATCTTAATACGCTTGTGGATTCTCTTGATATGGATATAGAATCAAAGGATTCTCATATCGTTAAGATGGGGAATGAGCTTAGTAAATCAAGAGATCTATATAATGAGTCGGTAAAAGAGAAAGAGACTCTTAAACGGGCTTATATGGATATAGAGAAGAAACATAAACTATCATCTAAATTACTCGATGAGGCTAGAAGAAGGTACAAGGAAATAGAGGAGCAAAATAAGGCTATGTCAGATCGTATCCAGTATCTGGAAAATCATATTGATCCCGAGGCTTTAGATGGTGATGTGTCTGATGAGGTTATTGTCGAGGAGGATAAGATGGACCCTAATTCAGGTCATATCGATATACCTGAAAATAATATCTCTGAGGTTACTGGTACCGATGCCGGCAATAACGTAAATGTCGAGAATAAAACTGAGGAGAAGAAGAAATCTAAGAAACGTAAAAAATCTAAGAAAAATGAATAAGGTCTTGTTTTTCTTGTTAACGTTATTTACCTTAGCGGTTGTCGGATGTAGTACGTCAAGAACATACTATACGGAATATGATACTACTGATATATCTTATGTAGTGGATTCTATAGTATCTTCCGGAACCGTGATGGGCCAATGGAAGGAGTGGCGGTTTACGCTGGACGACGGCCGGGTCGATAACTTTGGTTTCACCGCCCTGTACGACGCCAAGGGAAAAGCTAGAGGATCAATACAGGTTAGGCAAAGATCCGATACGTTTAATATCAAGATAATAGACTATCATAAAAAATAGCGGAAGTTATAACATCATGAGAAAAGTAAAGGGGGATGCAGCAATGCCACCCCATACAGGGTTTGGGTATAACCCAGTTAAGAAATTTATTAACTAATTATATAAGTGTAAACTTGTATATAATTACCAAAGGATAAGTAATGAAATACGGATTAGGTTACATACCATCACCAGTAGATGACAGAGACGCTATCATGAACATGCAGCACGAGGCTGTTCCTGATGAGTATAAGGTAAATAACGTTGATAGCGTAGTGGATCAAGGATCTTCTCCTATTTGCGCGGCAATAAGTCTAGCTGAGATCCTCAACTGGAGAAAAGCTATAAAGGATATCAAAAGACCAGCTAAGATATCTCCTTACGATATATATGATCTGAGAGAGGATAAGGACCAGGACGGGATGGTTCTTCGTGACGCTATCAAGTCTATCAAAAACGTAGGCGTAGATGGGGAGAAAATAAACAGTTACGCTAGGATCATAGATCCGGTATCAGCTAAGGTGGCGTTGATGCTGAATGGTCCTCTGGTTATAGGTCTGTATTGCTATAATTATGGTAATCGATTCTGGCAAGGCCAAGGACAGAACTTGGGAGGTCATGCCGTTATCCTCACCGGATGGGACAAGGCCGGCTTTATCCTACAGAACAGCTGGGGGAAGGAATGGGGTAGGTCAGGTATAGAGACGTTCCCGTTCGAGGATTGGTGCTATATGCTAGAATGTTGGACAATAGTTTCATGATATTACTATATAATTTTCGAGAAATTCCGATCCACATCCTCTTGTGAAAGCCGATGTGGTATATTTAGGACCCGTAGATCAATTGGTTGGATCATCTGGCTCATAACCAGCAGGTTGTCGGTTCAAGTCCGGCCGGGTCCACAGTTGGATTAATATAATTTGTCATTAGATTTAGAGTTTAGATTTTGTTTGATACCCTTGTCCGTGAGGATCAGGGTATACGCCCCAATAGCTCAAGAGGAAAGTAGCACATCTCCCCTAAAGATGGGATCCACGTTCGAGTCGTGGTTGGGGTACATGGTGTTTTCTTAAACATATTCCTGTAGGTCGGTATAACGATAACCGGTAGACAGCCTACGGGAATCAACAAAATCTTACGTGCTTAAGATCGCTTTCAGTTCTATTTTTCGTGTGTATCTATAGGAGGGTAGCACGACCCTCCTTTTTATAAATACTATTTGCTATGGACATTAATCAGATAAAAACGTATCTACCATCAGGATGGGATGTGGTTGATCTAATAGATCACGGCATAATCGATCTTGATATCATGAATGGGAAGATGATTGGTGAGTATGTGGCTGTGTTGATGATAAAGTCTTATGATAAGATTACTGAATCACATAACTTAACTACTTTCTCGTTCCATGATAAGGATATGGGTGGATTACGGAGATTGGTATCGAACGCTATAATGGCGGTTGGGTTAAGGAATAATCCTCTGACAGGAGATGGAAACACGGCGATCAAATAAAGGTGCTGAATATACTGAGAGAGGGATATTGGATATCCTTAACAGACAGTTCTTGGTGTCTCCTAGATGGATTATAAACAACTTATATGTCTATAACTGGGAGTCTGATTATCTGGCTATAACCAGATCCATGTACGCATATGAGGTTGAGGTTAAGATCTCGTTAGCTGACTATAACAAGGATTTCGAGAAGGAGGGTAAGCACCAAGTAATGCAAGGCTGGTTCGAGGGCCGGAAGCAAGCCCTATACGAGACCGGGGACTGGGTCAGGTACGGCCGGCCCAACTACTTCTACTACTGCGTACCGGATGGGTTGGTTGATCCTAAGGACATACCTCCGTACGCCGGGCTTGCTTATGTTTGTGGCAGGAATTTGAGAAAGGTCAAGGACGCCCCTATCCTGCACCGTGATAAATTTGATCCGGAAGCCTATAAGATGGCTGACAAATTCTACTATAATTGGTGGAATGAGAGACGTAAGGCCAGACAGATAGAGGGGAAGGATATGAAAGACGAATTCAGGAAAAGCATGAAAAAGGTGAGGGAGAAGATAACCGTCGATGCCAAGATCAAGGCGATGGAGGCGTTTAGGAACGTCTGCGATTACGCCTACTGGCCGTACGGGGGAAGAGGGGTGCCCGGAATGAGACCCAAATGTTCCGCTTGTGGTGAGGAATGTAAATTACAATGCCCGAAAGGGAAGGAATTTAAAAACAAAATAAGATGAGTAAAATTAGAAGTGTATTGGCGAAAGTCATTTCGTTTGCCTCCGATCAACCCATGAGTTATAACGAGGTGTTTGAGTTACTTGATGGTATAGATACGTGCAAGGTCAAGATCTGGCTGGAAGAAGGGGCTAAGATGCCTAAATACGCCCATGAGGATGACGCTTGCATGGATCTGTTCGTTAAGAACATAGAACTTGATGGTGGTAGGATCATATACCATACTGGCGTGCATGTTGCGTTACCTGAGGATTATGAGATGGAGATTCGACCTCGTAGCAGCATCACCAAAACCAAGTCCATTATCCAAAACGCCCCGGGAACTATTGACGAAGGATATAGGGGTGAGATTATGGTAGTATGTAGACGTATAGATCGCTATGGAGATCCTTCTTATTCGGCTGGAGATAAGGTAGCTCAATTGCTTATCCGAAGACGGGAGCGTATCGTATGGGATCAAGTAGAGTCGTTAGAGGATCTTGGAGAATCAGAGAGAGGAAATGGGGGGTTTGGTAGTACTGGGAAGTAATTAATGCCTTATGAGTGGAAGAGTTAAGATAAAGTCCAAGGATAAGGATAAGAAACCTAAGATCGATATATTTAAGGTAATAGAGAACCGGTTCAAGAATATGAACGAGCTTCGGGATCTTATCGACATGGATCCAAGGAAAGGGCTGGTCAGGATCCGGGACGGGGCCGGCTTTAGGGAGGTGGAGCGGGGCGGATGCCTGCACCGGAACTACCTTAACCTATTGGAGGAGGAGCTGGGGGCTAAACTATCAATAGATCTGATAGATAAATATATTAAAAGGAATATCTAGTTTTATACATCTGCCCTAGGAATTGCTTAGGGCAGGTTCGTTTTGTATACCGAAGTGTCTACCACGATCTGGTTATCCAGATCCTCAATCAACTCAATGATTTCATCCCTGATATCGTAAGAAAGCAAGATCGGGATTATGGTTAGCATAAAAGATAGTATGATTAAATAATGTCTCTAAACATGATTATCTTTTTGTCCCAAAGATATGAATTTTTGATATCCGGTCAAAGATAAGACAGGGAGAAGCCAAAAAGAACGGGAGGGGCGGTGGTAGGACGGGGGAGGCCCGGAAGGATGGAGGCCAACTCGTTCTCTTGGATTCCGTATCATAATGTGAGAATAAATCATATATTTGTATGTACAAAATACATAATAATATGATATTAACTAAAATTAACTCAATGGGGGGGGTATTTTTCATCCTCCATAAAAATTTATCAGTATGCTTAGAAGAAGATTTCATTCATCAGGAATATATCCATCTAACGCCGGCAATGGAGTATATGGAGTTGCTAAAAATCTAAAATTACTTCCATCCAATAAGGTAGATGCTGAATGCATTGGAGTTGCTTTGATACATAAAGGCCATAGGATTATGATCGAAAAAAACGAGAGTAAAAACCCTAGTTATAAACAGACAACAGAAGGTATGTTGGCTAGTGACAACTTTGTCTGGGGAGAATATTTGGTGGATCAATATGAGATCCCTAATTATGATACTATTGATTACGATTACCCTGGCCTTACTAGAGCGTATCTTATGAGTAATTCCGGGGTATATAATGGTCAACCACATATACCAAATGACATATCTCAATGGACCGGAGTGATGTCTGATTGGAATGGTAAATCTAATTCAGAGGTATTGAAAAAAATTGGAGCTACGGAACAAGGATCTTATGCTATCTCAGGTAACCTTCTTAATGGATTCATAAATAGTAGCGACGCCCTTGGATTCTATGACTGGTATATCCCCTCTTGTCCACAAATGTCATTGATATATATGAGGATGGTTGATATAAATGATATATTGTATCTTATTGGAGGTAAGATGTTTCAACCATCAACTGAGGCGTATATGACAAGCTCTGAATGTAATGATAGAAATTATTGGGCGGTTTCAGGTTTCGGTCAAGTAGGCGTATCGGATAAAAGAAATCCTAAAAGAATTAGACTGATACGAGATTTATAATATTAAGGTAGTGGTCGTGCCACTACCTATCTAATTATCCCATAATAAAGATAGGATATGAGGGATATGCGGGATATGCGGGACGGACCACCTCCCCGAAATCGACCCGGCCGGGCTGCCGTTTTTTGGTCTCACCCCCCCCCAACCCGCAGAAATCAAAAACGGGAACGGCAAACGACCAGCTAGCCGAAAAAGGAATGCTTATTTTATGTTTAATTTGTTGATTATCAATGATATAAACCAATATTTTAATATACATTTACATTTGATTAGTTTTATTATATATAATCGTTGAATTTTTATTGTAAAATATTTGTTTGAAAATAAAACATGTACTATATTTGCAATGTGAGATAACAATATTAACAAACGAGGCGTGCTAGATGCCTATACAAGTCCCTAGGGCAAGGGCAAATCTAATGACAAGTAAAGATCTTAACAAAGTACAAAGTGAGGTAAAAAAAGCAAGTGAAAAGACGTTAACCGGTGCAGTAAAGGCTTGGTGCCAGTTGTTTAAATCTGGCAAAGAGGTAAATGAGATACTAAAGGATAACGATATTAAAGTAGATAAGGCTATTGTACCTGCTTTGGTTGCTTTGGCAAAAGATAAAGAAGTTGTGATACAACTTTGTAAGGAGATACTGCCACGTGTAAATGATACCTTTTGCGCTTATAAAGAAATCGAAAGAGAATATTATGACAAGCAAGATCAGGCAAACAATAGCAAGCTACCATTAGATAAGGTAAATAGTATAGCCGTATTCGGCAATACGCATAAACGCTTTGGATATTGTGAGCCTGTAGCATACAGCGACACAGATAGCGCACCTTACTATGAGGTGTTTAACGGATCGGATAAACGTATCGTCAAAGTAGCTATACCTATCAAGCGATACACATATAATTTGATAGCCAAATGTATTACCTACTACCTAACGCACCCTAAAAATGGCAAATAACAAACGGTTTGCCCTCTATTTAATCACATAGAGGGCATTATGGTGGCAATGTCCATACGTTCACACCGTGCCACTGATCTCGACTAAATGGACATAATATTTAACATATTGATATAAGCATACACAAGCGGGTAGGGGTATAGCCGTTGGCGTTCGATAACTTGTGTAGATAGGCCGCCGCTTAACAATGTGGTTTAGGTCCGTTTTCAGTCGCAAGACGGACCGTTATTCTTTGGGCTTGTATCAAGACGGGTTAATACGTCCGGTCTCCGGATAGGCCGTGTAAAATAACGGGGTACGTTGGTGTATATACGCATGTATAGGGCGTATGTCCATACGTTGCTAGAGTAACACGTATGGAGTGCATAACGGAGTTATAACCGTGCTAATGTATCAATACGACGTATGTTAGGGTTGCTTAAATACCTAACATGTGTACGGATAGTAAATAACAGCCCTTACAAGGGTATTTTGTGTGGTTAAATTGACGGACGAAATACGCCTTGTCGGTACGTATCACGGGTGACGTATGTACGTATTTGGCCTCGTTCGATCGGGGCAAAGGGACGAATCCAAAGGGAATAAGGCGGGCGTGCGGGCGTTCGGCTGGTAGTATCGATAACGCCGGCCGTATTGTCCCCGGCTTACCGTTTCTTATTGGTGTAATTAAAAGAATAGATTATGTACAAGAAAAAGTTTGATAATCTGAATAGGAAATTATCCATTCAAAGAAAAAAGGCTTTAGAAACGGTTAAAGTAGCTCAAATTGAGTTTTACACGGAGCTAACCAAAGAGCTATATTTATCCAACAAATTAGACTGCAGTAGGGAGTCGGATAAGTGCAGGCGGAAACGTGTTAGTTACATGGCAAACAAATTACGACAGTAGTCGTTTGTTTTTATTTGATTTTAAAGTTTGTGCCCTTTCGTACTGTAGTGATATAGGACGGGAGGGCTTTTTGTGCCTATATTTTACAATATGATATTATAACAATGCTTTTACTTACGCATAAAAGTGTCAAGGCGGTAAATTTTAAGCCTTGATCTAAAATGTGTAAGTAAAATGCTTTATTATGTATCATTTTGTATATATCTATATCCATGCAGGCGGGTATATTGTGCCCTTATGTATGGTTTCGTGCGTGAATCGATCCTAAAAGGTATATAATAGGCGGTACTTATTGTATATTTTTTATCTATATCTAGGCTTGTCTTCTCTTAGAGGTAGCTCTAGGGGTTGATATATATTATGTTGTTGATACTCAATTGGTTGTATTATTTGAGTGTTGTTTTAAAATCGTGGTTACTTATTGTATATTTTATGGGATTAGTTATATATTTCGTACTTACTTTGTTTTGTGGGTACATGGCGTTTGAGTTAGGGCGGTACGTTATAGCTACGGGCGACGCCCTGCCTTTAATCATAGTTATTTTATTGGCTTTATTATCAATACATTGTATTAGGCAAGTATATAAGGCAATCAAGAACAAAGATCTCGATATCCTAGACTGAATCAGCGTTCCACGTGGAACAAAGTAGCGGAAGGTCTCAGGTTTTCGTGGTATTTTCGAGGGAGGTTTGGGATTTGCGTGATGGGACACCTTCAAACAAGGAAAAACCTTTCCAAACAAGGAAAAACCTTTCCAAACAAGAAAAACACCTTCAAACAAGGAAAACCC